AGACGCGCTGCATTCAAAACGCAGTGTCCTCGGACGTGCGGGTTCGATCCCCGCGGCCGGCACCAAGATAGTGAGTTGGGGGAGATGGATTAACCCAGCGTCCTGCTAAGACGCCATGCCTGCGGGCATCATCAGTTCGAATCTGATACTCACTGCCACATGGAGGGTGCCGAGCACGGTGCTCAAACGGTCCTGAAAACCGCGGTCTGTACGCGAGTGCAGAATGGTTCAATTCCGTCACCCTCTTCCACATGGACGCGCGGGCAAAAGGTCGCCCACCCAGTCTGTAAAACTGGGGCCTCACGGCACTGAAGGTTCGACTCCTTCCGCGTCCACCATTTTTCTGTTGCATCCATGCTTGCACTCGTGAGAGATTGTTTTTGCGCGGTAGAGCAGTCCGGTTAGCTCGCGTGGCTCATAACCACGAGGTCGGGGGTTCGAATCCCTCCTGCGCAACCATTGAAGTTCGTATCCGGGAATCAGAGAAATCTGTTGGGTGCGCGCAACACAAGGCCTCTTCGAGAAAGTCCTGTGTGCCCTGGGGGTACTGAAGCCATATATCTCCCGTAGGTGGCTTCTGCGAGTCCGTCGTAACAAGGTCAGCAACCGTAATATCTGCCAAAACGGACCACCGGTGACAGCTCGGAGAGACGAGCAGACATTGAGATACCACACGAGAGGGTGAAAGGAATCTCTGCTGTTGTACGGTGTGTCGCTCCTAAGAGGCCAACGGTAAGGGAGCCAGCTCTACGATCAGACAACGGTTGGGCGGCAACAGAGATGCAGTTCCGAGTATCCCGTATTCAGAGAGCCGGATGGGCACCGGCGTAAGCGAAGGCAAGCCGCGCCAGCGGTGATGGCAGACAGAACCGATCGATTGAGCCAGGGTATATTCCACCCTGATCGGTGCCGCCGAGCAACCAAAGTCCGAGCGAGCCCGGCGCTATATCCGGGCAAAACTTTTTGCGAGGACGAAACCGTGGAAAAGACAGTTGAAGATCGGGTAAGCGAAATACTTTTCGAGCAGATGCATGGTGGCGCTCTGACTTACAACTCGGACGAAATCAAGCCAGAATCTAGTCTTGCCGAAGATTTGGGGTTCGACTCGCTCGACCTGGTAGAGACCGTGATGACGCTTGAAGAGCAGTTCGACATCACGATCACCGACGAAGAAGCGGAAGCTGTTTCAGACAAAACCTTCGCGGATGTTGTTACTCTGGTGAAGAAAAAGCTGGAGGAGAAGTAGCCATGGCAGATCCGACGATTCCGGACGTAGAAGATAAAGAGCTTCCGCTGTACGTGTGCCACAAGGAAGTGCGCGCGCTGAAAATTGCCCGCGTCGAATACTTGAGCATGTCACTGGTGCGTGTCTACTTCGAAGATGATTCGTTTGGATTCCGCGACTATGCCACGGAGAACCGTCCTGTTCCGCAGGCCGGCTACTACTACGTGGAGTATTCGAACGGCTACTACAGTTCTTCGCCGGCGGAAGAGTTCGAAGACGGTTACACGTTGAAGCAGTAAGCCATCAAGATGGCGCCGCGCAGGCCGATCCAATCGGTCTAGTGGCGCCCCGGAAACGTTGAGCCTGGGTGATGCCAGCACGGAAGGATAGGCGCAAGCCGAAAGGAGTGGGGGCGCAGAGGAACCCCTTCCATCCGCCTCAACGTTTCACCCTCGGTCCCGTCGTTCAGTGGCAGGACGCTTGATTGTCTATCAGGCTACCGGAGTTCGATTCTCCGCGGGACCGCCAAAGATTTGCGAGGACGACGCAATGGACCTATACGCGAGAAAAGCTGAAGACGGCAGTTGCTGGCTTGTTCTGAAGAGAGTTTTCGGCCCGAGCAGTGAGGGCTGGAAAGAGCGATTTCCCCGGTGGGAAGAAGTTGTTGGTATGGGCTCTACTCGGAAACAAGCATTTGCCGATGCTGAGGCGCGCGCATGAGTAACTGGGGAACAGTAGAGACGTGGAGCGAAGACAAGAGCGAGACTATCGCGCTTGATGTCGTTCCTGTTTTGGAGTTCAACGGTGAAGTGTTCATGTCGGCCGCGCATGAAAAGGGTGAGCTTTGCCAATGCAAGCCACTTGGTATGAAGAACGACCAAGGAATCCAGATGTGGATTCACAACGACCCCGAACATCCAGGTTCAAACGAACGCATCGCCACTGGCGATTACGAAGGAGTGCATCATGGCCGGATTCAGTAAAGAAGACATTGAAGAGTTGTTCACGTATCACGCACCAAAGGATGATCAGCCACAGCGATACCAGGCCATTCGTGATGCTGCCAAGCAGTTTGCGCTCGTGTTGATTGCAAACACGAAGCCGAGCGCGGACCAGTCATCCGCTGTTCGCCATCTTCGCGATTGTGTGATGACTGCCAATGCCTCGATCGCGCTGGAGAAGTAGCCATGGAGAAGACCTACCAAGTTAAGGCTTTCACTTCGTGCCGTGACATGGAAGATTGGCTCAACGAAAACGCGACTGAATATGAACCCATCAGCATTGCAGACGCCGACCGCTATGTCACTGTGTTGGTGAAGCGCATCATCAAGCCGAGTTAGCATGGCGAAGATCGTCACCTATCCGAGCGACATCCTGAAGACGAACTGCACGCCGGTAGAACCCGGCAGCAGTGTCGCTCACCATCTGCAGCGCGAGCTTCGTGCCACCATGCACGCCGGCCGCGCTCAGGGGATCGGCCTGGCAGCGCCGCAGATTGGCATTACGCTGCGCGCGTTCGCCATGGATACGCGATTCCTGAAGTTGAAGTGCCCCGACGTGTTCTTTAATCCTGAAGTGATCGAAGAGAGCCCAGAGGTGGACGTAGAGGAAGAATCTTGTCTCAGCTTTCCGCCCAAAGTGAAAGTGCGTGTACAGCGCAGGAAGCGTGTGCGGGTCAAGGCGTGTGATGTGAACGGCAAGGATTTCGAGATTGATTTGGTCGGGCTCGCCGCGCGTTGCGCGCTGCATGAGATCGACCACCTGAACGGCAAAACAATCCTTGACCACGCGGGGAAGAAAGAAAAAAATCGCATCCTTGGTGAAATTGCGGTTGACATCAAGCGTGGGCGCAAGTAGATTCGAAATCGTTATGAAGATGTCGATGACACATACGTTTACCAATCGCGCCGCGGCACAACCGCGCCAGGGTATCCGCATGTAAGCGCCAGATCTTCTCCAGGTAAAACCAGAGAGGCCCCCCGGCGCTAACCAGCCCAGGGGGCCATAGTTTTTGCACGATGTTCGGTAGCTCAATGGAAGAGCGCGGAGCTGTTAACTCCGGAGATGTGGGTTCGACCCCCACCTGAACAGCCAGTTTGATGGGAAGTAGTTCAAGTAGGCAGAACGCTGCGCTCTGGACGCAGAGGTTGAAGGTTCGAGGCCTTCCTTCCCATCCACAAATTTTGATCCGTGTTCGTTCAATGGTAGGACGGCGACCTTTGGAGTCACCTATCGGGGTTCGATTCCCTGACACGGATCCAGTTTGCGGGAATAGCTCAGTGGTATGAGCGTCGGCTTGCCAAGTCGAAGGCCGTGGGTTCGACCCCCACTTCCCGCTCCACTTCAACGCCGGTGTAGCTCAGTTGGAAGAGCAGCGCACTCGTAACGCGCAGGTCGCCGGTTCGATTCCGGCCGCCGGCTCCAAAAGGAAGAGGAAGGAGGCAACGTGTGGGACGCATTCTTGAAGCTGCGGTGTTGGTTCTCAACGCATCGTACGAGCCTATTCACATCTGCGGCGCACGTCGTGCTCTTTCTCTTGTAGTGAAGGACACGGCGCATGTTGAGCATCACACGGGCCGCGAAGTCTATGCCGGGATCATGCTTCCGAGCGTTATCCGTTTGAAGCGGTACCGCAAGGTTCCGAATCGTGTGCAGGTGTTGACGCGGAAGAATGTGCTGATGCGCGACAACAACACCTGCCAGTATTGCGGCGTAGTGTTCGTGCCGTCTGAATTGACGCTTGACCACGTCATGCCGCGGTCTCGGGGTGGTATATCGACGTGGGAGAACCTGGTCGCCGCGTGTGGCCCGTGCAATCGCGAGAAGGCGGATCGTACGCCAGAGGAGGCCTGCATGCCGCTTCTGCGGCGTCCCAGGCCTGTCACGCTACACACGGCGCGCGGGATCCTTCGTCAGCATGGTCATTCGATGGAGGCGTGGCGTCCGTACTTGTTCTTTTAAGCCGCTGGAGTTCGGGAGGTAGAACGCTCCCTTGGTATGGGAGAGGATTCGGGTTCGACGCCCGACAGCGGCTCCAACAATTCGCCCGGTTAGCTCATTCGGTAGAGCGCCTGTTTTGTACTCAGGAGGCGGCGGGATCATAGCCTGCACCGGGCTCCAACATGTGGAGGGTATGGCCGAGCGGCAGAGGCGCAGGTCTGTGGCACCTGAAACCGGAGTTCAAGTCTCCGTGCCCTCCCCAATAAGTTCGTTGTAAGAAGTGGGCGCGTAGTGCTAGCGGGAACACATCCGGCCTGCAACCGGAAATTGAGGGTTCGACTCCCTCCGTGTCCACCAAGTTTTGGCTGAGTAGCTGATGAGGTCTTAGCGCCGCGCTGAAAACGCGGAGATGTCGGTTCGATACCGGCCTCAGCCACCATAGTTCGGGGTATAGCTGGAGGGTCAAGCCTACGTCCTGGGAACGTAAGATGACAGTTCGATTCTGTCTACCCCGACCATCATCCACCCGTCGCCCAACTGGATAGGGCACCGCGCTACGAACGCGGAATAGTGTAGGTTCGATCCCTACCGGGTGGACCATTTACAATGCTTGCATGAGCGAGCCAAAGTACAACCTCATGAAAGAAGCACGCGACACGGTGAGTGGGTGGGCGGCAGTGGCGAAGAACCTCACGCTGAAAGCCGCTGAGGCGATGGCAGCTCGCCGCGAAGCACTTACACCTTGGGCATTCCACCACAAGAATCCCGATCGCGTGTATCACTTGATTGAGCCGGTGTAAAAATAATTGCGGCGAACAGCGGTTCCTGTGGTAAGTTCTTCAACAGCAGATACACGATCATGAGGCAGATAACCAAAAACGTCGTCACCATTCAGATTCGCGGAAAGCGGATGTGGGAAGGTGCGCGTACTTAGGGGTCTGTTTCACAAGCTCACTTGCGACAAGTGAACGGGCCCCTCCTAACCGGAGGGGCTTTGCTTTTGGTCTTTGACAATCGAATCGTATTCACCAATGAGGGTGAAGTTCATGTGGAAGAACGCCGGTCTCCAAAACCGGATGCTGCCCGTTCGAACCGGGCCACCCTCGCCATCCCTCTTTAGCTCATCGGAAGAGCAACCGGCTCATAACCGGTAGGCGCCAGGGTCAGCACCTGGAAGAGGGACCATCGCGTCCGTGGCAGAGAGGCTTATGCACCCGACTCTTAATCGGAGGGAGAGATCCCAACGTCGGTTCGAATCCGGCCGGACGCACCAATTTTCGGGATCGTCGCATAGAGGATAGCTGCACTCGCCTTTTAAGCGAAGAGACGTGAGTTCGAATCTCACCGGTCCCACCATTTATGCGCCTGTAGCTCAGAGGACAGAGCAGTGGACTTCTAAGCCAACGGCCGCTGGTTCGACTCCAGCCAGGCGCTCCAGTTTTGGCGTGTTCGTTCAACGGTAGGACACCTGCTTTTCACGCAGAGAACACGGGTTCAACTCCCGTACACGCCCCCATGACCCTGTAGCTCAGTGGAGAGAGCGGCCGGCTCCTACCCGGCAGGTCCCGCGTTCGAGTCGCGGCAGGGTCACCAATTCGCGCGCGTAGCTCAGTGGACCAGAGCGATGCTCTCCGAAGGCATAGGCCGCAGGTTCAAGTCCTGCCGCGCGCACCAGTTTCGCCAGATTCGACAAGCGGCTAAGTCACTTGGCCTACACCCAAGCATCCGGGGGTTCGAGTCCCTCATCTGGCACCAAGTTCGCCCATTCGTCTGGCCGGCGGTTCGAGACCGCGCTGCGCACCCAACCGCGCAAACGGGTCCGGCTCCGAGTGGGGGTGGTTCGATTCCACCAGGGCGGCTAACGGCCGCTCGCGCAGGGTTTCCTCGCGTAGCTCAACGGAAGAGCTTCCGCTTGATAAGCGGCAGACAGTGGTTCAACTCCACTCGCGAGGACCATCTCATGCAAGCATCGTGTATGCTGTCACAAAAGGAGGGCAACCTGCATGCCCATTACGACACGACGGAAACGAAAGACCACGCCGCGCAAGACTTCACTGAAGAAGATTGCAACTCTGATCATCATGCGCGACAGCATGACTGAGTTCGAGATCGCCGACGCGAAGAGAGGGTTCGCGAAGTCCGGGGTGAATCTGATTGTCATTCCTTACGGCAGTGGATCGTCTACGCCTCGTATTGAGGCTCAACCGTTTTAAGCGAGCATCGTCCAATGGTTAGGGCCACAGCCTTCCAAGCTGTTGATGACCGGTTCGAGTCCGGCTGTTCGCTCCAAATCAGAAGGCCACCCATTCGGGTGGCCTTTGCCATTTACGCTTGCAGCATGCCAGAGGAAAGAAGACCTCTTAAAATACCTGCAAAAATGTGATCTTTTGCGCGTTGCGCCTTTGGCAGTTCAGAGTAGGGGACGAAGCATGGATGCTCTTTTTTTTCCGCATCCTTAACGGGACCGTACCCCCATCCATCGGCACGTTTTTGTTCCATCCAGGACTCGTGAAGTCGTTCCGGTATCTGCCGAAGGCGCTCGCTGCCATCTCCGTAATATCGCACCGTCCGCAGGAAGTATTTGACGCCGGTAATGTTCGTTTCTTGCTGCCATGAAGGAGCGGATGACCAGTCAGGAAAAGATGTGTCTCCCAATGCAAGGGCGTATGCCCGGTTGGCTTCGTAGCAAATACGCGCCGCTTCTTCAATTGTGATGAGTTCTTCCATGATGTCCTCGCTAGTGGATGTGGTGATGCTTGCACGAATGCTATCATCACACCATCTCAACGCTGGTGCGTCCTGTGATCATTTACAACTCACTATTCCCCCAGGTGCAGAACGGGCTCGCTGCCCGGCTCCGCTCCATGCTGCCCACCCTTGCCGCCTACGGCTTCAACGGCCTGCTGTGGCCACCCCTCACACAGAACGGATCGGGTGGAGAGAAGTCGCAGTCCCTCGGTTATGACAAGCGGTACGACCTGCATGTTGGACAGTGGGATTCTCTCCGCTGGGGTTCCGCGCAGGATGTTCAGGCGACGAATCTGGAAGCCCACCGCAACGGGATGATGGTGCTGGAGGATTCTGTCATCCATCAGTATTCTGGCGCCGGCGCGCAGACATACAACGAGCTGGGAGCGGAAGGCCAGCCCGATTCTACGCTGTTCCCAAAGCGTCCTTCCTGCTTCGTCCATCCGGAGACGCCGCGAGACACGCTATTCGACGCTGATGGCGATCAGCCATACGGCGACCAGGTAACGTACCAGCACTGCAAGCCCGCCGGATACATGCTCAAGGGCATCATCCAGGCAACGCAGTGGCGTCGCAACCGTCTAGGCATGGACGGCATGCGCGTGGACATGGCTAAAAACGAGGCCTCTGCGATCGTCAAACAGTACGCTGCAGCCGTTGGCGGGTGGAACTTCTGCGAGACCTTCGTTGGTGACAAGGGCGAACTAGGCAGCTTCATCTCGCAGACTGGACAGCGCGTGCTGGACTTCCCATTCCATTGGGCAGTGCAACACATCTGTGACCACGGTTGGTCATTGCGCTCATTCCCCGGCAGCTCGCTATGCGAGATGAATGCCAGCAAGAGCGTTCTCTTTGTTGACACCGCGGACACGGATCAGAGCAACGATGAGAACGTGAAGTTCAACAAGCTGTGGGCATACCTGCTTGCGTTGACCATGCCCGCGGCGGCCGCACTGGTTTACGCGGGCGATTACGAACGCTATGGGCTAGCGAAGCCCATCGACAACCTTGCGTGGATTGCCACGACGTTCGCTATTGGCGCGCTCACTTGGCAGCACGTCGACGACACGGCGTTGGTGTGGTCGCGGGATGGTGACGGAGGCTCCCTGGGATGGTCCGGTGGCTTGCTCTGTGCCTTCAGCACGCAGCCGGTGGAGCAACGCAGCGTATGGACTCCAACCACCTTTGCGTCAGGCACACACCTGCACGATTACACCGGACATGGGCCCGACTTGTGGGTGGACGATGACGGATGGGTTGAGCTGCAGCTTGGGCCCAACGTCAACGGAACCGCCGCAAACTACGTCTGCTACGCACCTGCCGGCGTCAATTACAAAATACCCATCCACGCGCGTCCAGAGGGCATCCGGGGCTCGCTCTACGACTTCTCTGACATAACTGTGAGGTTCACCGCATGAGGTTCTATCTCGACACCGAATTCAGCGAGCGTGGGAACCAGTTTCCCGTGAAGCTCATCAGCCTGGGACTAGTTTGCGAAAATGACCAAACGTTTTACGAAGAGAGCGCAGAGTTCCGCGAACAGGATTGCAATGATTGGGTAAAGCAAAACGTGCTCCCATCTCTGCGAAGACCTGGTAATGGCGTTCGTTTTCCAATCGATCTTATTGCCCATCGATGCGAGCAATGGGTACGCGAGCAATGTGATGGAGAGAAGCCAGAATTCTGGGGCTACTACTCTTCGTACGACTGGGTCGTATTCGCGCAGATGTTCGGCACCATGATCAATCTTCCGAAGGGATGGCCGATGTACTGTCGTGACATCAAGCAGCTTGCAGATAGCCTCGGTAATCCGAAGCTCCCACCCCAAACATCGACGGAGCACAACGCGCTCAACGATGCCCAGTGGAACAAGACCGCCCATGAATTCCTGATGGGCTTGGAGAAAGCATGAAGACTGCTCTGCGTATTTTCTTCATCGCCATCGTGTGTGCCATTTTGTTGATTCTTCCTATGGCGTTGTTCGGCCAATCCATCACGACCAAGAGCTACGACAACGCACGTACCAGCGAGACCCGCGTTGAAACAATGCTGACGCCGGCCACGGTCAGCAAGGGCATGACCATGCTGCCGCGAATCCCCTGCATTGGCGACGCGCGTGGGTGCGAAGCGCAGCCGCTGATTGATGGCGCGGTCATGACTCTCGCTTCCGACGCCAACGTCATTCGTGGTGTAAACCCAGACGGTGGATCGGCAATCTGGCAGACTCCGCAACTTTGCACGCCAGTCACGTCGATTCCTGGAAATGACATGTGGCGTGTGAACGATCACTTCGGCATGCTTTCAACGGGAGTAATCGATGCAGACACGCACAAGCTCTATCAAGTCGGGACGTGTTCGTCTGATGGCAGCGGCTCGCAACAGAGCATGCAGCAGAAGATGTTCGTCATCAATACGCGCACAGGTGCGGTATTGGCGTCCACACTTCTTGATGCCACTTCCAACGGCCAACGTTATTCCTCTTCCCCTCGTAAGCAACGCGCCGCGCTTGCTCTGTGGAAGGTCAACGGGGTTAAGTTCGTCGCGATCGCTGCTGGCTCGTTCACGGAGTCTGGCCCGAATGCGACTGGCTGGCTGATGATGCTGGACACGTACAACAACAAGGTCAAGGCTGCGCTCGCGTTTCGTGCTGGCGTGTGGGGATCTTCGCAGGGGCCGGCCATCGATGATGATGGAACAATCTATCTCGGGACTGGTAATGGGCTATTCAACGGCACCACGGATTTTGGCGAGTCCGCGCTGAAGATTAAGTTCACGCCACCGACTGCCACAACCGCTGCCGCACTCTCCGTCGTGGGCGACTTTACGCCGTTTCTTGATTCGCAGCGCGAATGCACGAGAGCAGCTCTGACCACACCGTTAAGCCAGGTGAACGCGACCACAGGTGCGACGCCTGGTGCGACAATGGCGATGGCCAACCCGCGGTGTGATTCTGTCTGGACAGATCAGGACGCACACCTGACATGGACGCTGGTGAAGCGCTTCAACCAGTTCATCTCTGCAGGCAAGGATGGCATCGGCATGGTCATCCCCACACAGAAGTTCCCGCAGACCGCTCCCGGTGATTTCAATACGGTGGCGCAGCGCCGCGCGAACTGCGCTCTTGTGGCGATGTATGAGTTTGGGTGGAACCTGGGTGTGCCGGCTTGCCCGGATGACCCCACGGTCCTTAATCAGCTCTGGGGTGGAAAGACGCGGCACCAGCATGCTCCGCCTCCGCAATACACGGCACCGGATGGCACGTTCTACATCATCTTCTCGGGCGAAAACTCACCGATGCAGGTGTGGCGTGCAGATGCAGCAGGTGTATATCACTACGTCGCACGCACAACCGTTGCTGCAAGCAGCAAGGTAGGTAATGGTATGCCTGGAGCGTTTTGCTCTGTGAGTGACAACAACGGTTCCGGCGCGATTCTGTGGTGCTCGGTGCCGGATGGAGACGCCAACCGCACGGTAACTACAGGCCGGCTGTACGCCTTCGACCTTGCGCGCATGATTGCGGATGGATCTGGTGTTCAGGCGGTGCCGATATTCGTGAGCGAGCAGTACGTCTACAGCAAGTTCTCTCAGCCGATCGTGTGGAACGGCTTGGTGGTGCTCGCCGATTACGCTGGTTCGATCATGGAGTGGAAGACGAATCAGTAGGCAATCCCACAGACTGGTTAATCACTTTCTGCAGCTTGTCGATGGCAGGCATTTTGGCCGACTCTTCCCCTTTGTACCGGGCGTAGAAGTCGGCCAAAGTCTTTGCGTCTTCCATCGCCTCCATGAGCGCCATTGCGCGTTCGAAGCGCATGGGTTCCTCCAACTTTGCAATGCGCCGGATCTCCACATCGAGGCGGCGCTCATACGGCAATACAGGGATGGCCTTGTCAGGTCCACTGTACTTGTTGTGGAGCATCGAAAGCATGGCCTGGCGATCAAAGCGCGCGGGGTCGCGAAAGTGATAAAGAGCCGTGAAGAATCGATGGAAGGCCGCGATACCCATGAGTTCGCCAAACACCGGATCTGAATGCAACGGGATGTCGTAGAGCACGCACAGCCTTCGAAAGTCACGGAGGTCACAGTCAAGCAAGTCGCACACCATGGACGCCGGAAGAAACGGCCTCATGGGGAGAGGCATGAACATAGTACGCAGCCAGTCCATCGCGGCCGCCGCTGGCATCTGCACAACTCCAGGACTAGATTCTTTCAGGTACCCGTGATTTACGAGCGGGTGCAGCCGGTCAATGGAAACACAGAGTTCTTTCGCGAGGTCAGCGAGAGGTATTGTTCTCTTCGGACTTCCGGCCAGCGAGCTTTGAATCCCGATTTCTTTGGTGACGATCGCGCGCAATCTTTGAGAAGAAATCCGATCCCTTGATCTTGAGCGTTTGCTTGCCCCCGAGCGATCCGACTGTAGAGAAAAAGTCCGGGTCCGAGCGATGTAGGGCTTTCTTTGCTCGCTTTTTGGGGGCTGTTGATCCACTTTTCTTCGTCCTCTTAGCCGATGCCATGCTCGCATGATACCGCGTAGAATGCAGAAAGAAAAAGATGCTTGCATCGGTACACTACTTTGTGTATTGTTGGCATCGTACTAGATGAAAAGGAGAACCCGTCATGGCTACACCAGGAAACGCTATTGCCACCTTGCCGAACCTCTCAGGAGAGGTGTCGTCGGGTGGAACGCTTGCGCCACGCAACATTACAGAGGCTTTTGATTTCGCACAGATGTTGCTCATATCAGGCATGCTGCCGAAGCCATACATCGGAGCTAAACCGGAAACGATTGTCGTCGTCCTCCAGTTTGGATATGAAGTTGGCTTACAGCCGATGCAGGCGTTGCAAGGAATCGCAAACATTAACGGGATGCCCTCGCTGTGGGGCGACGCTGCTCTTGGTCTGGTAAGAGGGAGCGGGCTACTCGAATACATCGTAGAGGACGACTTCAACACTATCCGCGCGAACAAGATGGCGACATGCAGGATCAAGCGTCGGAATGAGCCTGAAGTGATTCGTACGTTTTCACTTGAAGATGCAAAGGAAGCCAAAATCGCTGATAACGCGGTGTGGAAGACGTATCCGCAGCGCATGATGCAGATGCGCGCTCGCGGGTTTGCATTGCGCGACGTGTTTCCCGATGTGATGAAGGGCCTCATTCTTGCCGACGAGGCGCAAGATTACCCCGTGATTGATGCTTCCAATGCTGTGCAGCAGCAGCAGACTGCGAAGTCTGGACCGGATTCCAGCGGTAAGGCTCGCGAACCCGAGCAAGCCAAGGTCGTTGACCAGAAACCTGCAGAGGCAACGGCTGCAAAGCAGGAAGCACCGGAACAGCAGCCTCAGAATGGAAATGTGACTATCGACCAAGCCCGTCAGTTCTACCAGGCGTACGTGCATACCGGGTGGACTGTAGACGACTCAAAGAAGTTCTTGCAGGAACGCTTTGGTGTCACAGACTCTCGTCTTATTCCCGCTGCGCGCTTCGCTGAGGCGATGCGGTGGGCTCGCAATGAACCCGAAAACATGGACGCAGAACCCTGCGACCAGTAACGGGTAAGCTCTCCCAGATACTTTGACGGGTTCCTCTGGGAGCATGGGTGGCGGTGTCCTTGGCGGGTAGCCGCCACCCATTGATTCGAACCCGTTTGCGAGGACGACATGGCACTCATTGAAATCGATGGCGGCTACTTTGACGGAGACGGCCGCCACGATTACTACGACGCAGGCAAGAGTTGGATTCCGAGCTGCACGCAGATACTCAAACTCCAAGGGCTGACCTCTTACGAGGGGATCGCTCCTGAAGTTCTGGAGGAAGCCAGCCGGCGCGGCACGGAAGTTCACGAACTTACCGACGCGTACGACCGATTCGATGGCGACATTGACCCTGCATGGATTACGCCGACAGCGGAGCCTTATTTCAACGCTTATCGCCGCTTTTTGAAGGAGACAGGATTCGTTTCTGACAAGGCATGGATCGAGCGTTCGATGGTGACGAAGATTTACGGTATGGCGCTTGGCATTAAGCCCGATCGCCGCGGCCGTATTGACGGTACCGATTGCGTGCTGGAAATCAAATGCACCGCGAGCGAGCAGAAGTCGTGGGCCTTCCAGACTGCCAGCCAGGAAATGGCAATCCTGAACACGCAGCGGTGTGGAGCCATGCGTAGGCATGCCCTCTGGCTGCGCAAGAATGGCACCTACCGCCTCATCCCCTACACCAACCACCACTACGATGCTTCGCAGTTCATCGCGGCCTTGAGCAACGTGTATGCACGCCTGGATGCCGGGCAGAAGTTGTGGGAGAAGTTCTGATGCCCTGGACACACAGAAGAGAGACGTTTGCTAAGGAAGAATCCATGCTCCGGTTATTTTGTGATGAGCGTGGCCTGACGTACGCTGTTCGCAACCTCAACGCACCGACGTATGAGCTTGCTCGAATCCATGGCGAGAATTTCGTCATGATCGCTTACCCACACAAGACGTCCGCCAATAATTACCACATTCGGATGCGCGACGGAGGATCCCAAGACAAACGCGCTTACATGGAAGCGGTGGCTGAACTAGACAAACTCGCCGGCTTTAATTGCACGTTTCAGGCGAAACACATGAGCACGCTCAAGCACGAGTTACGGAAAGAAGGAAACCGATGATCAAGATATGGTGCGATTCTCGCGAAGAAGTTGAGAAAGTTCTGGAGTTATATCCAGCTCCAGCCTGGATCGTATCTAGGCGAAGAGAGTGGAAGACTTCAGCGCTGTTCAAGAGGATGGTCGATTACGAGCGGCAGACCGGGGTTCCCACAGGACAAATGTTTCTGGTATCTCCTTTCGCCAATGACAGGCGGAATTTAATGGATCTGTGGCATCGATGGCACCCAAACAAACTTGCCCCTAACCACATCCCGGCTTCCGCGCATGAACATCTTCGTGGTCACGACAGCCCCATATTTATCGACGAATTTTTGACCATTACGAAACAACATCTGGAACGGATCATGGTTGGCAAAGTGATAGCTGCGGTGGCAAGCCCAGAGCCGCGCAACTTTATCGACGATCAGTGGATGTCTGGTCAGAACTAGGTAGTTACCAAAGATTTCTTGAGCCGTCTCATGCTTGCATGAGATGCTTGCATCTGAAGTAGAGAATAAAGGAGAACCCGTCAATGATTACCTGCGAATCAACCCTCATCAGTGGCTATGAATACAACGATCAGAACTGGGTGTTGAGCCTCAAGTTTCGTGGCACAGGCGAAGTCCGCCACTACCAGGATGTCTCGCCCGAGATATTCGATGACCTCAAGCGTGTTGACGCCGATCCGAACGGTTCGGTTGGGCGATTCTGCAACGCGAACATCTTCAAGAAGTTCAACGTGCTCACGGATAGCAGCATTCCGATTGAAGCATATGAGCAGCCAGTAGAAGAGCCAAAGCGCCCCGCTACTCTTGTAGAGTTGCGCCAGCAGCTTGCACAGCCGGACCCCTCTCCTGAGCCTCAGCTTGGCGATGTGATGCCGCCAGAGCAGGCCGCGGATCTCGCGCCAACGTCGAAGAAGATGGATGCGGTAGACAAGCTCGCCGCGCGCGTGCAGGAGATGCTGGCAAAGCCGTTGCCAGAGATTAAAGACCAGGCATCGTACGAACTGGTCCAGACGCATGTAAACGATTTGAAGCGCGAGTCCAAGGTGTTTGTGGACTTGGTTGATCCCTTCGTGAAGATCGCGCACAAGGCGTACAAAGAGCAGTTTGACAAGAAGGCGGCAGTTGAAAAGCCGGTTAAGGAAGTTATCGATCGCCTGAATCGGTTGCTGAACAACTTCGAGGCGGAGCGTGAGCGTATTGCTCGTGAAGCAGCGGAAGCGGCTCGCCGGCAGGCCGAAGAGGAAGAGGAAGCAGAACGTCGTCGCAGGAGCGAAGAGCTTACTTTGGCTGCGGTGGATGACAAGCTGGCGGATGGTGACCAAGAGGGTGCGGAGATGTTGTTCACGACGCCCATTGAGGCTCCCCGCATGCCTGTGTACACACCTCGTGTTGAGCCAGGTTTTCAGTCGGTTGCCGGCACCTCTAAGAGGCCAAGTTGGTCTGGCACGGTCACGGACATTGAAGAACTAATCCTCGACGTTGCTGAGGGCATCAAGCTCAAGCGTGAGGGTAAGGATCCTGGTGGTCACGCTCCGTCAACGTTCCTCGCGCCGGCGCAGACGGCAATCAATGCTCAGGCGAAGGCGTCACGCGACACGAAGGTCTTTCCAGGAATTCGTTTTGAAAACAACCCGATCCGCTCCAGTCGCAGTTAGTCTGAAACGAGACTTACCACGGACACTTGGTCTCGCGAAGCTCATTCCGTATGGCAAGTAGTCAAATATCACCGATAAGAGGAGCACTCTCCAATGCGTACTGCATTCACCACCGTTGTCGCCATTGCTATGGCATGCTGCATTCCTTCAGCCCGTTCGCAGGCGGCACCACCACCGCAGCCACCAGCTCCTGCAGCCACGGTTATCACACCGGCTCATGCTGAAGGAATTGCTTATCTCAAGCTCCAGTTGACCATCGAAAAGGTACGCAACCAAGGTGCCCAGATTCAATCCATATCCCAATCCGCTCAGGCGCAGATTGGGCCGCTGCAGCAACAGGCACAGCAGCTCATGATTGAGGCGGGGAAACTTGCTGCAGATGTGAAGAAGGAAGAGAAGTGGGGCGACGACGTTCGGTGGAATGATCAGACTGGACAGTTCGAGCGAACGGCCCAGCCGAAGAAGTAGCTTTTTAAGCGCAGCGTAATCTGCGCGCAGCTCTCGGAAGTAAAGGGCGACTGAGGGCTGCGCGGAGGTTACACGTTATGGCTGTACGATCTATCGAATTTAAACCGAGCAGCAACATCGAATCCATTGGTTACGACGAAGAAAACATGTCTTTGATCGTCACATTTAAGAGCGGAACAGCGTACAGCTACAGCAAGGTTCCAAGCCTCGTTGCAGACGGGTTTTCGCAGGCTGATTCGGCCGGTCAGTACCTCAATCAGAACATCAAGAACCAGTACGATTACACCCCGCTGGGCGCACCAAAAACGGAGTAGGTTTTGGATCAGAGCAGCGAACCGGACTACATCCAAACCATGGAACAGGATGGACCTCCTGCGTCAATACACACGGAGAAGGTCATCCTGGGTGCCATGTTGTCGGACCCAATCGCGGTGGTAGAAGCGACAGCAATGGTGTCCACGGAAGACTTCTATCTGGACTCGCATAGGCGCATCTACGATGCCATGATGGAGCTTTCAGAGGTTGGCCATTCAGTCGACTTCATTACTGTTTCCGAAGAGTTGACGAAGCGCAAGGAGCTTAGCCAAATTGGCGGCAGACCCTACCTCATCTCTTTAACTGAAGACCTTCCGCGTCATCTTGCCATCGGGAATTACGTTCGCACGCTCAAGCGTAAGAGCATGCGGCGGCAGATCATCGCCGCATGCGAAATCGCCATGCACCGAGCCCTGGATGAGTCCGTCGACGAAAGCGAGTCTTTGGCGGTTCTTGAAGGAGCGGTGCTGGACATCGCAGACAATACCGAGGACCGCGACTTCGAATCGTTTGTGGAAATACTGGACGGATCCGGTGGTGTAGATGCTTACGTGGAAAAAACGGTTGATCCGGAGCGTGCGATGGGTCTCCAAACCGGCATGGTCGAAATAGACCAAATGACGTACGGGCTGCGTGGATCCGAACTCATCATCGTCGCGGCACGTCCGTCGATGGGCAAGACCGCGTGGGCAATGTCTCTGGTTTTGAATGCATGCCGCTCGGGAGATATGGTCGCGGCCGTGTTCTCTTTGGAGATGAGTAAGGAGGCGCTGTTTCACCGGCTGCTTGCTGCCGAATCAAGGGTAAACATTCGGCGCGCATCTGGCGGCGAGTTTGTTGACGCAGATTCTCGCGCTAGACTACGGCGCGGTGCTACGAACCTCGGTGCTTTCAAGATTCATATTGATGACACGAGCCAGATGACGGTGTTGAAGATGCGGTCGAAGTGTCGCAGGCTGAAGCAGCGCGAAGGAAGGCTGGACATCATCGTGATTGATTACCTGCAGCTCATGCAAGGCGGAAAGAAGCGGTATTCAAACCGCCAAGAAGAGGTCGCGGAGATTAGTCGCGGACTGAAGGCTGTGGCGAAGGACTTTAACGTGCCCGTGGTGGCCCTGGCGCAGCTTAGTCGACTCTCTGAGTCACACGCCGACAAGCGACCCTTACTGTCGTCGCTTCGTGAGTCTGGTCAAATCGAGCAGGATGGCGACCTTATCGCGTTCATCCACCGGGAAGAGTATTACGACCCATCAAATACAGAGGTGCGTGGTTTGGCAGAATTCATCATCGCAAAGCAACGCGACGGCCCAACCGGTACTGTTCACCTAGCCTACCTTTCTGATTTCACGAAGTTCGAGAATTTGTCGCGCATGTAACTCTTGCGCGGCTGATGCTTGCACAACTACTATCACCCACAAGGAGAACCATCACCATGAATGTGAAGCAGTTTTTGAGCACACTCACCAAGCCCATTGAATATGTGTGGGACAAGATCAAGGGCATTGAGCATCGTTTCGAAAATGTCATCCAGGACGAAAGGGCAATCACTCCGGAGTTCCTGGCGTCTGCAAAGCAGATGATCGCTGTGGGCGAAGAAGCGTTCCAGAAGGTCACGTTGGCGGCGGCGCAGCGCGGCGAAAACTGGACGGAAGACCTTGCAGCCAAGGCTGCGGTGGAAGCGTTCCTGCCGGCCTTTAAGGACTTCAGTGTCGAAGTGAGCAAGGCGTTCGAGATACTGGAAGTTGATCTGGAAGGCCAGAAGTCTACCGCAGCAGCAACTCCCGCTGTCGAGACGGAGTCCGACCATGCGACCACGACGGCTGCCGCAGAACAGGTGCAGCAGGCCAATCAGGAAGAGAATCAGGAAGAGCAGCGCGAAGACAATGCTGACGCTACCCTGAAGGCTGCTGAAAACGAAGCGGCGGCGCCAGCAAACAACGAAGAAAAGCACGACGCAGCATAAGCAATGAACGCAGCATCCAATCCGCCGCCATGGTATCGGCGGCGGATTGTTATTCTCAAGCGAGGACGAGACTATGGGAAGCACAACGCTCTTTGGTAGTGAAGAAGAACCTGCGTGGCCGCTTGTGGCGGTCGAATCAATTTACAAGGTGTATCCGCGCAAGACGGGTAAGCCGAAAGCCCTGGAGTCCATTCGGAAGTCTCTCGATCGCATCGCCGGCGGAGAAGTCGACGGGACGACACGATCGGTAGAGCAGTCTGTTACCTACCTGAGAGACCGCACCGCGGCTTTTGCTCAGGCCGTCAGCACGCGGCCGCCAAAGTCGATACCGCACCCAACCACGTTCTACAATCAGTCGCGCTATATCCGCCGTGAGAACCTTCCTCTCCCAAAAGAGCTTGCTACCTGCAAGGCCATCTTGTGCGAGTACCCTGGCATTCACGTCGACGACACCAACGTAGACGCATTCGGTGACATGCTCCGCCTGATAGAGCAAGAGGTTGAATTCCTGCGTCCCACGCATGGCCCGATGGCAGGGAAGTTCCTTCAGTGGCGAGTGCAGACATTTGCGAGCTGCGTGAGCATATGGCCGGAATCAGAGGTTCGATTTATCCCGAACGCCAAGACGTTCTTCTCCGAAAGGCGGTACATGCAAGATGAACGATTCTGGTCTCGTACAGAGCAACTCTCGGGGTATGAAGCGGATCGGGCCCAAGCCGGGCGAATCCATCGCCCAGTGGGCAACGCTTAACTATCAGGTCATGGTCCGGGAGATGATTCCTGGACCGCAGATGTCAGACCAGGCGCGCGCGATCTTCGAGGGAAAGCTGGCTGGCATAGCTGGCGAGATTGGTCCGGAGCGCTTCATCGCATTGTTGGATCTCGTCGTGGATACCTGTGACCGCCGTCCCACCATTGCAACGCTGCGCGAGTTGGCGGGAATCCCACGCCCGAAGCCTCGGCCGCAATATGTCTCGGCATGGAATGTTGTGACACTGGTGGTGCGCAGGCACCTTCGCCTAGATACCGAGAGTGGAACGATGGTGGTGGTTCCGTATGCGCGCATGAACGCGGGGGTGTTCGTGGAAGAGCCAGCTCCAGAAATAACCGCGTCAATACAACGCGCAGTTGACGGACTCGGTGGATGGTCAAACCTCTCCAGTAGTTATCCAGAATACTGGTCGGCAAAACTGAACATGTTCAAAGATCTATACGAGGGCGAGCAAGCATGAGCGAAGTAGGCATGCAGGTCCACGGTCGAATGGTAGAACCAGAAATCATCAGTCCTGGGCAGGATGAAGAGTTCGAGCAATTGCAGGTCGCCGCTAGGGGATACAAGACCAGCTTGATGACGATGGCTTATTACGGGTTCCGCATCAGGCTTTCTGAGAAATTTCGCGATTACGGGTTCGAGTCAGAAGACCAGATGCGCGAGTTTCTTGATGTCCCACGCAGCACTTGGTACAAGGCTGTCCGAATCGGGGAAGCTCTCAACCAGCTTCCGCTGAAAGACCTTCAGGCCATCTCGGTTGGAAACGCTGAACTGCTCATCCAGGTACAGCCGTCCTTGTGGCACGACTACCCATGGGTTCAAGAGGCTAAGACGCTCAAGCCAGCGCAACTGGCAATTCGCGTGGCAGAACGCAACAAGCGCAGCGGCATTGATGTAACGCCAATGACGTACGTGCGATGGAAGGTTCCTTTTCTGGCGAAAACCGCGATCGAGAATATGGTGAACAGTTTCCAACAGCGTCACAATCTGAGCAGTCCAGGGCAGGCGCTGGAGTTTATTGTTGCTGATCAGTACGATATGCCGAACCTATTGGCCCACCTCAATGTGATCCGGACGTTATTGACGCAAACAATTCACTCCCTACATGCCCGGCGCGTGTCAGCCGCGGAAGAGTTGGTATGGCTGAAACAGGCAAGGGAGCGTCTGAACGAAATGATTCGCCCGCTATATTCGAAAGAACTGGAGGAATGGGATGCGCAGTATAGCCAAGAGGCCGCCGAAGAGGAAGCCCCAACCCCAAGCGTTTAAGTCGAAAGTGGACGGCAGAGAGGTGTGTCTAAGCAGTCCTGCTGGAAGGCTCGAAAAGAAAAAACGCCTTGCGGAGTGCTGGAAAAGACAAAATGGGCTGTGTCTAATATGCTCAACCCCGGTTGCGCTTGCCGACGGAGTTTTGCAGCGCTCGGGTGAGGAGCGCAATGATTCCATTTACGATTCGGAAGGCCGCCCGGTTGGCGGCATTGTTCACCCTAAGTGCAATCGTAGCGTTTGCGTGGACTGAATCTGCGCAGGGGCAGGGCGCGTTCATCAACGGGCAGATCATCAATCCCACAAACGGACGACCCTCGGCGTACGCGAAAATTCGAGTTTGCACTCAAGCCGCAAGTGGTAATCCATGCTCCCCGCTTGCGTCGATCTATTCCGACGCTGCGATGACGCAGCAAATTCCAAACCCCTACACCGCTGACCAGTACGGCAACTACAACTTCGCAGTCGCGCAGGGATACAACCTGGTGCAGGTGTTTCCGATGCCTGGAGTCACCTACAGCTATATGGTATCCACCGCGAACGGGCAGGCCACACTTCCATCCGGCGTGTCTTTTCTGGGGAGCAACAGCAGTGGCCAAGCGGTACCAGCCCCATACACCCCACTTCCTCAATCAGGTGGTTATCTCACCGGACCACTTTACACAGCGGGTCCTCCGACAACGGATGCGCAGGTGGTAAACCGCGGCTATTTAGCCTCTGCTACGGTTGCCGCCGCTAATACACTCACATCCGTCCCCGGCAGCAACTGCAATGTGCAGTACAAAAATTCGAGCGGCACGCTGGCTGGCGACGCAGGAACCTGCACGGATGGTGCAGGCAATGTTTTGTTGACAAGCCTCAAAGGCAAGTACGTCAGCTCGCTTGCGATGGGCAAGCAATTACGCTCAACGTCCTCGGCTACTGATGGGTGTGCGATCGGTTTTGCTGCTGGAACCGTCACGTGCATCACGGAGCCAGGGTACTCCAACGACGCAGGCATCACGGTTACTTCGGGTTCTCCGACAGCCCATACCGTAGACAACAGCTACGCCGGAGTCGCCGAGGTCGTGCAAAACACCCAACTATATGGCGTTACCGCACAGGCGAACTGGGGCCGCCGGTTCCTCTACTACGGCAACGACAAGATGGCGCAGCGCGGAACCGGCGACCACTCCGACCGCCCAATCGGGACATTTGAGGTGTACAACCTGTCGAATCGTGGGCGCAATGAAAACAGTGGTCCATTCGGCCAGTGGGCGGTAGCTGCAGCGCGGAACACTAGCCTGCAGAGCAACGGCGTCGGCATCCGGCAGTTGGACACGACGAACCAGTTCCATTACGGATACGGCGACGGGATGTGGCACTACGGATACATCACGTATGCGGGTAGCAGTCCCGACGCCTCTGGTGAAGGCCAGCGCGGCATGGCCCAGCACGTGACGGAACAGTTTGGGGACTTCCAAGGCAAGATCGCCACGGTGGTCAGCCAGACTGCTGTGAGGACGACAGCCACGACCGGGACGGGGACGTACGCTGTAGGCCGATTCCTTGTGGATAAGCAGACTGCACAGTACACAGGTAACATCACGGCCGCCAGCACCGATGGAACCAGTCAGTTGATGATGGTGACTACGGATGCGACCTTTACCCCATCCCCGTGGATAGGCATTGGGACCACGACCGTCGCGGCGGCTGCCAATCTGGACTCCCCCGCCCTCTCCACGGTTACCCTAGCGACCTCATATGGAACGAGTTCCTCTGGTCTGGCGAACGGTGACCACATGTGCGTATCGGCCAGCGGCTCGGCCAGCACGGTGAGTGGCGAAGAGGTGATCGTCTCCTCGCTATCCGTGGCAGGCACCGCAGTCACCTTTAGCGCCCCGTTCCGTCACGGCAAGAATGGCACTACGATTGCCTTCAAGGGGAACTGCATGGCGCTGGACGCTACCGGGCTGCACGAGACAAACAGCTCCGGGTGGATGAATGCCCTGATGGTGCTCGGCTTTACGGACTCTCACACCATGGCAGTGGGTCAGTGGTTCTTGGGTAGCACCTCGCCCATATACACCAGCCTTTTGGGCAACCTTAGCCACTCGTGCCCGGCGAACTTCTCGCAGTCGGGTACCACCGTCACTGCGGCGGTCACCGGTGGCTTCACCTGCATGCAGTACTTCTCCAACAACTCGTCAATCAAGGTGGTGGGGACGACAGACTTCGACACCCTGCTGACTGGCGTGGCACCGAGCTACACGGGGCTTGTGGGGAGCAACATCCTAACATGGGCGGTGGCGACATCGGCCACCATCTCGGCTGAGGCGGGGACGATTAGCACGACCAACACATCCTCCGCGTTCACGATCTGGCCGATGGCAGTGATCTACAACGTGTGCGACCCGGGAACTACCATACCCGCGTCATTCAGCGCTGGGAACCCGTGTCTCAACGGCTACATGGAACTCGAAACCAACAGCGTGCCATGGGCGGTCAACGACCCTGTGGAAGTACCCCACGGCAACGCAATGCGGACGAACGGCATCTTCCTCAACCTCGCACAGTACACACCATCGAATACGGCCTACATGAGCGGCATTCAGGTACAGGCCGCTGGTGAGGGTTGGGGTAACGGTGCGCCCATGCTCGACCTAGCCGCTACCGACAACAACTATCTCGGTGGTGGCGGGCGGTACGCGCAGCCGCCGAACGGCATCCGGTATCGCGGCCCCAACAGCTCCACGCTGTTGACCTCCGCCCCCTCAATACCCTCGGGTGGTGGGGCTGCAGTGATCAGCGTTAGCTGTGCCCAACCGGGGGGAGCCACCACCGCACAGTCTTGCCCGAAGACCTCGGAATACTTCTTCGGTTTATTCCAAGGCGTAACGGGCACCTTTGGCATCACCGCTGACCCGTCCACTCTAACGATCGGGCTATACTCGCCGAACGGGGCGTTCAAGGCCAATGCGCCGTTCCAGTTCTGGAACACCACGTCCGCTATCGGAGCTGCCCGCCTGCCAAAACCGGGTAACCTCTTCTTCGACACCACCAGCAGTCACCTCTACGCTCTGGACAGCGCACTCGCGGGACACCAGTTGGCGTGGAAGGACGAAGTTTGTCTTACAGCCGGGTGCAACGCTACGTCAGTGAACGGTGCAGCGGTTCCTTCCTCAGCCTCTTTTCTGGCCTCCAATTCCAGCAGCCAGCTCATCGCCACGTCACTGCCCATTGGAAGCTCTTCTGTCACCGGTATCGTTAGAGTTGATGGCACCACAATTACGGCTACAGGGGGGATCATTTCCTCTGTTCCGTCGACGAATGCCACGACGGTCAACTCCGCGGCTCTTCCGCTCTCGGCCGCCTATGTGGGCACCAACTCTGCGCGTCAGATCGTCGCGGCGGCAACTCCTATGCAGCCCGGAAACAATCTCAGTGACGTGGCAAATGTCACCACTGCACGAAGCAACTTGGGATTGCTGTCGATGGCTACACAAGCCTCCAGTGCAGTTTCAATCTCTGGCGGTTTAGGCGCATTCACCACAGGGTTAACCTTGGGTGGCGTGCAAGTCTGCCTTCAAAACGGTACAAACTGCCCCGCCGCTGGAAGCCCCTCTTTCTCTGCTTTAACGAGTGGAACGAATACCTCAGCAGCCATGGTAGTGGGGTCTGGAGCAACACTATCCAGCTCTGGCAGTGGGGCTATATTCGCAACGTCTCTTTCGGGCGGAGTGTACGGTTCACTCCCCTACCAAAGTGCGGCTGGAGTTACCTCGTTCTTAGCAGCGGGAGCGACTGGATACGTTCTCACCATGGACCCCAGCGGGGTTCCGGTATGGGCGGCCTCTGGATACGGGCCACCACAATGCACCAGTGGTGCCCCCCCTTGTTACCAGGTAACTCCAGGCGGAGTGATTGAAGCTTGGGGCGTGGCGAACGTACCATTCTCCAGCAGCACCACCGGGTCAGTGGCCGTATCTTTTCCGAACGTCGGAACAGGTACGCCGTTTACGCAGACTCCAGTGATTGAGGTTTCGGCTGGGGGCCAGCCCAATGGGGGATCAGATGCGCTCACCACTTATTTCTTCAGTCCAAGCACCACCGGATTTACAGGAGTGATGCGTTGCGCGACAAATATCGGAGGATCTGGATGCAACCCCTTCACGGGCACAGTTCCATTACATTGGCGCGCACGCGGCTTCTAGCCGATTCAGTATTTGAAGGAGCCTTATGTTTTCGAGAGTGAAAGTTTTTCTCTATGCGTGCATCTGCTTCGTGTTGGGGCATTCCCATGGCGCTGCGCAGGTGATCTCATACACGCCACCGAGATACGTTATTGCTGTCTCTGCGGACGGAGGAAACACATACGCACCTTACACGGCGGCGTCGGGTATAGCTCCCGTCGATAAAGCCCCGCCATATTTCGTCCCCGTGTGTTCTGCCACAGGTCTGCCGCCGTACAGCCAGTGCAACTTTGCTGGTAGCGGAAGCGGCACCGTAACGCCAAGCACGACGGCCGGACCAAATGTGTACGGCAACACAACATCAGGAAGCAGCACGATTGCTCCACTCACTTCTCCGCAGATCGTTGGCGCGGTAAACATCTCCCCGAGTTCCACATTCTCGTCGAGCTTAATTCCATGGTCCACTCCTGGAACCATTGGTTCCACCACGCCAAATACCGCGTCGTTCACCACGCTTGCCAACTCGGGGCAGGCCACAAGCACGGCAGCGTCCGCGGCCAGCACCCCGGCCCGTCTCGACACAGGTACGCTCTACACGGGCGGAACAACCACCACAACTACTCCGCACTGGTATCTCAATCAGGGAGCCTCTGTTACATCTTGGCTGGTCACCGGAACGATGTTTGGTATGAACGCCCCAAGCGGGTTCACAGGGCGGTTTCTAGACTTTCATGTGAATGGCGGCAACGCTCTGTTCGCTGTGAATAACACGGGAGCGGTCGTCAGTGTCAGTAATTACACGGGCTCTTCTTATAACGCCACCAACACCGCAGGGGGATTCGTCGCACCGCTTTATACACCGGCCAGTTCGTCGGCAACATGCACTACCGGCACGATTGCATGGGATGCAAACTACATCTACATCTGCACCGCAACCAACACGTTCAAGCGGATACCCGCCGCACTCGCCACCTTCTAGCCTTGGAGCCCGCGTGATGATGAAGCTTATCCTTGCTGCAGCCATTTCCTTCGGTATCGCCGCTTCCGCCCAAACCGTTGTGGACGGGAGCTTGACCTCGGCGTGTTCCGGAGCGACCGCCACCTTCGACACTGGGTACACCCAAAATGCATGCACCGTCACCCAGGCCATAACCACCGTCACCATCCCCAACGGCACCGGTGGAGGCAGGCCGTTCGTACTCAAGATGATCAACCCGTCTGGATACTCCATCTCTGGCTGGCCATCTACCGTATCCGTGCCGCCGATGGCTCCGGGAACTACTTATCTCCGTGGAATTTGGGACCCTACCGCCAATGGTGGTACTGGAATGTGGGTGTTTCAGCCGGTGGGAAACCAGAGCTTCTACGGGGCTTCTGGTCTGCTCAGCGGGGGCAAGTGCTGGTTGGGTACGACCACCTCAAACACGTCTGGTGTGGCCACCGTCAATTACTCCACAGCCGGTTTCACTGCTGCGCCTCTGGTGTTTATTCAGCCTTACGCGCAGTCGGCTGCGGCCAGTGGACAGTATTGGGCCAATCCGCAGCAGTCCACCATCACGACAACTGGCGCCACCATCATCGTAACTACCCCAGCCACGGTCGTCGTCGCCAATCTCAGTATTCAGCTTGGTTCCGTGGCCATCCCGCTTGCTGTTATGGCATGCGGTAATTAAGGTTCAGGGGCGATCGCTCGCCCCTGATTTAACCTCAGCCGTGGCCGCCACCGCCCGTGGGCGTCGTGCCACTGCCGTCTTCGCCGTCACCACCGCCGGTATCGGAATTGGTGGACGCAAGTTCAGGAAACAACGTGTCGAGAACCTTCGTGATCTCTTCCTCGCTGAAATCCTCACTCAGCCGAAGGGTCTCTTCGACCTGGTCGCGATTCAAACATGCCATCTGTGTTCACCTTCTTTCAAGCGCCGGATGCGCTCTTTGAACGTAGGCGATTCGGCAAAGCAGTACAACCACTACGACGTAAATCCATTGCGACAGGTGCAGCAGTTCTAGCCCATCTTTGTAGTTGAATGGATTCCATATCCAGTAGCTGTGCAGCTCGGCGTCGAGTTCGAAGGCGAACGCCACAAAGGTCGCCCAGTCCAGGAATCGTGCTTCTTTCATCCACTTTGTCAGTCGCATGACGTTTAAGAGCATGATGCACTCAATGGCGATTTCGTACAGATTGAAGTAGCCCCAGATGTGATCAAAGGTGGGAGACCAACTCAACCCGTTACGCCGCGCCTGAGCCAGCAAAATAACACGCAATGGCCAAAGCACCATCGCATCAAAGAGGAAGGCGCATACTCCAGCGAGAATGCAACCCATACCCGGCGGCCGCCAGCGAACAAGGCAGAGAAGCAACGCGACGTTCACGAAGAGAGTGGCATAAAATTGCGGTCCCATACCCTAAGCCTAGATTTTCCCTACGTCCTCGTCTACATTTCGATGTGAAACAAAGGCATCCGGCAGTAATGGCCGGGACCGGAAAGCAATGAACTTCCGGCGTGCTACTTCAATTCAAGGACGTTTCGGTGAAACGACTTGTGTTGCTTTTGGGTGGAATTCTGCTGTTGGTCCTCGTTGAATTTTGGGGGGTTAAGCATTTCTTTGCCGGCCTTTCTACATCGGCAAAAGAGAGGGTAGTGACTCAGGACGTTGGACGCTAACACCATTTGGATCAGGATTTTCGATCATGGCCTAAGTGCCTTGGCATTTTCGACTATCACGGTCGTCTCGGGCTGGCTCGCCTCACGGAAATACGTGGGGCATCGGCGGGTGCTTGTTATCACGTGCCTGTTTTCGTTGGTCCGATCAGTGCTGCATGTTTACCTGGCAGAGAGCACCTATACCGCGAGTGCGAACCGTGCCGAGGTGACTGCATTGCTGACCATTTCGTGCCTGATCGGCCTCACGATGGCAGTGATCGTTATGCTGTCGGCAAACGACATGCTGCGGACACTGACCATGACCGAAGTGGATGAGGTTTTGCGGCAAGACCAGATTCAAGGTGTTCATTCGCGCATGGCGCTCTACGTCCACATGGCGGAGGAAAACAAGCACAACAGCGTCAACCTTCTCTCTGCAGTGAGTGGAAAAATAGCCACGCACGCAGCCGCTGAGAGTACGAAGGCTGTATCTACGGAGGAGGGCACGCGATATGGCGGCTGATTCTATGCCAATGTGGGCAACTATCGCGTTGGCTCTCGTGAGCCCTATCGGCACGGCGATCGCATTCGTTTTTGGGCGAATGTCCAGCGCGAGCGTTGACCGAGCAATGCAGAAGCTCTACGAACAGAGGCTTTCCGTGGTAGAGAAGCTTGTGAATGATACGGTCATCACGGTGTCCAACCATGGGCAGATTCTGTCGATGACACAAACTCGTCTCAGCACCATTGAAGGACAGCTCACCGAATTGATCCAGAGTTCCTCGCGGGATCTCGGCATCTTGCTCGAAAGGACGAAGGCACTCTAATGGAACCATTTCAAGAAGCGTATGCAGACGTCCTGATGGGGCCTGGTGGTTTCGAGGGAACTTTCCAGTGGCCGTATCTGGACACACACAAGCCGCCATTGGTCACGGTAGGAACGGGATGCCAGATTGGGCGCGATGAGGCTGTGACGATCGCATGGACGGTGAACAATTTGCCTGCCACGCCGGACCAGGTCTTAACGAACTACGACCGCGTGCAGCACATGGTCGGCGGCATGATAGCAACCGCTTATCGCTATCCCGGTTGCCTTATTCTCGCCAGTGGCGAGGACCGCAGGTTGCTGGATTCTCGGATTGAGGATGCTACGGAGTTTTTGCGGGGCCTGTTCCCTGGGTTTGATACGTTTCCCGACCCAGCAAAGACGGGGATGCTGGAGATGCCGTTCACACTTGGGAAGGCACGCTTCCGCACCACGTATCCCAGTTTTCGCGTAGCGGTTCTCGATCGGGATTGGAAATCCGCCGCCATCCAAAGCGTTCGTAACCGGAATGATCCCGCGTATGTCCGCCGAAACCAGTGGACAGTGATGATGTTCGAGAAAGCCGCCTTGGAGGAACCACTCACATGAGAAAGTTCAGCAAAAACACAAACACCTGGTTTCGCGGCATCCTCGCTGCCTTTATCGGCGGGGGGGCTTCGTCAGTTGCAGCTATTTCCATCGACCCAGATAAGTTCAACCTGACAAGTTTGGCTGGCGCTGGAAAGACCATCCTGCTCGCATGCGTGTCTGGAGGCGTCAACGCGGCGCACTATCTCGCCAGGTCTCCACTTCCGCCCGATACGCAGGAAATTAGCGAGACGAAGAAGACAACGGATGGGGATGGAAACCTTATCGAACAGACAAACACCAAGGCGGTCATTACGACGTCCCAAGGTGGACTGTAGGAGGAATCATGCATCATCCAGCCCTGGACTCGTTCGCTCTTTGCGCGCTGCTGATCGTCGTAGCGTCGGTGGTCAGCTTCTTCGTTGGCAAGACCTTTGGGCGGAAAACAAAACAGCCCCGCGATAAGCAGGGCCGTTTTACACCGGAAGACCAATCAGTCGAATAGAGCTTCAACCGCTTTGATGTGTCCGTCTGTGGTGACAAGCAGCTTTTGCGCGAGGCGTTGAATGTAGGCGTCTCGCGTGCTGCGCTTGAAGCCCAGCTTCTCCGTGATTTCGTCACGACTGACCCCACGCTGGCTGCGCGCCGCGAGCTGCAGAATCTTTGCCTCACCCTCTGGCAACTTCGGTATCCACCACGCCAACAATGCGCGGCCGGTAGGCAACTTCTCGTACGATCCCAAGGCCTTCAGACCGGTGGTGGTGATCGTGATAGAGTTTCCCATCGCTCCATCGACGTAGCCTCTTTGTTTCAGTCTTTGGAGGTAAGCATCGCGCGTGCTGCGTTTAAAGCCGGTGTACGCGGTGATGGCGTTGCGCTCCAATGTTCCATGCTGCGCCAGCACAATCAGAACGTCGCGCTCTCCCTTTGGGATAGATCCGTCACTGGGCTTTGCGCTGCGTTGCTCTTTGGCGGGGAAATGCACGGTCACACCTGGAGTGGAGTAGTCAGCGTCTACCTTGCGCTGTAGTTTCCCGTACGTGAGTTGTACGTCGTCAAGCGTTACCGGTGTGCCGATCATTGGCGGTTCCGCGTTGCTGAACAGGGCTGCCAGTTGGTTGACCAGTTCGCTTGCCTGTGCGAACACGTTCTCGAGCGCGGCACTGCGCGCCTCCTGTGCGGCAACATTCGCCGTCAGCGTCTCCATCTGCTCTTTGAGCATACGTACCGTCTCCTCGTCCAAAGCGGTTGTTGCCGGCGCCGCGGCAGTGCTGTTTGCTGCCGCCTCCAGCGCCCTGATGCGTTTCCGAAGCTCCCTCGGGTCGTCTTCCTTCGCACGCTCTATTGTCGCGGCCATGGTGTCGCGCAGATTCGAGATGTCAATGGGGGTCAGTGGGCGTGCCGCCAGTGGCGTCGAACCCACCTTGGGCGTGCTGCCGGCCGGGAACGTCCTCTTCTTGGCGATCAAGACCTCGCCGCTATACCGAAGCCATGCCGGGGACCAAACGTGCGCGTGGCCGCGCTGTAGGGCCGGCAGGAGCTTCTTCAGGTCGTCTGCGGCCTCACCTTTTTCTGACACCCAATCCGCAATGGCTTTGATCTCCTGCGGGCCGGTGAGTTGGAAGGCGAAAACGCACTCGGCCTGGTTGAGTGCTTTCTTGTTCACGTCCTGCGGACGCTGCGAAATCATGGACGCGCCGATGCCGTAGTTCCGCCCAAGGCGAATCATCCGCTGCATGACGTGCAGCATCCGGATCTCGTCTTTCTGCGGGTTCTGCGGGACGAATTCCTGGGCCTCTTCAATGAAGACGTGAACAGGCGATGGCGAAGCTTTTTTGCGGAAGAAAAAGCGGTCTGCGAACGACGTTACGAACCGCGCCTTGTCTGCGTCGCTCTCAAACTGAGAAACGTCAATCACTGCACAGATGTTGCGATCAACAATGATGTCTGCAATGAGTGCTCCGCCTGTTGGCTCAATCGGCAAGTCTCCATGCAAGCCTCCGAAGATGGGGATATCGATTCCCTTGCCACCGTCTTCTCCGTCCAGGCGTAGACCGTACCAGATGCCAACCGGGTCCAACGCGATGAACTGATAATTGCGTGCGCTGTATTCCTCAGCCATCTTGGTGGCGCCGTACGTCTTGCCGCTGCCGCGCCGCCCGATCCATGCAAAGACTTCCGTGACGCCTTCCGGTGGAAGGCTTAGGGTTGCAGACACCGCCAAGTCGCCCGCGACGAGTAGTTCTTTTGCCATATTATGTTCGTCCTCGCGCAGTCAGCATACACGATGCTTGCATGATCGGTGAAAGAGTTTTACGCTTCCAGCATGAGCAATCCGACAGGTGAAGCACTCGCAGCCGACCAGCAGCAGCTACAGAAGATCGCGGACCAGATGAAAACCGAAGCCGAAGCCAAGCTTGGATTCGTGCGCAACGAAGACGGCTCCGTCAACATCAACATCCGCGTTGAGGCAGACATTGTGGAGATTGTTTCGGAATGGGCCATTGCCGCCGGCGAAACGGTACCGGAGCGCATTCAGCGTGAAGTTGGCGAGGCGCTCAACAACTACGTCCTGAGCCAAGGCTAATGCCAGTCAACGCCTGGCAGATCGGTGCGCTGTATCTCCCCGGTGGCCCGGGCGGTTTTTGGACTCAACCCGGTGGCCCGGGCACGGAAGTTTTTCCGCAGCAGCAGACGGGCAACGTCGATCAGTTCAGCACTGAGCCATACAACGAGCTTACCGGGCAGTTCACCGGTGTCTGCGGCCATAGCTTCAGCTACTGCACCGTGTACCGGGACTATGACAACATTGGGCAGACCAGCGTGGCATTGCTGGCATGCCCAATGTGTTCTTGTGTTCAGCGCTCAATCGAGCCGTACAGCGATGCCATTACCGGGTCTGACTTGTCAAACTTGATCCTGTACCCGTGAGACGGATGCAGTGCTTGGAGCCATCCTCGGCAGTCATCAGGAAACGTGTTTTATCGACACAGGTGGTGTATTTGCGACGATGACTTTGGGTCGGCTTACCGTCAACCGCCGGCGGACTATCTTCAACCCAAGTGCATCCTATATCGCACCACATAAACCCGGGATTGCCGTATTCCTCTTCAACTGGTGATTCGTCGGGGTTGATCTGGATAATTCCCGCGCCATCGTCTGTCTTGTCCTCAAATATCGGCTTGCCGATGGGGGCATAACGCGGTTGCGAATCCCATACTATTAGGCACGCAACACCTTCGCCAGATTCACAATTCTCTTTCGTGGAATACAAGCGGCTGATGATGTGGCGCGTTAAAAGATCTACGCAAGCATTTGTTCCGTCCACGGGTCCATCTTTGCCGCATGGCTTGACCTGCGTGTTCCCGGGATACTTCGCCTGCACGGGGTCAAGAGTAATCCAGGTCTTTACGACCCTCGGCCAAGCCGTTTTACCAGGGTCTCCATCGCCAGCTTTTTTCTGTTGTGCGCTGCAGAAAAAAGCGCATGTGAGCATGAACATAAATGCGGTCGGTTTAAGCAAGATGATTCTCCTGTGGTTGTGCGTCCTTGTCTGGGGCGAGGGTGGCGTCTGCCTTGGCGAGTGCTTCACGCGCCATCTGTTGAAGTGCGGCGGCGACGAGGTGAAAGTCTCCCGTCCTCAGTGGACGAGCATTGGCAATGGCTTGCAGTGTCCCGGTGGTGACGGCGAGTTTAGATTCTGCGCGTTCTGCACGCTCCAGTAGAACTTCTTGCTGAGAGATAAGATCGTCGCGCAGCAACTCGCACGATTTATGTGCCTCATCTCGTTCGCGCTCTACCTCTGCGAGTCGGCGCAGGGCATCGGCAAGTTGGCGCTCACGAGATAATCTGGAAGCGTGCTCATTTCCAATCATCGTCTCCGCTGACCATTGCTTTTGCTGCGGCGAAAAGTCGTCTTCAATTTCTTTCCCGAGACGTATGCCATATGCAATCCCTACGTTGGTATCTTCTGGAGTTACATCCAATGGTGGAAGTCCTGCGTTCGTGTCGCTCATCCCTGCACCTCCGCGTCCTTAGCTAAATAAGGCGTCCCATTGGGGTCCATTACGCATCGTCCGCCCATCTGCGGATAGAAGTGCTCTCCGAACGATTTTCCGCAATGGCGGCACGCCACTCCTTTCTCCGCGTCCTTGGGTGGGGCGAGGATGGCCAGCGATTTGTGGAATACACTCTCGGCCTCTTCTACTGTGGGTTTAGCATGCGTAGAGACAATAAACAGGAGTCTTCCCAGCAGGGCCGTCTGTTCTCGCAGCGCCTCGGTGGTGACGGCGAGCTTGGCTTCTGCGGAATCGGCTCGTTCGATGTTATGCCGCAACACTTCTACAGTGCAGTGGCATCCGTCATAGTACGTGGGACATCCATCTGGTCCTTCATGTGGGCGTGTATTACCCGCGCCAAGCCCCCTCCGCGCCTCATCGCGTTCGGCCTGCACCTGGCGCAGTTGGAGACTTTCTTTCTCCAGCATCATGCGCAAACTCGCAGCATCATTGCGCTCCCGACACCATTCGTTGTTGGCGGTGCGCCATCGTTCGCGCCATTGCTGAATAGTGAGGTTGGGCCAAGGTATGCCGTTCTCGTCTATATCTGATTCCGCCTGTGCCGCGCTGGGATGTTCTACTGCCGGGGCAGGGCGCTTGGCGTCCTCCTTTGACCTAGGTAGCAGTCCTAACCCCTTGCATTCAACACAAGTGCCATAGCGCCCGCCGTATCCATTACATTTCCAGCACAGTCTTCCATTGCCATTCGGGACTGCGCGTCCCGGATCATCTGCATCACCCACAGGTTCGCATTCCTGAAGCTCATTGTTGGCTGGGGTACCTAATACGATCTCTTCCGCCGTCTTCTCACTCTGCTTGCGCATCTAGTCGTCTCCGTGGGCTTGTACTTAGGTTCATGCCAACCGTCTCGCTTGCCGCAGTAGAAGGATCCTTCGGATGTGGCCCATCGGAACACTCTTCCATCTCCCAAGCCATCAGGAACGCGGGTTTTTATAATGACTTTTCCGCAGTTCCCGCATGTCTCTGTCTGCTGCTTGCTCATCGCTGGGACTCCTTCAGTGCGCGGATGCGTGCTGCAATCTCATCTGCCGTTTCACACGCGTATTCCTTGTAGTCCCGGCCATCGCGTTCGTACTTGTCGCAAAGCACCGCAGCTTCTTCCAGCCCCGCAAGGCGTCCAGCAGCATAAGCCAGAGGAGCGGCACGCGCAACAGTTTTGAATTTCTCCAGGCTGGGCTTGCTCTGCTCCACCGGAGCGGCGACCTGTAGGCGTAATCGAACCAGATCTTCGCGGATTCGTTTGTTCGCCTCAGCGTCTATCCCATCGAGAAACACCCTCGAAACGCTGGCACCTTGTTTGTGTCCCCATTCCCTTGCAACCCGCTCGCGCATCTCGATGAATAGGAATAACCCCATATCATCAATGTCCATCTCATCCATGCTCGGCTGCGGTTCATGCTGCTGTGTTGCGGTATCTTCACTAGCCATAAAATCCTCTTTCACTGGTAGAGGTACGCCACACGGCGCGAACCTTTTTCGTTGTTGCAGCGGATGTGAGCTGCACCGTTCATCCTCTTGCCGTCAACCTCGATGCGATCGTCACGTTTCGCGCCTCCCATGCCTCGTCCTTGCGCGTGCTCAAACGTGGCATCCTTCTGCTCCATCGGAAGACCGCAAAGGCAACACCGGCCATTCTGACGCTGCCACATGAGCTTTGTGCGCCGTTTGTATTCGGCTTTGCCGGCCGCCGTGTCGGCGCAGACCTCGCGCCCATCTTCATAGGTCTGCACCGCCGGCGCGGGCTCACGCTTCCGGTCTTTTGGCTTGGGAAAGCCTAGTGGTGACATATCTCCTCACATGCGGCGATGATGTCTGCCTGGATGTCGTCCATGTCCGCGGCGATCAACGTGAGCATGACCAGCTTGCGCTCTGCTGGCGTTGTTGCCCCGGACTCTTTGGTCTCGGCAAACGCACGTCGAGCGATCATGCGCGCAATGTTTCCATTGAATGATGTCTTCATTCGGATCCCCACGGAAGAGAGAGACGCGCCTGAGAGTTGGCTCGCGCGATGCGCTTGTGCAGTGGGGTGTCCACTTCCAAGCTGATAACGAAGCCGTCCTGGAACACCAGATCATCTCCCTGCCGTTCTGCTGGCTGGCAGAGCCACACGATTTTCGTGTACGGACACATGCAGAACAACTGTTCATCGAAGCGGCCGAAGCCACACTGGCTGGAATAGACGACGGCATCTTCCCACCGCGCCGGGCCCACCTTGCGCTCAAGGTTTTTCGGTGCTAACAGAGCGTTGAGGAATCCGTCAGCAATTAACTCGTGCCACGCTTTACCAGACAGTGCGCGAATCTGCTTCTGCAGCGCCGCGCCCATCGTAACGGTGATGTCTGGATCGATCAGCGCGGTGAGAGCCGTGCGTCGTGTCGATGTCTCCACCGGGCTCTGCATGGGCACCATGGCATTGACGAGATTATGCGTCTGCCCGTGCTGTACTTGGCGCAGCATCTCGATCGCTCCGTAGATAGCTGCGGGTGATGCCGCCCAAACAAAACGCGGCTTGGCGATGCCGAGATGCTCATATCGTTCCCGCAGCAGGTCTTGCACAGCCCATCGGTCCTCGATGAAGTGCTTCTTTTCCTCTCGCTTGGCGAGGGATTGCGTGGTCGAAACGACTATATCGTTGATTTCTTCGAAATCACTCATGCAAATTCACCGGCTTCTTTCCTTGCCTTGTAGGTCGCCCATACAGGCAATTCGATCTGTGCAATGTTTACGTGGTCGGGATCGTTGGCATCCCAGCGGCCACCGTGCTTGCCGCCAGGAAAATCAAAGATCACCGAATCGACCAGTGGGTAACCGTAACAACCTTTGATCGTGCAACCCGGATATCGCCGCGTAAACTCCTCACGCAGATTATTCTCGGCCTGCTTCCTCTCGGCGCGCTCGCGCATGTCGTTCTCGTAACAGGATTGCGAGCAGTACACGCTTCTATCGTTTGGAAACACCACTACCAACTCATTGCCGTCGTGATCCTCGTTGCCGTCAATGCCATGGAGTCGGATGTTGCAACCAAAACAATCCCAAAACCAACCGTCCTCCACCAGAGCCCTGATGGGAACCGGGCCGGGTGCATACATGTCGAACTGCGGAGCCCGGCGACACGATGCGACGCCTTCGAAGTCGCAATCAATCTCGTTGGCCCCCTCACGCCGCGCCACAACACCACTCGTGGCAAAGACAACGCAACCGTTTTCGTCGCCCTGCACGCTGTATGCCTGAAGTTTCTTCTTTTTCATCGTAGCCCTCTTTGGTGTTCGTTTTCAGGGATTGGCTCACCGCAATCCCGAGCAAACCCAATACGTTTTGAACGTCTTGCGGTGATGGATACAGTTTGCCGGGTTCATCGTGTAGCCCTGCTTCCGCATCATCCAATCCGGGTGATACGGAAGCCGAGATGCAGCACTCGGCTTCCCGTCCACCGTCAATTCCATGTCGATCGTGCGCGGAGCCATTACCGCAGCCCCCGTGGCACCAATTGATCGGGAATCTCGACCGAGAAAAATCCCTGCTGCCCGCGATATGGGATTGGCTCGTCGAACTTGTGGCGCACGCCCATCTCGAAGGCGAAACGGCCTGGACCGTAGTTGCCCCAGTAGAGTTGAGAATCCGTGCGGCGCGAGCGGATATCCTCCGTACGATGGCACGCCGTGATGCGTACAACGCCCAGGATTGCGCCGTAAGGCATGGTCTGGTAGCTGAGGCCATACGGATTCAGTTCGTCTTCCCATATGTCCTCCATGCCGACCTTTGTTTTGGCAGCGTGCAGGGCGACCAGGCCGCTTACGCGGGTCGGCCAGTGACGGGTCTCATCCACCTTGATTGGATGGCCTTCGCCATCGTGTTCGAAGCAGATGCTGGCCCACGGTTGCCAGAGGGATAGGCAAGGTATCTTCATTTTTCCATCCATGAAATGAAAGTGGGGTTGTCGCGAACGAACGAGCTGAGGAACTCTCCGAGATGCTTGATGCCGGGGTGATCGTCCCCTGTTGCGTCGGGACTCATCCAGAAGGCATCGCCTCCATAAGCACAACTGCCAGCATGCAGGACTTCGTGCATGAGATTGGTCTGGAGGTCTCTACGTGATTCGGCGTGGATGTATGTAATCTCCTTACGCTCGCAATCAGTTTGGGCGCCCACCCCTTTGAACGATTTCTCATGAAGATGCTTCACCGTGTCTTCATAGGAAGCGACTTCTCGAATGGGCCAAATCTCTCCACGGATCATCACCATGCGTGGTGTTCCGTCCGCATAGGTAGCACTATTTTCGGCCCAGATCGGGCCTACGTAGCTGTAATTCGCACCTTTCCATGCAGGTTGCCAATCAGAGAAAAGGAATTCTCCCTTCTTGTGTTTGTAGTAGGCGTACCCATTGAAAGAACCGAGCACGAGATTAACTACCAAGGCGATGCCGATAATGAATTTCCAGTGAAGCATCTTCATTCTCGCGCGGTGTATCTGGCGGGACTGTTCTGCAAACGTAGCGCGCCCGGTGAGCTTCATAGGTCCACCACCACCATGTATTCGCCGATCGGATAGTGTCGGCCATCGCTACGCCGTCCAAGCCAGCCAATGATGTTCGTTCCGTCGTAGCATGTGAGGTGAACATGGTCATACCCGTCCAGCGCATTAAGTGGTACCTGTGCGACGGCCAAATGGTGAGTCCTCAACACATCCAGATACTCCCGCTGCCCATCGGTGCCAACGCTTCCCAAGCCGCGGATCTCATCATCTGTTGCGAGGCGCAATGACTTGCCAAGCACTACAAAACGGAGCTTCGCTTTTACCGCCTTAATGACGCGCGTGAGGTACTTGTCATGCGTCGCGCTCTTCTTCAGCCATTGCGTGATGCCGAGCTTCGGCAGCAGGTAATCTGCTCCAGCTTGATTGACGAATTTCTGAATAGTATCGCCATACATGCCACCGAAGTAAGCCTTCCACGCGCTGTCGTAGCAGGTGATGACGATTTCACCCTTGCCAGGTTCGTAGTTCAGGAAGAAGACGCGAATGGCATCCAGCCCTTGCAGGTACTCCGGTTCGTTGACTTCCATCGTGTCCAGTGTGGTTGCCATGTGTTACTGCCTCCGCAGGGCTTCGTAGCCCGGTGTGTTGTGGTAGTGAGCTTGTTCGTGGATCGGCCAGCAGCTTGTGCAGAGACGCTTCTCGCATAGTCCGCAAAATGCGTAGCTTTTCCGAGGCATGTGCTCGCATTCGCGTCCAGGATCATAGGCTTGTGGCCCCGTCATTTGGCTGATAATATTCGCATCTTCACTCATTGTCTTTTCCTTCGGCTCTAGGCTTTTTATGTAAGCGATGCAGCGTTCCATGTGTGGAATCGTTTTCGTTTGGGATGTGACTCCTCTGCCTGCCATAATCCAGCAACGATTGTTGGGTCCAGAAGCACATTTAGGGCAGCGCACCGTCTCGACATCTTCGAATGTGTAGGAAGTTCTTCTCATTCGATAATCCTTCCCTTGCAGGCACACTGCACCGGCGTTTTGCCGCTGATGGCGACGAGATATTTGGCGCGTTCGCGGATGTTCTCGGGGAGAAAGTCCACGAGAACGGGGTAGGCGAGCTGACAACCACACTGCAATGCACCCTTCACAGGTGGCCCAACCCACACCCAATCAGGAGACGGAACGGGGCGTTCACGAGGAAGATTGTCGCGCCGATCAATGGGGCGATCGTGGTCGATTGCGAACTGCATGGATCCCATGGGCGGTATGGTGTGAATGTCGATACAGCTCACAATGTTCCTTCCTGGCGCATCTGCTCAATGCGCTCCATCTGTTGTGAATTCAATCCAGCAATGGACACCACTTCGCGCTGCTGCCGCAAGTGCGTCGCGTACCAACGGTGCATCTTCCAATTGGTGCAGTTTTCGCAATAGTGCTTGCCGTCCGGAGCTACTCCTACAGCAGAGCGTGAGCATTTGCAGCAATCTGCCATTTGATACCCTTTCTGCATGCTTTCCCCGGCCGCCTATCACATCCTCGCCAATCAAAACCTGATCACCGATGGGCCGCGCCGGCTGTTGATGGAATTACTCCGTGATTATGACCTGACTTCGTTCCGCATGCTGTCGGTCAAACGACTCTCTGAAATGTATAGCCGCGAGCCCAGAAGCATCGCCACAGACTTGAATACGCTTTGTAAGGTGGCGTTGATGGAGCGGGGCCCGATGGCGAAGAGCCCACGCTCCAACAACCCCATTCCTACGTACCGGATTCGCCCTGGGTTTCTTCTGACTCCGCAGAACCTGCAAGACTACTTTCAGGAGCGTCGGAAACAAGAGGAGCGGGAGTCAATTCTGCCACCTCCGTCACATCGGAAGAAGAATCCGGGGGGGATTGTGGCGGCGCAGCAGCGGCGTGCCGAACTGCGAGCAGCCGGTCAATCTCAGCAACCAGAAGAGCTGCAGCTTTAGCCAGATTGCGGATCGGATCGTCGGAAGGCTTCCACCAATCGGCATCCCACGGCCACATCTGTTCTCGGATTTCTGCCGTATCGATTTCGTCGTTGCTGACGATTTCGATAGCCTTGCACGTATAGCTGATGGCGGCTGCAGGCATTTCCCCCATGATGTGTTCGGCATCATGCTCTGCTGTCCAACCTTCGTGTTTGATTTGGCGGATGCGCTCGCTCAACACGATGCCGATACCGGTAGCGGACAGGTCCCCCTCCGGGTAGTGTCCATCGCCAATCGAACTCAAGCCGTCTTCGATGCCCATGAGGCGTGATGCCAGGCGAGCGCCAATGACGGCTTTCTCTGACTGAGTCAAAGCATCGTCGAGCATCTTCATGTTCGCGATCTGCATGCCCATCACTTCAGCATCGGTCTTGCTGTGGCACACCAAACAATCGCCATCGTTGTTGCTGTCTATGCCGAGACCACAGCGCGGGCAGTCGCCGAGCTTTTGAGCCTTGCGCTCGTAGACCTCGATCAGGTGCAAGATACGCTCAGGGGAAGCGTAGTAGATGTACGGGATCATGTCGGTCAGATGCGGTTGTACTTCGACACTGACTTCGCAGTTGCCGAGCACAACGGCTTTCTGTGCCTTGCCCTTCAAGAGAGCAATCTGTGTGGGTGTTACGGTCATGGTTTCGTCCTCGCGGTGAGAGTTGCGTTGTGGTTTTACTTCGCCCAAAGGCTTGCGTTCAGGCATTCAACAATGCCGTCAATGATCTTGCCGAGGCCTTCCTGAAAGCTGGGCGGGTTGACAATAGTCTTGGATTCAACGGCGTGATCTGTCTTCACGGCGGCGTTAACGATTTCCATTGCAGCGGCTTTCTTCTGTTCGCCGGTCTTCGCACCGTATACGGATTCGATGCCCTGGATGAGCGATGGAAGAACGGCGATGGTGCGCAGGAAGAGCTTGAGAAAGTTCATGCTTGTGCCTTTCGTTACAGAGATAGATTGCGAAGAGTGATGCAACTCTTTGGGAAATCCACTTTACGCATCATCTTCATGTCCATGAAATACACGACGTGATCATCCCGCCAGTTCGCGGCGTTCTTGCGCCACTTCTTCCGAATCCGCTTCTTCTTGCTGCGAGGGAAACGGAACTGTACATGCTTTGTCTCAGGCAGGTACGGGCTGCAGATGGCGTCCACGCCCATAAACTCGAGCGCGTCGTCGATTGAGCGGCTGGCTGGAGGTGCCTGTATCTCTTCGAATGCGGCGCCGTTGGCGAGAGCCGCCGCTATCCGGCGATGCATCTCCGTCCCGGCAACCAGTGCTGTGTTTGCCGGTGAGAAACGGCCCATGTCAAAGATACTCATGGCCGCTCCTTCCATGGCTTGATGAATCCGCCACAATGCTCCCACGCGAGGAAGTCTGCGGATGTAAAGGTGGGAAGAGCGTAATTATCCGAACCGCCAGGATAATGCAGGCTAACATGCCAGTCATAAGGTGTGACCGTATGGTCTTCGGGACGCCAGTGCGAGACTGATGCACACACTGTTTCGGTGTCGTGGAACTTGTATTCCCAATGGTCATAGCCCACATTGCCGACAATGTCTACGCGGTAGCTGGGAGGCTTTGGCTTATCAAGTTCGTAATGAGTGGCTGTGAGGGCTATCCCGATAAGGACACCAATAACCAGACCCGGAGCTAATAAGGAATCTTTCATGCTTGCATTCTCCTCTGGTTCGTTCGTTCAGTCGAGAAATCTTTGGTAACCACTTGCGGAGGACTTGCGCCAACTCCGGTTCTCAGGGACACTCAGGGTGTGCAGCCGCCGCGACTCGTCCTCGCCGCGTGGTTGCCTTGGGGCTGACTTCACGCAGGGGAGTCGGCCCCTTTCTCTTCTTCCATTCCCGCGAACAGCGGAGCGTACTCAGCAACGTCGCCGCCGGCTTGCTTTGGTGGTTTCGTCCAGTAGTTCGCCAAGCGACGTTCGCTCATGGCGGCATATTCTGGATTCAATTCACAGCCTATGTACTGGCGACCGTGGCGCAGGGCCACGACTCCCGTTGTACCGCTGCCGCTGAATGGATCGAGCACGACGCACGGGGACACCTGGGCATCCTCGCATGTGCAGGTCGGCTCCCATCCCTTTGTGACGTACTCTGCTGAATGCACACCGAACTCATCGCGTGCCCGGTTCTGCCCATTCACCCCGCGCACTTGCTGCATGCCGCTCGTGAGATCCGCAGAGTGGTCATGGAAGCTCTTACCCAATGCTTTGGCGTATCGCTCGGACGGCTCAAGGATGCGTTTCCACGGTGCGCCACATGCGCTGCAACATCCTTTCTCGCTGGTACCGGCAAGAATGCAGGGCTCCACCAACTTCGTTGGGAACGTGGCGAAGTGAGCTTCAGGGAACGCCTCGGTACTGACCGTCCACACGCTGCGCTTGTTGCGCGTCGAAGGCATCACCGCCATCGCTTCGTCAAAGCTCTCGTTGTTCTTCGTGCCGCTGCCGGATGTGGCGAGCTTTCGTATGCCATTTCGCTGGCTAGTTGGCGCAGACTTGTGCCCCTCCGTCACTCGCGCCCGACGTTCATGCGTGTTATTGCTGGCTGTTTCCTTGATAGCCTCTGCGTCGTAGAAGTAGCGCGCTGACTTGGTCAACAGAAACACGTATTCATGCGACGTGGTGGGCCGGTCCTGATAGCTCCCCGGCATGGGATTTGGTTTGTGCCAGATGATGTCTGAGCGCAGCCACCAGCCGTTTTCCTGAAGCGCGGATGCAAGCCTCCATGGCATGCCCATCAGGTCTTTGGGCTTGAGTCCGGAGGATGGAACGCGCCTACGGTTTTGGACAACGGCTGACATTGTTCCAGAACCAATGCGAGGGTTAGAAGATGTTCCACGCGATCCCGTGCTGTCGTAGCCACCAGCGTTGCTGGCATAAGAATCTCCAAGATTTACCCAGCAAGTTCCATCTGGACGAAGCACCCGCCGAACCTCGCGGAAGACCTGAACCAGCTTCTCGATGAACTCCTGCGGGGTCTCTTCGAGACCAATTTGCTCGTCCACGCGCGTTGCTCCGCATCGCCCGCATGTGCTCTTGTACGGGACACGCTGCGTGTGAGTACGATCGGCACGGTTACCGCTCTTTCCCTGGGTGCCACGGTTCTGCAAGTGGTCGCAACCCGGATCGTTACCGCCCACCCATTGACCCGTTTGATAGTCCCTAAGCTGGTAGTACGGTGGGCTGGTGACGACGCAATGCACGCTGCTGTCCGGCAACTCCTGTAGCCGCTTCAGCACGTTGCCAATGAGAATGACGCGACCCATCACTGTTCCTTCGCTGCCTGTTTGGCCTTATAGTCCTCGATCACACGCGCGGCGGTTTGCTCGTCATCATGCACGCCGAGATACACCTTGCCCACCTTCGCCTGGCAACGCCCGCTCTTCATGCGGTGAACGCCAGGGATGCCGGTGTTGGTCTTGCGTTCGCGGAACCGCTTCGCGTTGGATTCGCGCACGGCTTTCTGTGCTGGCGTGGTGCGTGCGGTGGCCGCGTGGCGTGCGCTCTCAGAGAAGTAACGGTCAACAATTCCTCTCATCGCGCCACGTATGGAACCAGTCGTAAATCCTCGCGCACTATCTGCGGCGGCCGTCAGAGCTTCGATTAGATCGTCTTTGGTCATCGTGTCACCTGATGCCCGTGGCGTGCGTAGAGAAAAAACAGAAAGACTGCGAGCATCACAAGCGGCCCGGTAATCATCCCGAGGAATTGTGCGCGGTGGCGTGCGCGGTATGTTTCAGGCATTCAGTTCTCCAGTGCGATTCAGTTCCGGTGGTGGTGGAGCGCAGCGTCCGCGTCCTCCGCAGGTGCGGCAGGTGCGAGCTGATGACTCCTGCCGTCCAGGGATGTATGGTGAGACCTCAAAGCCAACACCGCTACAGCGGGGGCATTTGATTCCCGACATAGACTGCTGTGGCTTGCGGCGCTTCATTGGTGCAAGGTCTCCATGTGCCGCTGCAGCACCTTAACAGCGCACTCTTGGCTGCACAGGTGTTTGTCATCGCTCTCGTCATGTTCCGGCCACGGGCCAAAGCACAGCGTCTTGCGATCTTTGTTTTCGCGAAACGTGAGACGGTTGTCCTTGTCGCTGATGACCGCGTTGCAGGCGTCGCAGTGATAGACGGTGGACTTCATGACGCTGCCTCCGGATTTTCGTGCGGTACCTGCATCAGCGGCTCAACAAATTCAAGCTGCTGGAGGACACCTTCCAAGGTCTTGCGGACGGTCTGGATCTCGCGCGGGCGGGCAGCATATGCATTGATTCGTTCCCATCCCTTGCGGATGTCGAACGTGGTGCCGATGCGAATGGCATCGTTGTTGTAATAGCCGCCTTCGGTGAGTTGTTTGCCCGCAATCCTGTTGAGTTCGTCCGCGCTGGCCTCAACCAGATAGTGGCTACCACTTGTGGATGCAATGACCTTCATGTCGTCTTTCTCCTTGGTAGATCGGGATACGCTCGTTCAATCACCCGGTAGAGCGCTTCGTCTTGCAACACGCCGCCAGGCAGATGCTTGAATGCTTCGGATTCGCGTAGATGGTGCGGCAATTCCTCAGCGGTGATGGTGAAGGATACGGGTGGCCGGTCGGTACGCTCTACGGTGGCTGTGACGCTGTAGAAGTCGCCATCAACACGCAAAGCGCGGAAGGTAGAGCGGCGCAACAGCATGCGCCGCAACCCTTCCAACGTAACCGGACGGGCCTTAGCCATTTTTCTTATTCCAAAACAGCCGCCACCCAAGCACTTCGCAAAGTGGCTTATCGTGGCCTTCGCGCTCAGAGAAGTACGCACGCGCATTTGGAGACTTGAGACGGATAAACCATCGCCATAGACGAACAAAGAGAACGCCATCCACTATTTCCGCAGTCATGCAGATATCTCCGCAGGGCGCACACTCAGCGCCACTGCAACAGGGCTAACCCAGATGGGCATAGCAGACAGGGAGAAGGTCTCCCCGGACCACGCCAGCAACAGCGTGTGGGCCATTACGTCGCCGATGGCGGTAGCAGCACGCGGTGGCACGGCGTTGCCGATGCGCTCACGCTTTGCCCCGTCTCCATCGCCGTCCAAGTCGAAGATGTCGTCAGGATCAATCAGAGATTGCAGCGCGGCCAGCTCCAGCGTTGTGAAAGGCCGGTGCCACGTACCGTCCATGGAGCGGATGATGGCGACCAGCTTGTCATTCGCAGCCGGTAGCGCGTCTATGCGTGGATCGGCGACGTTCCAGCGGCCATTGTCGGTGCTGGCCGCAGCCGATACCGCCCCGCATGTCTCATTGAATCCCACCACGCCATAGTGCCCATTGGTGAGGTACGCATCGCCGCGTTTCTTCTGCCCGCCTGGGCGAGGGTCGGCAACGGAGAGCCACCCGCCCTGCACGCCCTTGCCGCCAGCGATGACGGTGCCGCAGGGCTTGTCATAGTCGCACACTGCGAGGTTTCCGTATCGGTTTTCCCACGCTGGACGGGGATCGGCAATTCCGAGGCCACCGGCAGATGGACCGGTGCCGCCACTGATGGCTTGGCTTGCTTCGTCCCAGCGCTGAATGCGGTAGACGTTGTTGTAGCGCCCTTCGGCTAGGAGGCGTGGGTCTGCAATCGAAATCGGGCCTTGCCCCGGCGCTCCTTGCCCGGTGACAACACCAGACGTATCACTCCACGACTGCACGCCGTACTGCGAGTAGTGGTTCTGCCCACCTTCAAACCGAGGATCGGCAACCGCGAAAGCGCCGCGCGTCGGTGCTGCCATGCCGGTGATGGTGCCGCTGGTATCTTCCCACCGCTGCACACCCAACGTGTCGCCGTACCAGTTACCCGGTACCAGTACGAAGTCTTGCAGGTGGCCGTCTGCCACGCGCAGTTTGTTGAGGGAGCGCCAGTCGCTGCCAGCTTCCACGAATGCCAGCCGCACCCATGTCTTCCATTGCAAGTTGGGCAACAGGTGCATCGGGCCACCGCGCGGATCTCCTGGCATTGGAAAGCGGCTCAGGACGTCGCCCACGGCCCGCAGCGTGCGCTTGGGTGGCTCATACAGGAACGGCGGAACCTTTTCCGTGTGCCGTGCCACCATAAGAAAACGCTTGCGTGATTGCGCCAGTTCGCCAAGCTCCCCGCAGTCGTGGAATGTCTCGGCCACGGCGTAGCCATACGCGCGAAGCATTGATCCAATCTGATCGAGCAGGTTGCGGCCACGGGTGGCGATGCGCGGGACGTTCTCAAAGATGATGAGTTCGGGCAAGCTGTCGCGGAACGCCTCCAGCATGAGCCACACACCGCGCAGGGTGAGGCGGTTCAGTGCCTGATACTTGCCGGTCTTGCTGCGCGTCTCAGAGAGCAGCCCGCTAAATCCTTTGCACGGTGCCGACAGGAAAACGATGTTCGGAAACTCGCCGCCCGCAGCTCGCCGAATGTCGTCGGGTGTGGCCTCTACCCAATCGCTCGGCGGCTCGCATTCGTGGAATTCCTTGTATTGTTCGCGGTCGAACATGTCCAGGACGGTGCCGCGTGAATCTGAGAGCTTGTCGAAGTCACGGATGGCGGCTGGCGACACGTCGACGCCACCGATGCAGCGCATACGTGCGCGTAACCCGTTCACTGTTGCCGTGCTGCGGTTGAAGCCCTTGGCACCACCACCAAGGCCGCAAAAGAGATGGAAGTGGCGGACATCTACGTCCTGAATGTGACCGATTTGCATGAAAGTATCGTCCTCGCGCGGGGTAAAAAGGGTGGGGGCGCGAACGCCCCCGGTAATGGTTTAGCTGTCGAAGTCCATGACCAAGCGAACGTTATCGTGGCCGTGCAGGGTGCCCAGCTTCAACATCGTAGGAAGGATGCGAGTCCACAACTGCGTGGCAGCTTTGGGATATCCAGTTTCCCATTCAACATGGGAATACGTGCGTGCGTAGCGGGTATTGAATACTTCCACTGCCTCGCGGTATTCAAGCCCACGTTTATCCTTCACAGCTTCATCGAAATTGCGTTGCATTTCGACCTGTGACACATGATCAATGCCCGTACCGCTGATCCCTCCGCAGTAATTGCGCGGCTCTGCTTTTCTTCCCTGCCATGAAGCAAACTCTTCGCCGTTGATCCAGCCGCGAGACTTTGTGGTGCGTGTCCAGTCATACGCGAGGATTTCAGAGAGCGTTACCCATGTCGCGCTGTGTTCATCACTTAGCGCGGATCGTGCTTCATCGCTGATGTCTTCAGGGACGCCGCGACCGTCAGACATCGGAATGAACCCGTCTCCCATGTCGCAGCCCGCAAATCCGCGTCCGTTGCGTACGTTGCCAAGGATGGCGAACAGGTCATAATCGCGGTCAATATCGAGTGCGGAACGGGTTTCCGGTTCGTCTTCGTACTTACCAAAATAGGGGTTCGGTACCGTTACGGCGATCCATGCAGAAACGCCTTCAGGGGTGTTGGTGCGGTATTCAATAGCGGGGTGGATGTCGCAGCCCATTTTGTTTGTCCTCGTCTTTCGGTGTGGTTAGAACAGCGTTTGATGTGGGTTGGCGGTGGTGTCACGGAACAGCGGCGAACGGCTTTCAATCTCGCCAGCCAGAGACTCAATGCTGCCAGCCGGCGAGAGCAAGCGTGCGGTAAGTTGCCGGCCCTCCTCCTCGGCGCGTGCCTGGGCGCGTTCCGCGTCGCAGTTGTCCATGCCGGGAAGCGTGTGGGTGTCTTCGGGCCGCATAGCTACCTCCACGAGGCGGCGCAGCTTGGGCACCAGTGGAACCCGATGTTCCATTCGTGCGGTTCATTGTCGAGCGTCCACCGGCGGCAGAAGCACGTCATGCAAGAGACGCCATCCCACCCGCGTTCCTTCCACATTTGTTGTGTCTTCTCCAGGTCGGTCATGCGCTCACCTTAAAGGTGCCGTTCACGATTGCCACCACGTCATCGCGGTAAAACTCTTCGTCGCAGGAATTGCAACGGATGCCGTCACCGTCGCCGTTGTAGTTCAGGTCTGAGTTATCCGCTAGTAGAACCTCAACACCCTGGGGTTTCGTCTCATATCCCACTACGGCACGGTTCTCGGTCATGTCAGAGTAGGAGTGCAATTCGCCATCGTCACACAGTGGGCACTTAATCGCGGGCGGATCAATGACGCGCAGCCCTGGCAATTCGCTGCTGAACTGCTGCAAGCCTTCGCTTGCGGTTTCTTCGGCGTAGTGGTCAGCGGCTCCGCGCAGCGCATCGGCGAAATGAATCTCTTCGCGGTCGCAGTAGTGGGCCAGGTCGCAGAGCAGGTCTTGCAGATTCTGCGCGCGCAGGTCGAAGCCCTCGCCGCGTAGCTTACCGCTCACGAGTTCGCCCATGGGTGAGGCCGCGAATTTGTTGAGCGCAGCGGCTGCAGCGGTGGCCCGCTTGCCGTTCATCTTGTCGGGGTTCGGTGTCTTGTATGCCATGGTGACGGGTTCCTCTTGGTGCGATAGCCGGGATACGCTCCCGGCGGGCGGCAATGTGGATTACAGGGGCAGGTCGTCGACAGAGTTGGGAAGGGGAAGCGGATCGGGAAGGACTTCGTCTTCCAACGGCTCCGGCTCCGCGCTCTTCCGCTTGGTCAGTTCATAGTGGCGAATGACATACGCCGCTGCTGCCCGGGCCTCGTCGGGGGTTAGATAGATCCGGCCAGAGGTGTTTACTTTGACATGGAATTCTTCCGCGAATTCCCTCTCTGTGTCGCTGATCGGATCTCCTTCGATCAACTTGCCGTCTTTGTCGATGATGTACATACGGTGTCCTCGCTGTTGGTGTGGTGGTACGGGTGAAGTGTTGGGCGGTGGCTCTTGTCCGGGGAGTGCGGGGAGCCACCGCGCGGCGCGGGCTGTTGTTGTCTTATGTGCCCGCGCTATGCCTCAATCGTGAGTAGAACGGTGTTGACGTTCGTGCCTGATTCCTTGAAGGTGCCAGCGGGTAGCGGTTCCCATATACCGCCCGACGCCTCCACCAGCGGCAACAGTTCGCGCTCTTGACGCGGACCACCGGCGCATATGGCCACCAGTCGACCGCCGGGCTTGAGGAAGTGAATCGCGTGCTTGATGTGGGCAATGTCCTGCGCGTTGGAAAATGGCGGGTTCATGAGTACGCGGTCAAACTTGCCCAGGTTGCCATTCTGTTGCAGGAAGTCACCGCATACGATTTCGTCGGCGTGTGACTCCAGTTTGTAAACGAGGCTTGAGCTGATCTCTACCGCGACCACCTGCCCATTGGGGCGCACAGGTGGCAATGCGGCGAGGATGTTGCCGGTTCCTGCACTCGGCTCCAGCACGCGATGGCCGGGCCGAATATCGGCTTCGTCCACCATACGGGCGGCGAGTTCGGGCGGCGTGGGGAAGAGCTGCGGCGCGACGACCACCTGCACGCCAGCCTTTGCGCTCTTCTCCATGTTGTGCAGGTCAGAGTACGACGGAATGCGAGGATCGCACGGCACGGCGGCGCGTGCTTCGGCGTATACGTTGCGGGTCTGCACAAGCTCGCTCACGCTCTGGGCCTTCACCTCTTCCGTGTCGTGGCGAGGCTGGAAGCGTGGAACCGGAACCGCTGACGGAGGCGGGGCGTCCGTTGTCAGCTTCGGCACAAACTTCTCTTTTTCGTCGCTGATAAAGACGCGGCGGAGTTCGCTACGTCCATCCTTGAAAATCATCGCTACGCGGTAGCGGTATGCGCCATAGTCACCGCTGGCTTTCTCTTCGCGCGTGCCTTTGTAATCGGTGTGGATTTTCTTCCACTCTGCGGATGTCATCGCATGGCATCCCGCGCAGTTGACGTTAGTAAGCGGTGGCAGTGCGCGTTTTTTCTTCTCGGGAGCCTTGAAGTCGCCCAGCATGGCACGCTCATAGCTCAGGCGATTCTCGTAATGCTCAATCCAGCGCGTTTGGTGAGCAATGCTGAGCGGGTATGCTTCGCGTGCGGCCTCAAAAATCTCATCCAGCGTACGGGGAACAAAGAACCGCGAAGGCTCCTCGCGTAGCACATCGTATGGCGTGCAACGAGACGTCCATGTCGGGTCGTCGCCTTCCTTGCGTCGCAGGGTCAGACCGCAGCGGCCACCGGCGATGATACGCGCCATCTTTAGCTGCTTCTCGCTGTCTTCGATCTGGCTGCACTTCTCCCAAGCGGCGAGATAATCCTCTGCCTCCTTAACGTTGCGCTGGTGCTTCCGCATGTCCGCCTCTAGCCCTTTGATACGGCGCATGCGAACGCCTGGCAGTTCCTTGTACTTCGCGTGCGCCAATGCGCCGGTGGCGCGTTCCGTCCAATAGCTTGCCGTCTTCCACATCTGGACGGTCTTCCGGATGCCGTTCTGGATGCGCTGCGCGTCCTTGCGTGCGTGGCGCTCGGAGTGATGGCCTACAAGAATCGGCTGACCGAACGGGATGTGTTCGGTAATGGCTTCAACGGCTGCGCTCGCACGCACTGCATCATCTGCGCGTTTGCTGCTGTACTCACTGAAACGTTCGGCGCGTTGCTCCGCACGCTCCACTAGCGACGTGTCTTCGTCGCCAATCTCGCCGCACATCTCAATCAGCAAATCTTCGCGGCTGGGTGTCCACATCGGAGCCACGAAAAGCTCTTGTTTTGGTGCCCACTTGAAGCCGTTGGCCTTCATGCGGTTGTAGTCCTCGGTAGAAAGGCGGCACGCGGGATAGAGACGCAGCTTGTTGTCTTCGGGCGAGTAGGTGGCTGTATGCTGCATGGCGACGGGTTCTCCTTAGTAATGCTTGCACTACTATGATGCATTGCGGCGCGGTGTGTCAACTAGAAACTTGAGTCTCGGCGTAGATTTTTTGGGCAAGCTCCGTACCCTCGAACCATGGGCGCAGCGGCAGGGAGATTGCGTCGGGTTGTGCGGGGTATCCGTGTTGCCTACGCCATTCGTTACTGGCGGCTTGCTCCTGCTTCAAATGGTGTTGCAGTGTGGCGATGTGGTTCGGGCGCTCGGCTCCGCTGAATACGATCCCGTTGTTGTCCACGCTCATCAATTGGCCGTTGACTTCGTAGAGGCTGATGCCGCCCGTGTTGGTGTGGACAAAAACCACGGATTGGGTGGCGTGGATACGGTCAGACTTGCGGCGGGCGAAGCGGCTAACGAGTTCGGCAATCTTTCCCATGGTGTCCTTTCGTGGTTAGAGGCAGGTCAGGCCCACAATCAACAGGGCGGCGGCAGTGGCGGCGATAAAGCGGATCTCTAAGCGGTGCATGGCGCTCCCTGTACGGCTGGCGGGGTGTTGGGTTGGGGGTGTACCGCTGCGGCTTTTTTCTGAACTGCTGCAGCGGCCTGGATGAGATAGCCAAAGTTGGCGGCGAAGTGCATTTGACGGGTTCCTTAACGCTTGATGGTTGCGGGTTTGGGCGGTTTTCCCCCGCCCTTGCATCCCGGATCGTGTTTGTACAAGCTGGGGCCGTGTGTAGCGACAACCCCCGCAGAAGTGAGCGCGTAGCGTTCTCCGCACTGGCAGCACTTACCGGTCATGAGCTTATCCTTCGAATGCGGCGATGCGTTCCAGCATTGAGGCGATGCGTGCCTCGGTGTGCGGCACGCCACCGGGAAAGTCTTTCGCGGGTACGGCGTCGAGTGCATCATCGCTGGCGTACTGCAACACAAGCAAGGCGCGGCGCAGGATCACGGCTTCGCTCATGCTGAACACGGCATAGGGAATGCCCTTGTCGAAGGTCTTCGCGTCCCATTTGCGGATGCTCTTTCCGGTGTCGCTGTACTGAATCCAGATGTTGCCGGGAGCTCCGGGGGGATGGGCTCCGGTCGTCTCTGCCTGAACCTCGGCAGTTTCGCGAATGTCTTCGAGCAAGCGCACGGGGCAATGGACGCTGTGGAGGTATCCGGCAGGCGCGGCACAGGTGCATTTTGTCTCTGCTCTGGTTTCTCTATGCATCGGACATTGCGGATGCATCGGGCCATCAAAAGGCTGGCACCAACACGCATCGGAGGGAGAGAATGGAACGCCCGCAGCTTCCTGTTCTTCGGTTGGCTCTGGCTCCTGCTTCAGCCCGTAATGCTTGCGTGCCTCGGCCTTGATGCGCTCCACGGCTTCAGAGTCGAACGCCTTCGCGTGCTGCGCGTCGATGTTCTTCTGTGTGGCCCGTTCGCCAAATGCCTGGAACGTCGTTTCACTGTAATCGGCTTGCATCATGAACGTCTCTAAGCCATCGCCAACGAAAACGATACGGGCCATAGAGCGCAGGTGCTTCTCTGGGATGGTTGCTTGCATGGTGGTCAGCTTCAGAATGGCGCGTTTCTTGTCGCCCCGGATGTAGTCGGGTAGGTTTAATTCGGGCATTTCAATGCGGGTAACTGCTTCGGTTGCCATGTGGTTTCGTCCTCGCTTGTCTATGTCTGGATTTTGCCGGGATTCGCCGCCCGGCGCGGTCAATCGGTTGGTGGTCTAGTCAACGTCCATCTCATGATCGTGCATGGAGGTGTCAAGGCCCGGCGTGTCGTCGCGGTCGGCGTTGTCCTTCGCCATGGCTTCCTTGGCGTGCTTCTGGCAGACCGGGCGACCGGCGCTGTCCTCGCAGACCTTCGGCAGCTCGCAGCGGTAGCACTCTTCCGCCTCGTACTCCTCGCCGTCTTCGTCCTCGTCGCCGTCCTCATTCGGGATCGTGCCGTCAGCGTTCCGCGTGACAAACTCGCTTCCGTCGGTGTCCCATTCCGGCGCGGCCATGACTCCGGCACGGAAACCGGCCTGCTCTTCCGCGCTGGCATGCGTGTAGATGGAGACAGGCCCCTGCGAGTCACCGGCGTCGCCCCATCGGATCAGGGTTTCGAAGACTGGCGCAGGATTAGCGGCTGATTCCTGGCCTTCAACGTACGGTTGAGGGCCGAACGTCCACGGGTGAGAATGCTCCTCAATCGCGTAGCTGTCGCCGGTGCCTTCAAGTTCTTCCGCCCAATACTGTTCCCACCATGCGGAAGCTCCCGCAATGTCGCCCGCATGAATCAGGGCCATCAGTTCGGTGCGGTGCTTTCGGTCTTGCTCAATCCATTCGTTGTACTCGTCGTCTACCGGTTCGCCGGTGACCTTCAACGCTTCATCCCAACGCGGAAAAGCGTTGTCGGCGAGACCTTCCCACGCCTGCCACTCCGTGAGGTAAAGGCGCGTCGTCAGCCCCTCGTCGTTGTTGCTGGTCATGCTCCACACCCTGAACGGCCCCGGCGTCTCGGCATGGATTTGCGCCGCATTCCCGGCCCGGAGCGGTTCCCCAAGGCATCCGGCAGCCTCACACACCATCCTCGCCACCTCTCGCTCTTTCCGCTCTCCCAACCCATCCAGCCCAAGCCGACGCCGCCCGGCGTCGTCCAACCCATGCATAAACCGCAACGCACCACCGTCACCCGTTCGGGTGGCTGTCACAAACCACTGACGACGACCCGACACCTCGTTCGCCACGTACGCAAACGCCTCCCCCTTGCCATCCAGAAGCAGCACCCCGTTCGTGTACCGCTTCCAAAACCCATCGCACGTCACCGGCCCCGCAAACAAGCTCGCCACCATATCGCCTGTGTTCTCCGCGTACTTCCGACCCTGTATCTCAATCACCATCGCCTCAACCCCTCTCATTTCGTCTTCCAGTTGCACTTCTCACGCAGCCAAAACACGCCACGCCATATTAGGAACGCACACAACCCGCTGAACCCACGCCCATTACACGATTCGTCTCCGCAAGCACCGCACGCAGCCGACACGTCAAACACTCGCCCAACAACCACTCCACGCGACACACGACGCAGCACATTGGCCGCATCGTCGCGCTCACTTCTTCACCGCCAGCGTGTAGAGCAGACCGAGGCCAGCGATGCAGAGGCACGCGGTGTAGATGCCTGTTGGTGTTTGGCTGATGACGCCCACGATTGCAGCAGTGCCCACGATGGGAAAGCTGATGAGGAAGACTGCGACTCGAAGCATTGACGGGTTCTCCTGTGTGACATCTCTACAGTGATGCATAGCGGCGCATCGCGTCAAGGAATCTTTAGTAACCACCTGCGGTTACTGCGCACGGTTATCCCGCGTGTACACTCGGAGTGTAGTTAGGGGCGACAGAATGGCGAAGACGAACATCATGGGCTGGCGGTGTGAGTTCGACTCGTGCGGCCATGTGTGGATGGCATCCAGCGAGCAGGCTCCCGCGCGGTGCCCGAAGTGCAAGCGGGCGAATTGGCACGAGCGGACGACACGGAAGACCCGCAAGGCGATACCGCTGGAAAGCTGGGGGCAGCAGCTACAGCCCGGCGATGCTCTACTCATCCCCAAGCCCTCAGCCGTGGGTAAGACGGAACCCATTGACCTCAAAGCCGTCCGCGTCCTGCGCGATGCTGCCGCCACCGGCAAGCTCATGCCAGCGTCCCAACTCCCAGCACGACCAGCCCACGCCCCCGGTTGCCGCTGCATGATGTGTTCCAGCCCCCGACCGTCCTGACCGCTGCCGCTCCTCCCCCTCCCACCCGCTCCAAGTTCTGCCCCGACCTCCCCCCACCCGGGCCATGCCACCCCATGCCGCCCACCAGCCGGCGCACACCCTCCAGGCACACCAGCCCCACCACCCCCGGCAAGCCCGCCGACAAGGGGTATACCCCCCCTGCACCCCGCGTCGCGTCGCGACTGACCCCAGCCCCACGTTTTTCAAGTGACGGGATTCTAGCCAGTACACAAATTTGTGTAGACTTGATACACAAGAGTGTGTATTCTGTGTTTGGGGGTGGGTATGGATCTGCTGATTGGCATTGGGTGTTTTTTGGTGGTTGCGGCTTTGGTGTTCGTGAAGTGGTCAAAGGTGGGGCTGTGCTCACGTTGTGGTGTGAATCCTCAGTCTGTGGGGTGCGATATTTGCGACGAGTGCATGTCGTACACGGGGATGTGGAGGGGTTTGCGATGACGTTGAGTGCGATTGATTTGCTGGATATGGCCTGTGGTGTGGCTATTGTTTCGGCGTTCTGTTCGGGGTTTGCGTATCAGCGCGGGCACCGTGAGGGGATGCGGAACGGGATAGCTGTGGGTCGGATGGCGCATGCTGTGGACGACGCGGTGAAGCTGGACGAAGTGTTTGGGAAGCGAGGGTAGGGGGTATGGAGCCTCAAAAAAATGCGGCGGACGCTTCGCGTCATGTAGAGGCTTACGGGGAGACCCCGGCGTGTCCCCAGGATGCTCCGCCGCGCAGGGTTCGGAAATACGGGCGAATCCTGCGTTGGCTCCAGCGGCATCACTGGGTCCACTCGTGGTCGCGGTGGGAAGATGTCGAAGGAAAGACCTTCCAATCACACCCCGTCACTGGCAAGATCATCACCATGCCCCAGAATTTTCAAACCCGCGTGTGCTTGTACTGCCTGCTGCGGCAAACAAGGAAGGTCTCGTCATGGCGATAAGGTTTCCGGCGAACTGCATCATCGTCGCCGCGATTGCTTGCCTCAAGCCTGGCAATCGAATGCACTGGGCACGCAATCAAAGCGGGCGCTGGCATTGCTACTGGACACGCCGCGATGGGCGAAGTTTTCGATTCTACAAGCCGCGCTCGGGCAACAGGACGTACCTGCAGAACACGATGTACATTGGCGAAATCAAAGAGGTCAAGTAGGCATGGCGATAAGAGTCAGCATCAACGACAGCGCAGCTCTCAAGCTCAACGACAAGGGCAAAGAGTTACTCGAACAACACCTCAAGCTGTTCTTGCGCGTCGAGAAGCCCGAAGAGTACATACACCGCAACACACGATGGGATGGCCGAGTGGTGCTGCCACTCTTCGAGGTCATGAACATCTTCGGACCAGGCCTCGTCCATGGCATGGATTGCCCGTTTGACATCGACATCGAATTGATCCCCAACAACTAAGCGAGGCGCGTCCATGATGCAACGCCACATGAATCACTGCACCGAGAAGATGCTTCCCGACTTCGACATTCAGACCGTTCCGGCTTTGGGAACACCATGGTTCACTGGATGGAGACACGTTCAGCCCAACGATCCCAGCAGCGGTGTCGTTGGCCAGATTGTGTACATCCTTCCGAACGATGAGCGCCGGCGATTCATCTACGTGAACCTGCCCGGCCTTGAGACAGGCACCGCCTTCGAAGGCGAAGTCATGGACATCGGAACCAAACGCATGCGCGAAGATAGCGACATCGAAGAGATGCGGAATATCATGCGCGCCGGGCTGGATAAACTGCACGAAGAGATTGAGGAGTTCTCGAAGTCATAGATGGCGAACTGGACACACCTCTTTGCGAAACACCGCTGCGATCGAAAGAAGGCGTACCCCAGCCAAGGGTTCGCCCGCAAGGTCGCGTGGAACGCATCGCTCAGAGCCAAGAAGCCAATCGTCGATTACAAATGCCCTGATTGTTCCGCCTGGCATGTTGGGCGAGCTTCCGCGGAAATGGCAAAGGAGTTGCAGCCAGAGCTGGACGAAGCCATCCTCAAACTGCGAAAGGTTCAGGAGGATCGAGCAGCACGAATCGCTCGCACCGTCATCACCGATCTGGTGGTGCCAGACAAGCCGAGAACAACACCAGCAATTGAGAAGACCGGTCACCGCGTCGAGCCCATGCTGGCAGAACGGCCACACCACGTTGCAGTGGTGCATGTCGATCGCAACGTTCCCATCAAGATGGCAAAGCCGAAGCAGTCAAAGAAAGACTCATGCCCTGGACCCGCACGAACCGAATCGCCATACAAGGTGTATCCAGGGATGGTGCATGGCTATATGACGGCAATCGACCCGGCAGGACCAGGTCACTGGTTTTGTGTGTGCGTGTGCGGTACGCAGGAAACACGGCGCAACAAAACAATGCAAAAAGAAAATACGCTTGATTGCTGCCGGGAATGCAACAAGGTGGCAGGATGGCTACGCAACGGATCCGGTGACAAAGCAGACACAGAGTTGTTCGTCGACGACGCCGTGAGATTTACGCTTGAGGCCATACACGAAAGGAATTCAGTACGTGAACAAAACACCAACTCCTAAGTTCGAGATCGTCGACATCGACACCGTCGTCAACAAGGCAGTGCGTAGAGGCTACGCCGCCGAGCTGTACAACTATCTGGTCACACTGCACAAAGAGCGGCCCGACAAGAAGATGGTGATTCAGTTCACGTCATGGTCTTCCGCGCGCCAGTGCCGCATTCGCATGGCGAAGTACGCACAGGAAGATGGCTACACGCTTATGTACGAACCCGTGAAGAACGGTGGTGGTAACACTGCAATGTGGGTTGTAAAGAGCGAGGAAGAGCAATGAACAAGGAAATTGCAGCCAAAATAAAACGCTTGAAACAGGACAACAAAGGCTACCCTGCACACCTTGTCGACGTTCCGAAAGAGTTCTGGCCACTCACCTGGAAGGCGGACCCCCGTCTCGAATACGTGCGCGTGCTGCGCTCTTCAAAATTCCTCGTGCAGATCATCGTCGAGCATCCATCCGAGAACGTCCGCATGTCCGTGTCAAGAACAATGATTGACCATCAGGGCAACTGGAAGGCCGACATCTCGTGGGAAGAGCTGCAGCAGGTGAAGTATGAGGCTGGCTGGGGCGAGTTCATCTGTGTCGAGATTTACCCGGCAAACGCGAACGTGGTCAATGTCGCCAACATGCGGCACCTGTGGTTGCTGCCGGAAGGCACGCAGATGGGCTGGGTGAAGGCGTGAGCGACACGCCAAAATTCGAGCTGATTCGCACCGGGGACAAGCCGAAGTCGAAGCCGAAGCAGCGCACCAAAATCGTTGGCAGTCCTGCGGCTCCGCCGAAACAGGATAAGCGGCCCTGGCTGCTTGGAACAGATGAGATTCCACCACCGATCGATGTTCCATACCAGATGTGGAGCAAGTCATCGAACCCGTACGAGCAAGGCATGTTGCAGTTTGAATTCGTTCCACAAGGGGTGAAGGTTGGGTGGTGGTTCGAGCCCAAGCAAACAATCGAATGGCACGAGCTTGCGTTGTTCATCGGGTGCCTGCCGCGAGACTTTCAGGATGATATGCAATGCATCCGTGAGCAGACCTACACTGATGCGTTAAGGGAAGGATTCGCGTACGGTACGGCCAAAGCCATGGACTTCTGGAAAGAGAAAGCATTGCAGTGGCCGCAGTCGGAAGAGGCAGTGAAGCTGATTCAAGAGGCGATTCGCGTGCTGGAGTTTTACTGCAAGGTTGAAGAAGCGAGGACGAAGTGAAAGAACGACCAATCATGATGCAGCCAGAGAACGTGCTGGCGATTCTCGAAGGCCGTAAGACGCAGACGCGGCGAGTGGTGAAGCACAAAGGGATACAGCCGCCCGATTGGGCTACGCACTGCAATGCAGTGAAGATGCTCAACGCAAAGCAGGAATGGGTTCCTGCCAACCTCTTCAAGTGGTCTGAAGAGCAACCATCCCTTGATCCTCACGGTAAACTGCGCCGCTGGCCAATCGGACTCACAGATGACGACGTATCAGGTGACAATTATGCGATCCCATGCCCGTACGGCAAGCCGGGGGATCGTCTGTGGGTGCGCGAGACGTTCTACGCCTATGGCTACTGGACAAAGCATTTCAGCGGCGAGTTGGGGCGTGACGTCAGACATTTCAACGACAAGACTCCCTTTGGTGATTACCGCTTTGAGCGTACGAAAGAGATGGAAGGGCCACACGACGGCAACTGCGTATGGTGGAGGCGTCCAGCAATCTTTATGCCCCGCGCAGCCTCACGTATCACGCTTGAGATCACCGATGTGCGCGTGGAGCGGCTGCAGGACATCAGCCACACAGACTGCATGGAAGAAGGTATTGCGGAGTGCCCAATACCAGCCGATGACGAAGGCCCCAACCGGATCGGATACATGATCGGTCCAGACGATGGGAAGAGCGGACTGGATGTGGAGCCGCAGGAAAGCTATTGCAAGCTTTGGGACTCCATCAATGGCGAAGGCGCATGGGACAAGAACCCATGGGTCTGGGCTCTTACGTTCAAGAGGGTTGAAGCGTGACCGGACCTCAAGCCATTCCGCCATACGACGTGGCCTGCCCAGAATGCGCGCAGCAACCGGGCGAATGGTGCGCTAACTGGGTTGACCTCCGCGGCATGGTGGAAGACACCGAGTACGTACACGGCGGCCGCATCATTGCGAGTGCTGAATTTCGTGGAGATACATTGCCGATCGCACCAGAGCCGATGGTGCATCGCGTGATTGCAAAGACTGTGCTGGACAAGTTGTTTGGAGGCGTGTAATGGGACCAATTCATATTTGCCGTTTTGATAGCACCGGCGACATCTCTAATCGGAAGCTGACTTACAGCCTCGTGAAGTCCATTGTGCTTGAAGCGGGCCGATACTCCATTTTCGAGGCCACAGATACACCGAAGCGGGCGAAGCTCTTCACAATGCTTGGTGAAGACGAGGAGATAGTGGAAGACCGCACGCGGGACTATCCATGGATCTATGTCCGAGCTGCGACTGCGGAGGAAATCGAAAAGCGGCGATCTGAACGTAAGCGCATTGCTGAATTGGAAGCAGACATGGTCCTCATCGGCAAGAACACATACGCTCCGCGCAAGATGGTTGAAGACTTCAAAATCAAAATGAGGACGAGCAATGGCTGACAAAACTGGTATCGAGTGGACTGACTCAACCTGGAATCCTATTCGTGGCTGCACTCGCGTAAGCGAGGGTTGCCGTAACTGCTACGCGGAGGGCGTGGCAAGGCGATTCAGTGGCAAAGGGATGGCTTACGAGGGTCTGATCAACGTCACTACCGGCGCATGGAACGGCAACATCAAGTTCGTCGAGTCGCACCTGCTGGATCCACTGAAGTGGAAGAAGCCGCGCCGAATCTTCGTGAACAGCATGAGCGATCTGTTCCACGAGAACGTCACGGACGAGATGCGCGACCGCATCTTCGCGGTGATGGCGCTCTGCCCGCAGCACACGTTCCAGGCGCTTACCAAGCGCGCGCAACGCATGCTTGCCTACCTCAAAGCACCAGGCGTATGGGACCGCATCAAGGATGTGTGCAGTGACATTCTGGCCGAGCGAGCAGACAAAGACATCCGCGCCCTGAGCTGGGACTTGCCGGCGTGGCCGCTGCCCAACGTCTGGCTAGGCGTCAGCGTGGAGAACCAGAAGGCCGCGGACGAGCGCATTCCGTTTCTGCTACAGACGCCTGCGGCGGTGCGTTTCTTGTCATGTGAGCCGCTGCTAGGCCAGGTAAGTATTCGGTGGTTCGGTGGTCAAGCTCCGCATCCACGCCGCATAAAACAAATGCCGGACGTTGAGCGTAATGGAAAGTTACTTGCTGGCTCCTGCGACGAGTACGACGGATTGCGAATGCTTGACTGGGTTATTGCCGGTGGCGAGAGCGGACCAGGTGCTCGCCCGATGCATCCGGATTGGGCGAGAAAACTACGCGATGAATGCAAGATTTCTGGCGTGCCGTTCTTCTTTAAGCAGTGGGGCGCGTGGGCACCGGGAAGCAAGGGTGGCAGCGACTGCATGTTCGGATCGGAAGGCCACATCCTAAAGTTCCCATTCAATGGTTCGCAGGTGATCAATGACACATACGAGCGCATGTCGCGTGTCGGCAAGAAATCCGCAGGCCATCTACTTGACGGCGTAGAACACCACGTCTTCCCGGAGGCACGCTGATGCTGCTTACTTTCAAACAACGACTATTGCTGCTGAGATGGATATTTATTGTCCAGTGTTCGTTCACTTGGATGTGCGGCTATCTCATTATCCGAACACCATGGTTCGCCATAAATTTTGGGTGGTTTGATTATGACTGCACAAAACTCTGCCGGTGGACTGGTGTACGTGTTTACTACGGTCTTGAGGACTTTGAAAATATCTGGTACGGAAACTATCCCATCTTCCGCAAAGTGGACGAATTTTGCGTGATGGAATATCACACAGGAACGTATATGGGGTGGGAAGGATTCGAAACCCTCAAGGGGACAAAATAAATGCTGGACCGCAACAAGACGCAGCTCACACACGATGTCACCAACGCCACATCAGCATGGATGGATGAGAAGGGATTCAAGCCGGTAGAGACTGAGGTTACCGTCGCACCGGGTTGGTGCGCGGATCTCGCAGGCGTACTTGAGCCCACGGAAACCGAACTGATTGGGCTCAAATTCCTCAAGCGTCAGCCATCCTGGGATGACAAGAGACGTGGTGCTGGATGGACAAAGGAGCGGTATCTCGAACAGCAATCTATCAAGCGAAGGCTGTCCAGAATCATGACCTGCTTAGTGGAAGTGAAAACCAGTCGGTCGGACTTTTGCGGTGATCGTAAGTGGACGTTGGCCGTGCCCACGGACCTCGCGTACGTGGTGTTTCCAAAAGGGATGGTTCGTCAGGATGAATGGCCCGCAGGGTGGGGCATCCTGGAGTACAGCACGGTTGGCATACGATGCGTTCGGACGCCGACGCCGCAGTTTATGCCAGCCGACCAGCAACGCGACGTCATTATGAGTATTGCAGTGCGCCGGGACCATCACACGCGCTACGCACGCTGGAGAGAAATACAGAAGCTGCGGCGCGCGGAAGAAGCCGCAGCGCGTCCCATTGAGCGCGTAAGCGACGTGGTGCGGGCATTGTTCGATGTCATCCGTGGATACCGCCCAACACTCGAAGAAACGTTGCGCTACCACCGCCTCGCAGACAATCTCCCGCGGCACGTAATGGAACGCCTGCGGGAACTGTATGCATTGAAGCCTGATCTTGGCGAGGATCCAGATGCAATCGCGTTGCGAAAGAAACGCCGCCAAGAGATGGAAGCCAGGGTGTTGAGCAGGTTCGATGAAGGCAAACTTGAATCGGTACACAAAACTGTGTAGAGTGCAAGCATGACAGCGATGGAACTGTTGATGGAAGTCGCGGACGATTTTCGTGAACACGGAGAGGGGAGAGACATCCTCATCGTTTACACGAATGAAGCGGGAGACGTGTGCGTGAAAGCAAACGGAAGTAAGACGCAGACATTGGGTTTGACGCGATACGCGGAAGAGGTCGCGATACAGGAATTGATGGCTGCGCGTCCCGGTGATCGCACATGAGCCTGTGCCCTCAATGCGGTTATGACCTCACACGGAAGACAAAGCTGAAGCGTATCTGTGCGCATTGCAAGCAGCCAGTTGGAAACCACGACAAGTGGGCTTTTAACGATGATGGCCGCATTCAGCACAGAACCTGCACAAACCCCACGTTTTATTCGGACGAGCAGGCGGCTGCAGCTCGAGCACCGAAACCAACTCCGCTGTTCGATCAAATCGAAGCGGCATGAGAGCGAGGAAGCAATTGGCAAAAAAGAACGCAGAGGAGTACGTCCCCGCCTCCAGGATCATCGAAATGATGAAGCAGCAGCAAGGCGGCAAGGACCAAAAAGAATTCGCCACGGAGATTGGTATTTCCGAGCAGATGTTGAGCTCAATCTATTCCGGGACTCGGCGGCCAGGCCAACCTGTGCTCGAATTTCTCGGCAAGAAAGTGAAGTGCAAAATTGAAAAAGCGGAAGGAATCTTCCGCATGGAGGCAAGGGCATGATGAAACTGAGCGACGCTGCAGTTCTCGGATCCTGCACGACCGAGATGGCCGGCCACGATTGGGATAACTGCTTCCTCGGAGCTGCAGCCAATGCTATCGGCCTGCCACGTATATCCACCACGATCATCGATGGAATCCACACGGTTGACGTCCAGGCCCGTATTGATGCCATCCTCGAATACTGGCCGTGGTTGAATGAGCACGAAGGCCGCAGACTCACGGACATCACTTCGATGTACGATAGCGGGCGCTACACGTTTGAAGAAATGGTCGAGTATGTCCGCTCTGTCGAGCCGCCGTGCGCATGTGCTGTGCGCGATTGCTGCTGCGATCGTTCTGCATATCTATTCGGACAGTTTCCCGAAAGCGACGTGGAGCAGGCCAACGCAATGAGCCGTAGGTAGGTTCCTCCAGAGTCGAGGGGTTCCATCCTTTCGTGCCATTATGATCAGGATGCCTTCGGCTTCGTCAGCCTCTGCCATGCAATTGGCAAGCATTTCTTCCGTGGATCCCCGCTGCGGAAAAATCTGCTTAATACTGGGAGCCACATTGTTCTCTGTGGGTTGTGGGCATTTGGCATCAGGTTCTTCTTGTTCCACCAGCTCCATATCGACCCGATTCTTGCTACCCAGGGAATCCTCCAGCCAGTTCGGATCATGCATTTGGTGCTGCATACGCACGCAAATCCCTTCCTCCGGGACATGATCATTCGCGAACACAGGCAAACCACAAAGCACGATGGTTTCCTTACGTCGCCCACGCAAGCGTCTCTTTAGTTTCTCCCATGGGGAAGCTGTGTTGGCAAGGGAGTCAGCCGTCTGGAGAATGTGGTGGTAGTTTCCTGGGTTGATATGCAGCTCTGCGGGAACCATTCCAGTTCTCCGGATCTCACCCAGTGCCTGCGCGATTGCGGTCAGCGGAATCATGCAAGCATCATAACGCCAAGAGAACAAAAAAGGGCCCCACTTTTTAAGGCGGGGCTTCTCCCAGTCGGTACAAAATTTGGTGGGAAGCCCTCAGATTGCTCTGCCGGAAAAGTCAGCGCTGGACACGCTTCAGGGCTACCACACACAAAAACTCTATCACGTCAATCATTTCGATTTGCACATTTCCACAGGAGTTGTCCTTTTTCCACAGACAGTGGATAACGTACTCTTCGACTCATCGCAGACAAAGCGATTCTCGGCAGAGATGCTGGGCGCTAGGACAAGAAGTACATCCGCGGAATCACGCGGAGCACCTCCAAACACACAGCTCCAAACCGGAAAAGGGAGCGAGTGAGTCGTACGAGATAAAGGCGATCTGGACGTCTGCCAATGGCAGGAGTTCGCCTGAAGGCTGACATGGATAGGTGTGGGATACTTTGCCGGATAGCGTGACCCGTTCCAACCCTCGCCGCGTAAGCGGACGGGCCTATGACGGTAGACCGGCAGCACCCTGGACGAAGCTGATGGAAGCGATCGACTGATGCATGCTTTCAACACTCGGAGGCCTGGACAAGGCCTCTCTGCGTCTGGTCGCTCTCTCCTTCTGCATTAACGAATGCTTGCATGAAGCGCTTATCACCTGTAGATTTGCCTCATGAATAGCGCTGCACTGGTCGCTCTCTCCCTCATCGCTGGCGTATTCCTGGTCATCCTGATAGCGGCCATGGCCTTGATCATCGTCTTGATGATTCGTCTTCAAAGGATGACAGAAAGATTCGCTCAAGTTGTTCAAAACACAGAACTTGAACATGAGAAGCGATTGGATGCGTTCCTGGTTCAGTTTAATTCTTCGTGTGACGATTTTGCCGCCGAACAATATGCTTTCGACGAAGAACGTGGCAGGGTGATCAGTGGTCTGCAGTCCAGCATGGCTCAATTCCGCAACGAGACAAGAGAGACATTGAAGAGCCATCGCGAGACAATGGACGATAAGCTCGCGGCACTGAACGCTCCCGCTCTGCTTTCGGCATCGTCGCAGATTACTGCGGCAGCGAAACAACTTGCACAAACCGCCGCTGCGGTGCAGTCTTTGCTCCTCGTTCAAGAGGATCGGGATAACAGCGAATCCGGAATCCAGGACGAATCGTATGCCCCAGACCAAAGCTCTTACTACTCTCAAGGCGCCACCGCTTACTCGGATGACCGGGCGGAGCGAGAAGGTGATCAAGCCGAACAGGAAGGACCGGCTACGCAGCTACCTTCGGAGGAAAGGCTATTCGCTTGACGAGATAGCGACGCAGACCGGTGGGACCACGATTGAGGTTCAAGAGAGCTTTTTCCGGTTCGATGCGTACGCTTCAGCGGTTTCCACTGAAGAGGTGGACCTGGCAGTCAACGACATGCTCATTGGTTCTGTCGGAGATGTCGGCAAGGCCTTGAAGGCCGCTCTCTCCGCAACGGTCAAGCACGCTGTCCCGAACGGGAGAAAGAAGAACGGCGAGACACGCTACAAGACCGTCACTCGACCAGACCATGAGACACGTCTTACGGCAATTTCACGTTTCGAAACCCTGACTGGAGCGTCTCGTCCAAAGGCTTCTGGTGTGGCTGTGAATGTGAACACGCAAGTCAACAACCCAACCAACCCTGGATATGTAATCCCGGGCGGGAGTTTTGAGCAACGTGTGCGCGCTCTCAAGGCGGCGCGTGGCGAAGAGGTTGAAGAGGGCGTGGTGGATGCGGAGGAGTTGGAAGCGCAAAGTGTCCAGGACGAATTACGCGACATCGGCATCGACCTTGACGAAGAGGATGATGACGGAGACGACGAAGAGTAGCCCATGGCCGTAATTCGAAAACTTCGCGAACTGAACGACGTCATTGAACAATTGAACGTTCCGTTTCAGCGTGCAGGAAACGACACGCGCGAAGCCTTTGAACTGTTGACCACAGAAGAGATGAATTTTGTCTTGGCAGAGACAGACCGTTGCCTCGACCTGCGCTACTACCTGGAAAACTACCACTGTATCCGAGACGAAAACGGTAACTTTCGGACTCTATTTCCTTGGTGGGACCATCAGGAAATTGTGTACGAAGCGATGGTGGAAGAGTTCGAAGATAACGGCGAATGCCGAATGATCGTTCTCAAGCCGCGCCAGACGGGACTCACAACCTGGACGTCAGCCGCCATGTTCCACCGGACCATCTTCAACCCTCACACATATACCATGCTGGTAGCGCAGGATCCAGAGCGTTCCGCAAACATGTTCAATATGTGCAAGAACGCCTATGACGCATTGCCATGGTGGCTGCGCCCCGAATCGCAGTACCAGACCAAAGGCGATGCGATCGTGTTCCAGCGTAAGGATGAAATGCAGCGCCTCGTTGACCCCGGCTTAGGATCAACCATTCAGTGCTCGCACGCTCAGAAGAGTTCTGGTGTCGCCATCGGTCGAACAATTAAGAACGCCCACTTTTCGGAAGTCTCGCGCTGGCCAAGTGCGGATGTGTTTCACGCCGACATTAATCCATCGATGAACGCGAGAGATACATTCGCCATCATGGAGTCTACAGGATACGGCCGCAATGGCCTGATGTACGAATGGTGGCAGGGATCAGTGGAAGGTGATACTGGTTGGCGCGCGCTCTTCATTCCTGTGTACAAGGTCAAGAAATACTATCTGCCGTTGAAGGGCAAGCTCACGCTTACGGATGAGGAAGAGAAGTTTACGGCGCGCGTCAGGAAAGAAGAGAAATTTGAAATTCCGGATGGTTTCTGGGCTTTCCGCCGGCGCGGTGTCAAGCAGGCCCGCCGCGGCAACGGTAAGGCTGGATACCTGGAGTCCTACCCTATCACCGCTATGGAGGCCTTCCAGTCATCTGGTCTGTGCGCGTTTGACCGTGACCGCCTCGAGCATCAGTCCATCGCAAACGTGTGCAAGCCGCTGTGGGCGGGAGATATTACTCTTGCTTCTGATAACGTCACGCCGCAGCCAAACCTGCACGAAGTGGCGGACGACGAGGTATTGCCGAAGCGTAAAGGGGCCACCCCGGGAGACCGGCTGCATGTGTGGAAAATGCCAGAGCCTGGCCAAATCTACTACGTTGCTGTCGACTCTGCGCTTGGTGTTCCAGATGGTGATTACAGCGTGTGCCAAGTACTTCGTGTTGGCATGGCAAACGAACCCGACGAGCAGGTGGCGGAATGGTGGGGGCATCGTGCTCCCGGCCAGTACGCGCGCGTCTGTGCAGCTCTCGGGTTTTGGTACAACGGTGCGGAAATTTCTGTGGAATATCAGCAGCAGGGAATCACTGTTGGCGACAAGCTGAAGGACGACATCGACTATCCAGCCCTATATCGTCCACAGCACAAAGACCGCATCGGTAGCACCATGGGTGTCCATCTTCACTGGTTGACTACGGTTAAAACCCGTGACGGAATTATTGGCACACTTAACGAAGGACTGATCGAAGACAGCATCATTATTCGCAGCCAAGACCTGATTGATGAATGTATCGACTTTGCTTCGATGAATGGTGGCGGGCGATTCGAAGGCCAGGACAATCATGACGACGGCGTCATGGCATTCATGATCGCGCTCTACTGCGCACGCGAGACGCAGCAGTTTCTCAAGGCGTCACCAGCAACGACGCAGGTGCGCGCCAAGGGTGACATAAACCACTACGGCGTATTCGATGAGTACGGGCGCCAGCGAGGCATGTACGACACAAAGGCCCAAGCCGAAAAGGTCGCAGCCCCGTTTAAAGGATGGCGAGTGGAGCCAATTCTTGTATGCAAAGCAAACACTCTGTACAGCCCGATTTTCGATGGCAACGGTGCAGAGAGTGAGCTACGATTCAAACACAGCATGCCATCTACTGCGATCGTCCCTGATGTGGTCATGCCTTACCGAAATTCAATTCAAGCCGCGCAACAGGGGCTCTCTGTTGGTGGCGACCCCGACTGGGGATAAAGCGAGGACTCTATGGCCGAACGCGCCTTTATGTACTGCCCTACCTGCCGCATGAGCGGAGTTCCTCACAACGAGGTGTTTCGCATCGACAACACCAAATTGCAATGCACCATCGGGCATGTATTTTCTTACGACACGCTTATGGCTGCCAAGCCGGAGATGATTCGTAAGGAAGTTTTGGAACAAGCTGGTCCCGGAGATGTCACGCAGAAGGTGTTCATCAACGGGGAAGTTCTCCGCCAGTTTAATGAAAAATACCCTGGACGGCTGAGTGCGACCGTGACGCAGATTCTTCGCAATCACCTGGACGATGACATGGTGATCGTCGATGGCATGCAGGCACGCGAACTGCACAGCCTGAAGGTAAAAACGGGCGCAGAAATCGTGGCTGCAGTGAAGCAGAACATGACGCTGGTAGATGAAAACGAAGACCTCCGGAAGAAACTCTCTTTTATCGAAGGCATGTTCACCCGCAACGGCGTCGCGATGCCGGAATTCTAGTCGTGGATAATCTGGTGCTTGCATGGTAGGTTCAAACGCATGAGCGCGGTCGCCGAAGAACGTCCCGAGATTCGTCTCGAACATGAAGTGGTCGAATGGTGCGACGCAGTGTATGCCGAGGCTGAGGATGAGCTATCATCCACCCCCGAGTACAAGCTGACGTCCAAGCTGATCGACTATATCCACGGGAAGCAGTGGTCGGCGGCATCCCGCTTTGGCCGCTCTCGCCCGGTAAAGAACCGCGTTTTCCGGCAGTTCATTGAGACGGTTGGCCTGCTTACGGACATCCAGCCAGAATTCCAGGTCGACATCCACGAAAAAGTGAATGGCTACTCTGAGTTGCAAGAGTTGCTCAACAAGATGATTACTTCGTGGTCGATCATGAACGACTTCGAAGGTGAGTTGAGCCAGGTCGTAGCGTATGGATTGCTTCACACCGGGTACGCAAAATTGCAGTGGAATTCAGACTTATTGGGCGGCATCGGCGACAACGAGTTTCAGGCTTGGTCCCCGCTAAACGTCATGCGTGTGGGGAGCCAGCGAGGCATTCAGGATGCGGAAGTGGTGATCGGTCGCAAACCGGTAACGATCGCATGGTTGAAGCGGAAGTATGGCGACGTAGCGGCGAATATCCGGCCCGACCTGAGCATGTTCGAATCCCCCGGTGCAGCAATGCGGCCGGCATCAGTGTCTGCAGCATCGTGGTCTCGCCTAAGTCCTGCCATGCGTCGGCTGCTTGGTGAAAAGCAAAAGGGTGTAGTTTCCAAGTATCCGCAGGTCATGCTGAAGGAGTTTTGGTTTAAGGACGACTCGGTTTGGCGAGGTAGCAAAAGCATCACGGTAGGACGTAAGGGAACGAATTGGTGCTATGTCGTTGAGCCGGGTGAGAAGCTATTTCCGCGCGGGCGACTTATAGTGATGGCTGGCGGACGCATCATGGAAGACCAGTGCAACCCATACTGGCATAGCAAAATCCCGTACGGGATTTACCGTCCGTTTCGTGTTCCGTGGCAGTTCGAAGGCTTGTCCATGATGGAGCCCATCGCCGCGATGCAGAACGTGCTTAACCGCATCTATGGCGGCGTGATGGACACGATCCAGCAGGCTATTGAACCCGCTCTGATTGGTCCCAAAGGCGCATTGAGTCAGTCGGGATGGGACAACCTTGACCCTGGGGCTCCAGGAGCAAAGATCGCGTACAACAACAACGCGCCGCGCCCTCCGGAATGGCGCAAGCCTCCAGAACTGGCGAGCTATGTTTTGCCTGTGGCGCAGAGTTTTGAGCAGGAGCAAGATCTCACATCCGGCGCTGCGGTCATGAACCAGCTCGCGCAGAAGAAGCAGGTTCCTGGCGGCGACTCTCTCGATCAGATCATGAACAGCCGATCCACCAACATTCGCCTTGCTGGTCGTGGTTTGCAGGCCTTCCTCACGGAGATGGGCCAGATGGCTGTATCGAACTACCTTCAGTTCGCCGACTCTCGCCATCGCATCGCACGCTTCGGATCCGCGGGCATTACCACGAACGATTTCGAGCCACTTTACGGTAACGCCATACCCGGTGGCATAAAGGGCGAATCGTTCGTAAACAAGGTGCAATTCAGCATTCAAAAGGGAAGCCTTCTTGCAATTGAGCAGCAGGACAAGTTGCCGATTGCATTCAATCTTCGCAAGATGGGTGACCTGTCACGCCGTGGTCTGTACCGCTTCCTGAAACAGAACCTGGACGTCGGACAGATCGAAGACGAGTTGAAGGAAGAGATGGCGCAGAAGGCTGCTATTGCTGCGGCTGCAGGTGCATTGAATCCAAAAGGTGGGCACCACTAGACCTATGTAAAAAAAATATGTGCGAAGGTGTTGATTTCATTTCGCTCATGCTAGACAGTCATCTTCAAGGCCGAGGTAACTCGTCTGACCCCGGTGAAGGCCGGGTCACCAAACCGATCCGAAAGGAGTACACCATGCGCCATAAAGGACGTGGTAAGGGCAAGCGCGGTCACAAGCGCGGCTCCAAGCGCAGCAAGTAATTGCTGCTAGTCAGGCGGGGTAAAAGCCGCTAGTTTTCAACCCATTCAGGGGGCCGGCGAAAGTCGGCTCCCTAAGTGAAAGGTAATCATGGCAGACGTGAAAGAGCAGAGCTTCGGACGAGTGCAGTCCAACCCCCGTCTCAGCAAGGGAACCATTGAAGTGATGGGAAACCTGGCCAACGACGCTGTTATTCCGGACCGCGGCACGAGCGTGAACGTCAAGACCGGCTACCCGGTAAAGAAGTCCTAACCCATGGCCGGCACACCTCCAAGCATTTACGAGAACATGGCCGCGATGGGCGGCGGTAATCCTACCGCTTCCGCTGGCGGCGGTCAGCAGCCCGGTGCCCCTGGTGCTGCCGGTGCCGATGGTGAGATCGTCACCGCCGTCGCGAAGATTTTCTCCGTCATGAACAAGATGGCGAAAATGAAGCCAGACGCTGCGCCATACATTCAGCGCGCGATGGACCCCCTCAAGGAAATGGTCGTTGATGTCTTGAAGAAAGACCCCAAGGATCTGGACAGCGCCGCAAGCGGAGATTCTCCTGCACCGGCCGCTGGCGAACCCACCACCCCACCCGCTGCTTCGGCACCTGCCGCTGGTGCAGCCGTACCTGCGTAACGGAAGAGGACGAACATGGCATTGGTTGACGATCTTGAAGGAATTCTCGGAGCAGAAGCAATCGCGAAGCTGCCTGCCGATGTGCGGTCACGTATCCAGTTTGGCGACGAACTCACGGATTACTACAACGGCGCTGTCTCCGAGGAGCCGAAGCCTCCGGTGGTGCAACAACATCCGCGTGCGGCAGTGGCTCCGCCAGCACAGCAGTCAAACAATCTCGGTGCGGGACTCGATGACATCGGCAAGTTGCTTGATTCGCGTATCAGTGGGCTGAAAGATGAAATCGCCAAGACGGTCAACGAGACCATCGAGAAGCGCGGCGGCGAGCTGACAGGCACGGCGATTGCGGTTTCACTTCGCAATACACGCGACCTGCTTCGCATCGAAAACCGCTACGAAAAAGACTTCGGCGAGACGTTTGATGACAACAAACTCAATGAGTTTGTGAATCAGCAGGCTGAGAAGGGCGTGAAGTACGCGAGCATTACGGATGCGTATGAGGCCTGGACAGCACCGCGGTACACGGAAAAGAAGATCGAGGAAGGCGTCCGCGAAGGCTTGAAGCAGCAGCAGTCCGGACAGCATTTGCCGGGAGTTTCGCCGCAAGCGAGCCGTGGCCCCGTAGCAATTCTGCAGTCACGTCGCGCAAATGATGGCGGCGGTGGCGGCGAAACAGCAGTATCTCGCGCCGGGCGCGCTCTTCAAGAGCGTCTGAACGCGACGCAAAACGCATAGAAGTAATTTTCAGGGAGGCAACACATCATGCCATTGCCGTACAACGACATCAGCGCGGTGACACACGCTTACATCGTGGATGACATCGTCGACCAGTATTACAAGGTGTCCCCGGTCTTCGCGCTGGCGTTCAAGGGCGAGACGACGCGGACCTTCCCCGGCGGCACGCAGATCCAGCAGCCGATTCAGTACGCTCCGTTGAAGGCTGGTCCATTCGCAGCCGGCGGTACGTTCGACATCAGCTACGTCCAGACGGACACGGCCATGGTGTTCAACCCGAAGTTCTACTATGCCAACGTGACTCTGCAGGGTACGCAGATGGTCTACAACCGCGGCATGGAAGCAGTCATGTCCTTCGTCGAAGAGAAGATGGTGAACGGTTCGCAGGCTCTGGCCGCGTCCCTAGCCACCGAAATCTATGGCGACGGTCAGGGTTCGGTGACGTCGCAGATTTCACTGGACGGACTCCTGGCCGGCTACGATGACGGCACGAACTACCCGACCTATGGTGGCATCCAGCGTTCGGCAATCGGCTCTGGAGCCAACACCGGCATCAACGGCTACTACCAGAACATCGGTGGCCCGCTGTCGATCACGGCTCTCCAGAAGGCTCAGGGGCAGGCAACGTTCGGCAACCGCAACCCGAACCTGCTTGCCACAACGCAGGCCATCTACAACTCGATCTACAACAAGCTCGTCCCTGCGCAGCGCGTAACGGACACCACGAGCGACCTGTACTCGATTGGCTTCCGCGCCATTCGCTTCAACAACGAGCGTCTGGTGGTCGACCAGTACGTTCCTGCCGGATACATTTTCGGCATGAACACCGACTTCCTCCAGATTTACATTTCCGACCAGGAACTGTTTGGCTTCGGATTCACCGGATTTAAGGAGCTGCCGAACTCGGTTGACGCTGCCGGTCAGCTTTGCTTCGGCGGCAACATGGTGGTTTCGGCTCCACGCCTCGGATTCATCCTGGCAGGTATCACCGCTTAATCGCGGACTTCTCAGAGGGAGAAAGACCATGAGCTTTGGTATCGACTATCCGGTACTTACGACTGGGAGTGCGTACACGTCTATCGATCTGTACGGATCCAGCCTCAACGCGCAGAACGTCGGAGCAAATCCGGCGAACGGTGCCTACAACACGCCCGGTGCGATTTATTCCGTGCAGCCATCCGTTGGGTCTCTATCGACGAATGGCATCGGTTCGCAGCGCTTTGTTAAGTATGTGCGCTACAACCCCACCGCAAGCGTAGCTATGGTGGCTGGGCCCGCACCGGTGTATTGGAAGGACTCCACCTACACCGTGGTTACGCCGACACTGTCCGAGGCCCTTGGGGCCAACGCGAACTCTTTCGCCGGATGGCTTCTGCCAAATACCACTTCATTTGCCGGGCTCACAGCCGCGCAATTGAACGGAAACTTCTGCTTCATTCATGTCGGTGGGTTCTTGCCGGCGTGCATTGCTCCAGCGGGCACCGCCATTGGTGATGCCATCATTGGAGCGGCAGGATCGTTTACCGGTGCGCGCGTTGCGGCTGGTACAGCGCCAACAAACCTCGTGGCTGGCTGGGCTCGCAGCGCGATTGCAGGCGGCTTGGCGGACATTTACACTCCGCTGTTGACGTAAGGAGATCCGCGATGGCGCTTACCACGACACGCACAGATGACAAGTTCAACCTGTTTGGCACGGTTCCGGTCGTGCTCGATACGTTGCAGTTCGACAACAACTACCCGGCTGGTGGCTATTCGGTCACCGGCCAGCTATTCGGCCTCGCATCCAGTGGTTCTGGTCCCACGAACAACGGTATCCGTGCCATGAGCTTCGTTGGAACCAATACCGCTGCAGTCCTGTTTGCGCCGAAGTACAACTCGCAGACAGGCAAGGTCCAACTCATCACGGCTGCTGGCGCGGAAGTGGCTGGCGGTACTGACGTGAGTGCATTGGCTGTGGATGTGATCGTTTACGCCGCAGGCGAATAACCCCGAGCGGGGGTCTGGAGGAACGTTTTGCCGCTAATCCCTCAGACCCCTGTATCTATACCCAATCAGGTATTGCCAAATGGTTCACAGCCCTATGTGAACCAGATGAACTTCTCGCAAGCAATCGGTAGAGTCCAGAGCTGGAATCCTGATGCTACGGCGATGGCGGGTCAGTGGATCAACGACGCTGTCCGCAAAATCTACGATCGCAAGACGTGGTACAGCCTGATGGTCAAAGGCCAAGTTGTTTGCCCAAAGGCGGTGAACAGCGGCAAGGCCACCGTGACTCTCGGATCTCCAACCGTGGTCGGCACGGGCACGACGTGGACCGTTGACCTCATCGGTCGGCAATTCCGCTTCGGCTTTCAGAACCCCATCTACACGATCGTTGATGTCGATGAGGTCGGGCAGGCTTTAACTCTGGAGATGCCGTGGGGCGGGGATACCAGAAGCGCTGGCTACTTCATCGTTGGCTACTACTACAATCTCGGGCCGAACATCAAGTACCTCAAGAGCATGACCAACGTGATTCAAGGTTGGCGCATGTGGACCGATCGCACCCAGGAATACCTGGACAACATTGATCCATGGAGGCAGGCTGGCGGAGTGTTTCCGTGGTGCGTGGCACCTATGCCGACTGACTCGGCGGGCAATTACCTGGTGGAGATCTACGCTGTGCCTTGGGTGCAGCAGGTTCTGCCTTTCCGCGCTTACATCCAGCCACCCAACCTGGTGAATGACGACGACCAGTTCCCGCCCTACATTCGAGCGGACGTTGTCGTTAAGGATGCCATCGCGAAGGCGCTTGTATGGCGTGGTCCGAAGCTCAACAAGTATTACGACGCGCAGCAGTCCGCAGTGTTTACATCTGAATTCGAAAATGAATTGTTGCACATGGCTGACGCGGATGAGAACCTCTATAGAACGCAGGTCCAAGACCCATCTGAGATGTCAATGAACATGGCTCCTGGTGGTTCGATGTGGGATGCTACCCACGCAGTGATGGCCGGCGGTGGATGGGGGAATTTATAGCGTGGCGAGTACCTGCGACAAGTGCGGCAACCGAGTCGGAAAGATTCGTCTTGTAGGTGGTAGATGGCTGGGACACGAATGCGGATGCGTGATTGAGGTCACGATGTCTTCAACAGTGAATCCTTATAGCGACCTTACCCTGCAGCATGTTCATGACGAATTCGGAAAGCCAGTACGGGTTTCAAGTGTCCGCCAGTTGCGAGAGGCGGAGAAGCGATTGAACTTCTGCAGCGTTGTGGCAAACAGCGAGGAGAGGAACTTCAACTCTCCGCCTCCAGCTCCAAAGCAACACATCGACCAGCACTACAAGCGCAAGTTCTCAAAGGGCTGACATGGCACACGATCCCAACAATATCGGAAGAGACACGTTTCGCAAGGCGAAGTTTGGGGACATTGAGATACCGGTTAATTCGCGTGCAGCGACATCCGACCGCTATGTTGATCGGAACCGATTGCGCGTGCATCACGGCGGCGAAGAGTACGTCCCGGGCGAGCCCGGCAAGAATGGGCTCTCGAAGCCTGGCCAATGGAAGCCGCTTCCTCCGCGTACTGCTTCCATTATGGACAATGCCCGTGAGGCGGCAGGTGCCCTGGGAGCACGCTCCTCGTTCGCCAACGACGAGGACTTTGACGGCCGCCGCGGCGGCATGAACAGCGACCACCTGGGCGGCAACAATCCGCTCCGGAAGCAGCGGGGTGATGAACAGTGATTCGCAACTTCGTAGGTATTCAGACGCTTGGTGCTACCTCCATGCCAGCATTCGGAACAACGCTGGTGGGGCCATCTTCTCTTGCAACCGATCGGCACACTCGGAATACGCAACCGAGCAGTCAGGATTCGTTGTCTCTGATTCCTGTGACCAGCGCGGCGGGCTTCCGCATCGGCGATCGCGTTCTTGTGGCTCCGAAAGCCAATTACAAATTCGGAGGCCAGCAGGATCAGGGGTTCATTCAGCAGATTGATTTTGTCAACAACATTGTGACCGTGCAAGGCCTTCTGCGTGCTCATGCGAACGCGGAGTATCTGGTGCTGAATGAAGACGCGATACAGGTGATCATCTCTACGCTGTCGGCGGCGAACCCTCTTTACGTAGGAAACCAGTCAACTGTGGCGGCTGGAGATGGTTCTGTGTTTGACGTACTCAATCAGCCATCCGGAAACAAACACCAGTCTGGACCTGGCGCAAAAACCGGAGAGTATTGGATTGCAGGTACCGCCGCGGACCAGTTTGTCTCTTACTTCATTTGCTTGTAAACCGGTGATGACCAGTGGCGGCGATCGACGACATCCTCGATAGGGTCCAAGACCGCCTTGAAGAAGAGGTGGGTACCGCTGGTCGTTTCTGGTTGCGCTCGCTTGAACTTCGCAGTGGTGCAATTGAAGCGCTGAACGAGATGTTGCTTCTTGTCGGCCGTCCGACGATGATTGCGAGCCAGCCTTTCACAATCCAGGCCGGTACTCCTTGGCAAACCATTCCGAAAGGGATGCTCTGCATAACAAACATCCAAGGTGTTTCCTCTGAGGTGTGGAAGTATACCCTTCAGGATTTGGATTACCTGCAGGCATCGTGGGGCCCGGACTGGGAACAGGACGTTGGTGACGCCGTGGCGCACTGGGCTCCTATCGGCTTCAACATGTTCGCGGTCCACCCATCCGTTTCATTTCCACAGGACGTGCTTATCAGTGGCATAGCGTACCCTGCCACCGGAGCGTGGCCAAACGCGAACATCACGATTCCATTTACCGATGAGTTTTTCGCAGCACTCGACATGTACACGGCTCACTACGCGCGATTTAAAGAGATGGGCAACGAGTTCTCGGAGAGCTTTAAGATGTTGGAAAGCTTTATGCAACTTGCTGGAAGTATGACGACTCTGCAGGATCGTCGCGACCCGTACATCTTCAATCGCGCTGTAGGCGCCCAACTTCAGACGAACCCAATTTCCAGACGATAGAGGACGACAATGCCACTTAGCGATTTTTTTGGAATTCCGCGCCGTTGTGATGGATGCAAAAACGGCAACCAGTTCTGCGGCCTGTGCCTCTGCCGAGGTTTCGTAGCCCCATGCTTGGCGTGCAGCGGAACAGGCTCTATCAAAGCTCCGGTGTATGGATCAGGCGGCGACATGAAGTCGACGTGTGATAAGTGCGGTGGCAAGGGAATCTTTCCGGTCAATGAGCCAGAAGGTTGGACAGACAAACCGGAAGAAATTCTTGATGAGAACGATCAGCAGATCAGCAAAGAACAAAGCGGAGGCGACGGTTCAAACCAGAATGATGTTGAGGAAGACGACGACGACGACCAGGACGAAGACGACGACGACGATGACGATGATGACGACTCTACTCAGGGTTCAATGCCTGATGCTCCACTCATCCGTCCCAAAGGATTCCAAAAAAAGAAGTGGAATGCGATGACGCCTGAACAGCGTCAGGAGGTTATCAATGCGCAAGCTGCTACGGTGTAGCATCCTTTTGGCGTTAGCTTGCATGGCGACTGTGGCAGGAGCGCAGTCGCCATGCACCACTGTTCCGAACACCGGAGCACCGCTTTCGCTGAATCTTCCCAATACCCACTGCACGGGGTGGGACGTTCCGTTAAATCAGAACTTCACACTGATCAATCAATTCGCGTCACAGGTGCCATTACTTTCCCCGACTGTGTCGCAGACAATTACGCAGCCATCCGGTACGTATTTCAACATCAACGGGCTTCAGGTATTTGCCTCGCGTCCGTATATTGCCTTTGGTGTATCACCATCCACACCGACAGGATTTCTGACAGAAGTCTCCGCTGGAAATTTCACGCTAGACGCCTCCGTTTTTGGCGCTGCAGGCGGGAGCCTCCAATTGAATTCATTGAACATGAATTCGTTTGCGTTGGGCGGGGCAGCTCCTTTAAACCATCTCCTAGTTGGCGACGGATCCTTTTATCGCGATTCTTCTTCTATCCCGGCATCGGCTGTTTCTGGGCTCCCAACGTACACATTCAGTAGCAGCTTTTCGACATCGGTCTCTGGTTCGAATACCACTGTGTCTCTGGCCAGCACTGGAGTCACTCCAGGAACCTACACATCCGTCACAGTGAACGGTAACGGACAGGTGACGTCGGGATCATCTGGTGGAAGCCGTATATGCAACTCCAATGGATGCTACGTAAGGAGCGCTGATGGCACGATTGTCGCTTGGGGAGTTGTCGTTGGGACATTTCCCAGTGCAACCGTTTTGAATGTGGCGATCAATTACCCCATCAACTTCTCCACCGCGGTAAGCCCTGTAGTTACCGGAGGTGGACAGCCGGACGGTACCGACGACGTTTACACGGTGTATTTAAAGAACCCCAGTCTCTCTGGAGCCACTATAGTCGCTCGCTGCGCAGTCAACATCGGCGGTAGCGGATGTCCTGGAAGCTTATCAAATTCAGTGCCGTTCTATTGGCAAGCAACCGGTTATTGAAAGGGAAACATTGGCCGTAGTTGGGATTGGATACAGAACGGTAATCGACGTCTTGCTTGAGATGTCGCTCCGCTTGGCGGAGCCGATCTTTATGCGCCCCATCAAAACCATAGGAGACGCGGGTTACGGGGATGGCGGCTACGGAGATGGCGGTTATGGAGATCCACCGGAAGGCACTGGATACAAACTGGTAGGGTTCGACTCAACAGAGTTTCTGTATGTCGGGGCCACTATAGTTTTTGGATTCGGGGCGGACTCGGCGGAAGTGACTACGGTGACTGAACTAAACGAGGACAACACAATTGTTGTCGCGCTGGCAAACGATCACGCTGTAGGAGAAACAGTAGCTGGAGCGACATTTCCCACGCAGCAAACGACGGACCCCATCTTTGTCCAGGAAGAGATGATTGGGTATCTGTCGCGTGCCCAGAATGAATTTTTAGCAGAGGTGCCCTACTCCTACCGCCTCGCCACGCAAGGCGCAATCTATGGAAGTATTTTCCAAACTCTGCCAGGTGATGCGATCGAAGTAGACCGTGTCGCAGTGTCACTGCTCAGTGTAAACATCGCGTCGATGTCCCGCTCTGAAAACGTGGTCACGGTAACAACCGTGAATCCACATGGTCTCAGATCCGGCAGCACGCCAAAAATTCGAAACGCTCAGGACGCCACTTTCAATTGCGTGGCCATTGTTACCGACGTTCCTTCCGATACAACCTTCACATTCTCTCAGGAAGGCGCCGATGCCGCTCCTGTGGATGCAGGAGCCTCTCTGGTCTATTGGCAGCGCCTGTACGAAGCTACACAGGCAGAAATGACCATGCAGAACAGGAACTGGCGGAACGATTACAACCAATTCCCCACAGCGTTCTTTGAAGACCGGGCCAGCGTGTATGGCTGGGGTCTCAATGGGAAACCGACATCAAATTTTTCTCTGGAATTGTTGATTGCAACACGTGACGCGGACGCACTTGGATGGCTTGACGGCTTCCTTGTACCCGATATGTGCATGCATTACGTGATCTACAAAGCCTTGGAATACCTATTCACAAAGGACGGTGTGCGTCAGAGCCCGTCCATGTCTGGATACTGCAAGAAGCGTTACGAGAGAGGTGTCCAAGTGACAAATCGGTTTATTGACGGAATGGAATTGAACCTGGGATAGACATGGCAGAAGACACTCGGTACCGTCCAGTAACAGTGAAATTCGCAAGCCGTGGGCTAGTCGCTCGCTATGCTACCGATGCGGCCCCCGAAGGAACCTACCTCGATCTCCTCAACTGCGAAGAGCGTGAGGAAGGGGCTATGTCTACGCGCTATGGATCTCGCATTGTCACGCGCGATGCGGATGATACGCCGAATGGCGTTAACTACTTCTTGCAAGACCCCATTCATAGTTTGACCAGACTCAAGTATGGATACTCGTTCTGGCGTTACGCCGGGTCTGGATCAAAGTTGTACCGCCGCACTGGAGGTGGGCAAGGTCCGTACTCCCTCATCTACTCAGGTCTTTCTGGAAGCCCGTTCGGGGCGATCGACAATAGCACGGCGCAGAGCGCAATCAATTACCTGTTCATCGCAGACCTCGCAGGGCTCATTAAAGACAACGGATCGGGCAATCCTACGCGTTGGGGTATTCTGCCACCAAATCCAACGGCGAACACCACCCCATATGCTCCAAAGGTCTTGCTTGTTGATGCCTTTGATGGGACGAACTCGTACGACACATCGAATGTTGCTGGTTGGTCTGCAGACGCAATTGGAACCGTAAATCTAGGCGATGGGGTAGCGGTGAATGACTTCTTCAACTACCCCATTACCGATGGATTCCTCTACGCTTTTCCCGGTGTCCTCGGTTCATCTGGAGCAACCACAGCAGCACTCTTCAGCTTGGTGGGGAACCCCGACATCGAGCAGGTAGCGGCTGCAGGTGTAAGCGGCCCACAACTGAGTGGAGCGGAGCCATCGTTCACATTGAACGCTTACTCAGGTTCCGTGGCCTCTGACACGGTAGGCACAATCACTCGGACAGTGAATCTCGACCTAGACCAAAGCCGGCAAGTCACAGACGACGATCTCATTGCCATTGCAATGAAATTGTCCGACCCATCGGCGGTCATCGGCATCAAGCTTAAATTTGATGTCAATGGTTCTGGCTATACCAGTTCGTATTACTACAAGAGCATCAGCCCCGCGTCATATCAAGCAGGTATTGATGGCACCTCGGAAGCGACAACGGCGGCCGCCGATCAGTTGCTGGCAAACACGTTAGGCTTGTACACCGGATCAACCGCCGATTCAAATTCAAACGATGTTCTCTCGCAGCTCCAGTCCGCCACGGCGAACACCGGACAAGATGCTTGGTCAACGATCTACAACCGGAGAGGAGACTTTCTTGCCGTTGGCAACGCAGGCCAGCCAGGGCAAGACTGGGCATCAATTACCGGCTGGCAAATTGAAATCACCACGACCTCGGATGCTTCGGTTGAGGTCTCGGCTAACGGGATCTATTTGCAATGGGGAGCTGGTCCGAGCAGTTTTGGCGGTGTTGGCTATGACTACCGCTACACGTATGAGAATTCGGATACGGGTACGGAAAGCAATGGAAGCCCTATCCAATCATTCGATGTCCAATACGGATATGTGGCATCACGTACTCCGCTGATTGTCTTGCGGCAGGCCATTGGTGTTGCAGGGGTCTACTCCAGTGACTCGCAGGTGAAGTACGTCAACATTTATCGCCGCGGTGGTTTCATGAACCAGCAATGGTTCTATGTGGATCGCATTCCCAACATCGCGGGTGGCGGTGCTTTCCTTTACAAGGATGTGATTTCAGATAGTGCCATCGCCGGAAGCACTGGTCTCCAACTGGATAACGACCCGCCGATTACAAGTTCTCTGCAGACGCCAATCAATACGACTCTTACGGCGGCAACTGTTTCACCTGGTGACAGCCAATATGCAGCATTTTCTCCGCAGCAAGTCACCGTAGCGGATGCAACAGCCAACTTCGTTGTTGGGCAGATTGTTGATGTGGGTACGCCAGAAAATCTTGAACAGGTGCGTGTGACCGAAGCGGGAGTTGGCAAGTTCAAAGCGGTGTTCCGGCTCACTCACGCTGCGGGAGATGAGGTTTCGGTCTACTCAACCCCGGCGGCCCCTTGTGATCTCTGCGAGTTCGCCTATAACAGAAACTGGCTGGCTGGCGATCAGAACAATCCCAACTTCTTGTACTACTCCAAGAGTGGCATGCCCGAAAGTTTTGGTCCTCAAAACTACATCCGAGTGGGAACCCCAAACAGCATTATCACCGCGATCATCAATTATCGCGGGACTCTCTACGTTTCCACGGACACGAGCTGGTATCAGATCATCGATGGATCTCCTCCGTACGCACAGCCCACGGGTTCGGCCCACGGAAACGTGTCGAAGCGAGGCTGGACCCTATCAGAAGGTTCCATTTGGTATACAGCTATCGACGGCATCCGCGAGTTTCGAGGTGGCGACGGAGCATACCGCACACTGGCCGTGGAATGGATATTTCAAGAGCCTGACGTTACGCATACGACTCCCCTGGTTTTGGTGGATCGCACGCAGCTTTCGCAGACCCGCATGGGATTCAAAAACAACCAGGTGTTCTTCGCATACATGGGGGTAGACGGAGCAGTTCATCGGATCTCGTTCAACCTGAACTACAACGGGCGCATCCGTAACGACGACGTTCCGGCCACGGCTATGTACCTCGAAAAAGACACCAACACACTGCTATTCGCGCGCGCTTTCAACGGTGCATATGGCGTTGTCGAGGATCGTATTGGATCGACTGATGACATGGGATGGAGTGCAGCTCATGCCCCCGTTAATAATCCCATCACCATGCGTTGCCAAACTCCATTTCAGGACGACGGAAAGCCTCACAATCCGAAGAACTGGAACATGCTCGAAGTGGATGTAAATACGAACGGGCAAGATATGAATGTGTCTTTGTCGTTCCAGAATCCGGACAAGGTGCTTGATCTGGGAACCTTCAATACAAAATCTCGCCAGAAGGTTTCCATCGTAATAGAAGAGGGGCAGGGTTTCGAAGCATACCGGATGAGCGCAATCTTTAGTGGAACGTTTGCTATCCCTCCGGTGCTGTATCAGGCAAACATGCACATGGCTCCGCTGGCGGAGTTCCGCACGAGTTGGGACACCTACTGGATTAAGTTCAACGTCGACGACTCGAAGTTGGTGAAGCAGGCCTACTTCGATTACACTTCCGCGGACGCCATCAACGTTTATCTGTTCGCTGATGGAAATGATGATCTTCCTTTTTTTTCTTTTTCTCTCCCACCGCTGAGCACGCGATCTGTTGTCCGAGTCCGTTTTGGAATGGATGACCCAAACAATTCAGCACGGACTCTCAGATCGTTTCGCATGGTAGCTCTCACGAGTAGCGGTAAGCCTTTCCAGTTCTGGGTGGCCCCGAAAGTGGAGTACAAAGGCGTCACGGAAGGTTCGAGTTATGCGATAGGAGAGTTGAACACATGAGTCATGTATGCGTATGCCAAGGCACAACCTGCCAACGCTATCTGAACAGAAGGACACCAGGAAAAGTGGTGTGGCTCGTTGATCGTGTTCCTTACTGCGCCGCCTGCTTTGAACAATGGTCCGACACTCATGATGTCCACAACCATCGTATCCGCAGGCTTTCAGAAAACGAGGACGACTTCAATACGATGGGGAAGATGAGGGGATATGAGCGCCGAGACAGTAGTACCAATCCAACATATTCCGCTGCAAAAGCAGGATCTCGAACAAGGAGACCTCGAATCATTCAACCAAGGGCTACAGCACCTCACGGATGAAGTGAATCGTCTTCGTGGCCACGGCGGACCCGTGAGCCTCCCGAGCGGAATTGATTTGGGTGGATCCACCATAAAAAATTCAGGCAAAGCGAAAGGTGCCGGCGACCTGGTATCGCAGGCTTTCGCTAGTTCGCAGTATGGTGCGAGTAATATCGCAAAGCAACTGGAGTCTGGAGGATCTCACAGCCTGAAGTCTGTCCGGCGAATAGGCGATAAGAACCAGCGCGAGACCAACTCTACATTCCTCAATGCTCTGATGAGCACGTCGCCGACAGTGAACGACGCCACAGTAAGTTTCGGTGCGGCCGGTGGCGGCTCGGTGACGATCTACGTCAGTGGCGGAGCTCATCAGTACGTTGACAACCAAACGGTAGTCTCTTTTTCTTCACGCTATGACACCGTATCTCTCCCCGCGACGGTGGCCATCACGTCTGTGACGCTGGCAAGCGGTGTGGTGACGATGGTGACAGGAGCTCCTCACGGAAAGGTTCCAGGGCAAACTATCAACGTAGACGGCGTAACGCCGAACGTTGGCACAACCACAGATTTCAATGGTTCTTTTGTGGTGCTTACTACGCCCAACGCAAACACTTTGACTTATCGTCAGGTGGCTCCTGCAGGATCTGGAACGGGTGGTTCTATTGGTGCCTCGGGCGTGTACTACTACTACCTCCGGAACAACAGCAACACGCTCAGCATGGCAGGCCCATTCACGGACGATACGCAGAGAAACCGTCTTTCTGTAAACGTGGATGGCCAGGTACTCATCGCGGTTGCAGTCGTTACGCCAGCGGGTGGGGACGTATCCCAATCATCCGGAGGCGCAACATCTCCTACACAGACCAACGGCAACCGAGTCATCAATCGTGTCTGATTCATGCTTGCATGGATAAGGCACTGGCGGTAGAGTACGCACATGGGACTGAAGATCGAGAATTCCGAACAGAACGGCAACAATGGGCATATCACAATTCATTGCCGTGTTGTGACGAAGGACGGGAACAACACGATCGAAGGCGCGCGCGAGTCCCACGGTATCGACCCAGTGTCACTGGAAAACCTTTACGGAGGCGATATTGACACGTTTCTCCGAGCCACCCACGATGGCATGAAGGCGCGGCATGAATGCCGTCAGTCAACTCTCGGAAAAATACAATCCCTTCGTGGGAAGGTTATCGAATTTGAAAGCGAGGACGAAAATGCTGAACAAGCAGGAAATCAAGCTGAATGAAGTGGTTTTCAACCGGGAGCCAACTCCATCACAGGTGGCGAATGTGTTGCGCGACCAACACGTGTTTCTAAAGTCATGCGTGGGCCTCATGCTTGCCAACAACTCTTTAGAGGTTGCCGATCCCCGCATGCAGCAACTCTTAAATACGGTCGGGCAATTGGAGATTGCGCAGAGGTTTATGGATGGATCCGCCATGCAGCCGCAGCAACCGCAGATGGCCGGCCGTCCAGTGATGGTGCCGCGTGGGTAGCGCGGCAGTCCTGGCCGACTTGATTCTCCCTTTTCTTCTGTTCGCGGCCATACGGATACAGACTAAATCTGTGAATGTAGAGTTGGACTTCGACATCTCGCACGGGACGTTTTACGCTTTCCTGTCCGCATACTCCAAGTTCTTCTACTTCCTCGCTGCTTCGGGATCAATCGTGGCATACCGGCTTGCGGCGTACAGTAGAGATGGGGCGGTGACGCTGATCGTGTCATCTCTGCTATCACTTCTTTTTGTCGCGTGGATCACCTTCAGATACGAGATGTATATGCATGCGCGCTATCCCCGCAACGGAATGATTGGTGGGAGCAACTACACGCCAAATGCTTATGCTGTGACTTTGGCGTTGGGTTTGTCATCGCTGTTTCTGTTTTGTGATGGCCTCGTTGTTGTGGGATTGGCTTACATCGGAGGAGCACATTGAGCATTCTCCAGGCCTTCAAGGACGATAACTACCGAGTCGGTGATGCCCAAGTCATCGACTTCAAGATGAACCGTGGCTTGTTTCCAGAAAACTACCTGGGGACCGTGTACGAGCGTTTCAAAGGGGACATGTATTCCAAGCGCCCCTCAACCAGCCTCTCCATCCTGGAATCACTTTTTTGTGGCATGCCGAACCTGTCGTATGAGGCGATCGTCTCGTACCTAAACTCTATGCCTTTGGGCATCATGGGAATATGGGAGGGAGACCGGTTTCACGATTTGGGAATCCTGTTCCCGACCACTGTGAGTGTTGGCATCCCCGGATCGGGACGCATGTGCATGGCTGGATACGGGTTCTTCCCACAGTTTTGGGGCAAGGAAGAAATTGTCGGCTTGGCAATGCTCGGAATTACCTTCCTTTTTTGTGAGCTAGGAGTGGAAGTCATTCACGGAATGCGCTACCGTCAAAATGACTTCACCCGTCGTTTCATGGAGCCATTCGGCTTCAAGGACGTGGGCGTCCATCCACGATGGATGCTGCGACGCGGAAAGCTGGTTGACGGCGTCTCCTCCTACCTGTTGCGGTCTGACTTTGAGGAGTACGTCAGTCAACAACTGTTGGAGGCATACGGAAGTGGGCAAGGGGAGCAGCGGAGTCTCAGATTCGGTTCAGCAGGGTGAGCTTGCAAACGCCACCGCGCTGACGAAAATCGCGCAGCAACAGGCCAACAACGCACAGCAGTTGTATGGCGCCTCGTTTCCTGGCTTCCAAAAAGCTGAGGATTTTTACTCAGCTCTTTCTTCGGGAGATCCGTATGCTATTTCTCGCGCCATAGCTCCTGCGGCACAACAGATCGACAAAGCATCCGACCAAGCCAAAGCCAATATCATGCGGACGGGACCGTCCGGCGGTGAAAAGAATCTGGCGCTGGAACAGGTTGAAGCTAACCGCGGCGCGCAGATCGGGTCAACTGCTTCCAGCGGATATACCGGATCATTCAACGCACTCGCACAACTTGCAGGTCAAGGTGTTGGTGAGTCTATCTCGTCTGCCGGAACTGGAATTTCTGGTTATAACGCCTCAACGAGCACGTTCGGTCAGATTGGCCAGCAGCAGATTCAGGCGCAGCAACTCCAGCAAGAGCAGAAAGGCAACACCTTGGGAGCATTCTCTTCACTGGGAAGCGCTGGACTCGGAGCTTGGGGTATGGCCCTCGGGGCGTAGAGGAGGACCATGGCATCACAGCAGCAGTACGACCCAACCTCGGCAACACCGTATGTCGCGCCGCAGCTTCCAGACGTAACACCAACTCCCGCCCCCAGTCCCACAGAGGGGCAGCCGGGTTTTCAGTTCCAAGGGCACGGAAACATATCGCAAGGTGGCGCTGTGGCAGGCGTCGCCGATAACCTGTTGCGCGGGTTTATGCAAGGTAAGGCCCAGGGTGAGGCGTTGAAGGCTATTCGCCTGAAGAAAGAATCGGACAACTACCAGACCGTGTACAACATGGCCGCGTCCAATCTGCAAAAACTACATGAGTCTGGAGTAGATCAAAACAGCGAAGAATACAAGAAGGCCAAAGCCGCTGTGGATGGTTCATGGCAAGGCTTAATGACGTTCTATGGTCAGCACGTGGGCGATCAGGGCAAGCCAAAAGGTAAGAAAGCCCAAGCAGCCGCACAGGATCCTATGGCGGCCCTCGCCAGCAATGACCCGAACGAAAAGGCGGGAGCCATCTATCGCGTTCTACAACAGGCCGGACCCCCGGTGTACCACCAACTCGCGGCATGGAATTCTCCGCAGGCGCAGCAGCAACGCCAGACCGCCACAACAATGCAGCAAGCTGGCGGGGTGAACGCGCAGAACACCCTCACGCACGAGCAGGCGCAGCAAACGTACGACAAGTACGCAGGCTATACGCCAGAAGAAATGGGCAAGCTGCCGGCGGCGGAGCAACAGTCCTTCCGCAACGCACAGGCCATCTTACGTCCAGAGAGTCGTGGCAACACGGCCAAGGCAAACGTGCAGTGGCTGACTGATGCCTCTGGCAAACAGCACGCATTCGAAGTTGTGAACGGGCAATTTGTTCCGGTTGAGGGCGCTGAGGGGATGCAGCCGCCAGCAAAGGCTTCGACGGCGAAGCCGGTCCGTGCATTCGTCAATCGTGGCGGAAAGATCACCTCGGTGCTTCTGGATCCTGCGACCAACCAGGTCGTCCCAAATAGTGAGAATCCGGAGATTCAACCACCATCGTCCATGTCTGGACGTGTAACAACTGGGTTCTTTCATTACACCGACAACGATGGAAACGTCCACGCTGTTCCAGAGACGCATACGTCGTCGCCTGTTCTCGGAAATCGCGGCCCCGCTTCCTCTATTCCGGCTACCGAAGATCAGCAGACCGGGCGGCGAGCTGCGCGTGCCCCACATATTCAGAACGCGCCATCGCCACCACCCAACAGCACGCCCCCAGGCGATCGCGTTTACGGCAACAAGCTACCGAAGCACGGAACCCCGGCGCAATTCTCTCAGGTGACAAAGGATACGCAAGGAGCTTACGGCAAGGCCCATGCTGACTACGAGAAGAAGCTAACCGACATTGCTAGTGCTCAGGGTACCGAGCAGCAAAAAATGGATGCGCGGAAGCGTGCGTATGAGGAATTGGAACAAGAGAATCATCGCATCGCCGGAGAAAACTCGCAGCGCATGCGCGACCTCGGTGGTATACCTGCGGGAGACGGTCAGAGTAACGGCTTTACGCCTCACGCGGGCGGTAAGCCGGGAGACCGCCTCGGACTCTTTAACTGATGCCAAAGAATGACCAGTTCGCTACGCCAGATGCCCTCGCCTCCGCCGTTCAGGAAAAGTACCCGGAGTACGCCAAGGTTCCAAAGATAGACCTGGCAAAGAAGGTTCTGGAAAAGTACCCCGAATACTGGGGCCACGTCGACAAGACGACGTTCAACGCCGCGGGAATCGCGCAAAGCGCCACGTCTGCGAACGGTCAAACAGGGCAACAGCACGAGCAGCCGAAGCCTGCGTACAACTATGGCAGCGCGAAGGCGTATGACCCATCGTGGTGGGAGAGGACAAAGAATGTGTTTCGCGCGGGCGCCGGCGAGGGTGCGGAAGACGCCGCGCAGGCGGGTTCTGGCGGAAGCAAACTTGAGCAGTTACGTGCCTTCGCCAACCACCCTCTGGCAGCTTTTGAGCAGATGTTCTCGCCCAATCCTGATACTGCTATGGGGCGGTATGCCCGCGGTGCGGCAAAGGCTGCTTCGGGGATGACCTCTCCATTCCAGCTCGCAACGATGGCAGTGCCAGCGACGAAGCTGAAGACTGTTGGTGAAGTCATGCATGCCGTTGGTTCGGCGATGCTCCCCACTGTTCTGACGGGAACGGCCGACAGCATCAAGCAGATCAAAGCCGCGAAAGAATCTGGAGACGTTCAGGCCGAAGACCAAGCGTGGGGCGAGATGGCTGGAAACCTTGCCATGATCGTGGTACCACACGGAATCGGTATGGCTACGGAGCGCATCGGCCACTCCGAGCTCAATGTGGAATCACAAGACCGCTACAAGCAGCCGTTCCGTAAGCTGACGGATGAGCAGAAGACGAACGTGCTTTACTCCGCGGCGGAAAAGGCCAACCCGAAGCTGGCAGAGCGTGTGGAGAAAGAGTTCCAGCGGATCAACTCGAAGAAGGTTCCTGGCGAAGGTGGGCGCACGGTCGCAGAGGTACGACAGGCAAACGCCGATGATGCCGTGAAGGAATCTCAAGAGCAGGCCGCGCGCCGTGAAGCCTTCAACGCCATTATCTCGCAAGAGCTTCAGCGTGCCCGGCAGGCAGAGGCGCACAAGCAGAATCAGCTCAAGACGGAACAAAACATTCGCTCGCAGCGCGAAGCGCAACTCTCCGCACAGCGGGAAGCTGTAGCTGCGAAAGCTCGAGCTGATGCCGAGCGCGCCCGCGTGGAAGGCAAGTCAGTAGCAGAGCAGCGTGGTTTCACGGTAGACGATCAGCGACACACGCAGCTTGGACTGCAGCGCGAGAACGACCTTGCAGCGCGCGCAGCGGCTCCGTCCGCTCCTCCTCCGGATACCGCTGAGGGAAAAATTGCACCAGAACGGGTGCAAGAAAAATTGGACGCCTATCGTGAGCGCAACCCGGGCGCGCAGATCGACGCGCCACCCACAGCGCCAGCCGATCGTACTCCGGTCAGAGTGCAACGTGCTTCAGAACTGGAGCGTCCGGTGCAGGAATTCGCTGAAAAGCAGCATGGTGCTTCGTTCAGCAGCCTGCCGCTGGCGCAGCAGGAAGAAGTAGCAAGCCACTTCATGCGGAACGAACCGGAGAAGTGGGACGCATTTAAAGGCACACAGGCGTTTGACGCCTACCGCAGGCATGCCGATGCTGTGGACAATGCGACCCCAGCAATGACGCGGTGGGCCCAGCGCGGAAACGCAACTGGTGACGAATTGTCACCAGATGCCGACGTCATGAGCGGTGTGGCCCGGGTGGTCTCCGCACGCACTGATGTCGACGCAACACTGAAATCCAAGCCTGAAACCTATCAGGCTATCAATCAGTACGCGGAACATACCTACGGAAAGTCCTATGACTCCCTGGACCCCGAACAAAAGCCCACCGCTTTGGCTGGATTCCTCCGCACCAACCCCGATCAAGTGGGGAATTTTGTCACGCCAGAGATTGCCGGGGCGATTCAGGATGGCCAGCACATCGACCTGGCCAACATGGAAGCAAATCTGGCTGACCGCCAGCAAGTGCAGATGCTTATGGCCCACCGTGAAGCAACTCGTGCGGCGATGGACCACGAGATTTCCGGTGTCGCGGTAGATGAGGCACGGGCCAACCTGCGAGAGCAGACGCGCCGCATTGTGCGTTTGTCTCCGTCGATGGAGACGGAGGCGGGTAATCGCATTGCGGAGGCTGCAAGCGGCATCACACGTCTCGCGGACAGGATCACCATTGACGGTGTGAAGGCTTCCGGCGATTTGTTCCACGTGGAACGGGCTATCCGGCAGATTCCCGAACGGGACAGATCATCGGACATGGGAGAATTCCTGCGCCAGATGCGCAACATGCGTCTTGAAGCTGAAGGGCAGGCTCTGCGGGAGTACCGCGAAGAGCTTGTCCGCCAATTGCGTTCGGACGCTCCTGCAGCTCGAGAGCGCGCCGCACGCGAAGTCGTGAATTTTGAGGACCAGCGCCACGTCATGAACCGTATGGCAGATGCCATGGACGGGGAATTCTCGACTCCCGAGCAGAAAGCGGATGCCGCAGAACTGCGCGAAACCTCGGACTTCCTCCATCGGCAGGAGGATGCCGTGGTGGCGGCTGTGGAAGAACAGCGTAGCGGCCGTCCGGCGCGCGAAGTCAACTCAAAGATGCCCGTATCGCTTGGCCGTGAAACCCGAGTCAAGCTGAATTCAGGTGAAGAGGTTCCGGTCCACTATGCCGTAGTGTCTGCGGATGACCTGATCACATCGCACCAATCAACGAACAACTATCAGGTAGACCAGCGTTTCCCGCAGTCCGCGCAGCCACGCGATTACCTGAATGAACCCGAGCTGCAGACTGCCGTAGAGCAGCGTGCCAACAACCTGGACGCAGGCGACCTGTTGGCTGAGAACGTTCGCCCAATCGAAGGACCTCCGGTGGTTCTTCCGGACGGAGTCGTGCTTTCCGGCAATGGACGTACGCAGAGCATTAAGCTCGCGCAGAAGCGCGGGGTATACGACCGCGTGTACGCGGCGTTGGTGCAACGTGCGGAGCAATTCGGCATCGACAAGACGGCAGTAGTCGGCGTGAAGAATCCCGTGCTGGTGCGATTGATGGACCGCAACGTGACGGATACTTCGGATCTCGTTCGCTATGGATTGGAGATGAATCGCGACTCTTCGCAGGGTATGAGTTCCGCCGAGCAGTCAGCGGCTCTGTCGCGTCTACTCACCCCATCAGTCGTAGAACGCATGGCCGGTATCTTCTCGTCTGTTTCCGGGGATGCATCCCTCCGTTCAGCGATGCGCTTGCGCGCGCGCGATATCGGCGATGTCCTGCGCGATGCCGGCATTGTTGACGAGACGAAGCGCGCAGCCTATTTCACTGAGGACGGTGATCTAACCGAGCGAGCAAAGGAGTTGGTGGAGGATGCGCTTGCAGGCCTCACGGTCACAAACCCGAACACGATCCGCCGTGCCTCGAATTCCGTGAAGGACAAGCTCGGCCGCGTTGGCATGGACTTCGTGAAGATGCGTTCCGCAGGTGAAGAGTGGAATCTGGCGAGCTACAACACGGACGCCGCGGAACTGCTGCACCGCGCAGAAGAGCAATCGACGTATCTGCGGCGCATGGAAGGCCGCGACGTCACTGGCGACGCCGGGCATGGCAGCGAATCGCTCATTGAGCGCATGTTGCATCCAGAGCGGTACCGGCTTTCCAATTTGGAGATCGGATTTGATGGGCAGTCGACGCACGCTCCAGTTCATCCCGCAGTAGAAGCCATGGCGATGCTCATGGAAGAGAGTCCACGGCAGTATGCCGGTGGTGTTGGTGATTACGCGGATGCCGCCATCCAGGGTGGTGCCACGATGTTTGGCGCGATGCATCCAGCCGACGTGTTCACTGACAAAATTGCCAGCAGGTACGGGCTGCGGGTGATTCCAGAAGAGTGGGGTATGGTGGGTGGCCTGCCTGATTCCGTCAAGGCGGAGATTGAAGAATCACGCGGCCCCATGCCAGTGGAACCATCTGTCCATGCCGAGAATGTGGTGGCGGATGTGCAGCCAGACCCAGCACCCGCAGTTGACGCGATGAAGACGCGAGATGTTCGCAATGTGTCTGAGCTTCGCCGTAAACTGGCCAACATGCCGAACATCACCGAAGAACAGGCCCAAGCTCTTTCTGACTTTGCGGAGCACGTTTTGCCGCGAGCGATGGGAGAATCCCTCAATGATCTTTTGGGGAACTATCGTCTGCGCTTCATGTTCGGCGGGAAGGAGGGTGGCGCGCGAGGCTACACCGAGTTCGTGAATGACTCTCAGGCGGTCATCCGTCTCATGGACTCCGCCGACCCATCCACGTTCTTGCACGAGACGGCGCACTTCCTGCGGAAGATGCTGTCTTCTTCGGACCAAGAGGTCGTGAACGAGTTCGTTGGAGCTCGGCACGGAGAAGAGTGGTCAACCGAACAGGAAGAGAAGTTCGCGCAGGCCTTCGAGCGGTACCACTGGGACGGCGGGCGCCGGCGCGGTAAGTTGGATAAGGTGTTCGCCGTGCTGCACAAGGCTATGCAGAGCGTTTACGACATGGCGCGCGGCATGGGACTAGCGAAGGGCACGGACAAGCTCAATGCCATGTTTGACAATTGGTACGACTGGACTCGCAAGGAGCGCCAGCCGATCACTGAGCGCAATGATCTGGCTAAGATTGAAGAGGCCACTAAAGGCGGTACGGTCACAATTCCAGAAGATGCGGAGATGATCGACGGAACGCCGCGGTTGGAGCGCGGTGCGCGCGCGTTCGTGTTTTCTAATGAACGCGAGGCGAACGATTTCATCGATCGCAACTCCAAAGTTATTCGTACATACCAGATCTATAAGGCTCCTGGTAGTGATGCCACATACGTTAAGGCAAACGCTGTAGGCAAGCGCTTGTACCAAGCAGCAGTTGGTAGTGTAAGTGAGCTGGCTCGGCAGGCACGCGACATTGAAGAACGACTGAAGAGTGTGACGGATCCGCGAGAAGAAGCAGCTCTACGTGCCAAATTGAACGGTATTGACAACAAGTTGGGCACGTCTACGTTCGTGTTTGGACGACAGCCGCTGGGCGGAGAACGCTCCACGGTTGACTTAGCATACGGCATTAGCGAAATGCCGCACCTCTCCGAACCGACGACGCCAGCGCAGGCGGCGATGGTGCGGCAGGTGTACGCTGACCCGTCAGAGTTTGAAGTTGGAGGACGCAATGGCCGCACGGAGCCAGAACTACGAAACGTACCTGATGAAACTGCTCGGGAAGCCGAATCTGACCGAGTTGCGGAACTTCCTGAACCAACCGGAGCGTCCGACGGGCGGGACGAGGCCACCGGACGGGTGGTACAGGGACGTGGAGGCACTCGTCGAGGAGGAGCGGAAGCTCTTGCAAGACCAGAATCCAACCCCCTAGCCAAGATGCCGGCCGCTACGCTGAAAATGCCGTCGCGGCCGCGCGGCACTCCGGTCGTTGACGCGGATGCGTGGAGAGGATACGCGGACGCCCTGGGATTGCCGCAGGGCACGCCACCACCCACAGTGCGACTGCCTGAAGACCTGCGCGAAATGATGATCTATCCCGGCCAGCCGGAAGCGATCGAAGTAGCGTTGTCTGGTCTGCAGCAGTACGACGCTGTTGTTGTGGCGGCACCGACCGGCAGCGGCAAGACATACATGTCTCTGGCGATTGCAGACCAGCTTCTTGGCACGGAAGGCAACAAGGTTGGCCTGATTATCACGCGCGCACGCAACCTCATCTCCGATTCGGATGGCTACATCGACGTGGGCAATCGTCTCGGTGTGACCGTTGAACATCTTCCGAATGACCTGAGCGATATTCAAGGCGGTGGCGTGTATGCGGACACCTACGCTGGCACGCGCGGAGACAAGGACATCCTGGGCATCCCGTGGGATTTTGTCATCTTTGACGAATCGGCTGAGGGTCGGAACTGGATGGATTCCGAGCAAGGTAAGAGTGTGGTCGCGCTCGGTCATGCAGCGAAGAAAGCCGTGTATGTCAGCGCGACTCCGTTCCATACTGCCGTCGAAACAGGCTACATGCACAAGCTGGGACTGTGGCCGGAAGGTGGATTCTTCGAATGGGCCCGTCAGTTTGGTGTGGTTGAGACGGGACCGAATTCTTACACCGGAGGCTATGCTCCCAAGAAGCTGATGAAGCTCCGTCAGCAGCTTATCGAGCGCGGCCAGTGGGTATCGTTGGACCGCGATCTGGATGGCGTATCCGCGCACGTCGGCATGGTGCCGCAGACGGAAGAGGTAAAGAACAACATCAAGAAGATTCGCGAAGTGTTCTCCATGGCTTCGCGCATCTTCAAGGAACAGGGCAAGTCGTCGATGGCACGCGCAGCTCAGGCTCAGGAAGTCATCTACCTGAAGCGTTACATCGAAAGCGCGCGTCTATCGCACGCTTTGGACCTTGCAGAGCAATCTGTGAAGGAGGGGTGGAACCCCATCATTTACAGCGAATATCGCTCTGGCAGCGATGAGGGCATGAAGTTCTTCAAGAACCTTCCAGCGGGCATGGACACCCATCTGAATGCGATGTTGCCGCCATTGCCTGATGTTGTGGCTGCAGTTCGCGAGCGTTTAGGCGAGAACGTATCCATCTTTGCTGGACAGGCAAACGAGCTTCGCAGTGAAGAGCGTGAACAGTTCATGCGTGGCCAGAAGCGTGCGGCGTACGCCACCTATGCGGCAGGTGGTGTCGGCGTCAGCTTTCATGACAAGTTCGGCGACCGTCCACGCCGCGGAATTTACCTGGGTCTTCCTTGGTCTGGAATCATGTTTGAGCAGTCTCTTGGACGCACCTGGCGGTATGGCGTGCGCTCGGACGTTTCGAACGTCTTCCTTACGTCGGATACGTTGCCTGAAATGAAGGTGCTGGCGACAAAGATTCTCCCGCGCATGCGCGCGTTGAACGCAGCCGTTTACGGCGAGGTCAACGAAACAGCCCTTGCAAAGCAACTCCGCGAGTCGGTTGGTCTGGCGGAAGAGGCGATCGATTACGAGATGGGCAACGAAGCGGCTCCAGAGGCGGCACAGTTTGAACACACGCCGACGGATCATGGATTCACACGCCTTGAGGATTTGGACTTGCCGAAGGCTTCGGCGGCCAAAAATCGTGGCATGAAATATCGCGAGCAGCCGCGCCGGCTCTATCAAGGACCGGCGGACGATCTGTTCAGCCGGGACGCACAGCCGATTGCAGAAGGCGTATTCAAAGATTTGCCAACGTTTGCGCAGCGACCGTTCCGCAGCTCCTTCGCGCAGATTCACGCAGACATTGTGAATGAGGGGAAGCAGGCATTTATGGCTGGCGAGCCTGTTAAGCCGGCAATGGAGCGTGCCGCGCGGGATGCCAAGATCGGTCTAAACCTTGCATTGCAAGAGCGCGCGCTCATCGCGCTGCACGGCGCCAAGAAGAACATGGAAGCCGTGAAGAACTTTGCCAAAGAATGGGTCTATCTGCGGCACACGGCTGGCGAGCAGACTATCCGCAAGATGATGGCCGATGCTGGCTATGCGAACGAGGGGCGGGAAGTACAGCGTCGTCTGATCGAGCGTAGCCATTTGAAGGCGAACTTCCAGGGTGATTTACTCGCGCGCGTCGCGGATGTCCTTGGCACTATCAAAGACCCGCGGCAGCATGAGCAGGTAGTTCGTGTTGTGGAAGGTAAAGCGCAGAGCAGTGACCCAGCTATCAACGAAGCCGCGCAGAAGTACCGCGACTTCTTCGCCCATGTTCGCCGCACACTGGCGGATGCCGGCGCCAGCATGAAGTTCTATGGCGAAGATGGCAAAGAAGTGGTTCTGCCGTACAGCAAGATTCAGGACGACCCGAATTACTGGCCGCACGTCTATGACTGGAATAAGCCATTGTTGCTAAATGGTGAAGTCACCACGCTCGGCGAGTTGCACGACATGCCATCAACGGATGAGCGTCGCGCATCGCTCATCAAAGCGTATGCGAACAAGCGCGGCATCAGTGTTCTGGACGCGGACCGCTTCTTCTCGAAGAATCGCCGCGGCGTGCGTCTTGCTGGAAACCTTGAGAAGGGACGCCGTGCCAACATCCCTGATTACGATACGACACAGCGTGCATTGAGTGTGTACGTCAACCAAGTGTCGGACATGTTGGCCAACCTGCACTCCATCGGGCAAGAGCGAGAGAAGATCAACCCGCTCATCTACCAACTCCCTCTGGACACGCAACGTGTGGTCAACAGCGTTGTGACGGCGGATCTCAACCCGCAGAGTATCGGCGAAGGAAACAAGCGCGCTCTGCGCCTTGCTTCGCAGTGGACCGTGCTGTCGAAGATGGGTCTATCTGCACTGAAGCTCCCATTCCACATGGCAAAGTCCTCACTGGTGACCAACACCCGCTCACTAGTGGGTGGATTGCTCGGATTGGCGACCTCTCCGAAAGAGATGGTGGGCATGGCACGCGATGCCGGCGTGCTCACAGACTACGTCCGTGAAGCCATGATGATGGAGTACGGTCTGCATAGCGGCGGCCTTGACCAGAAGATGCTCACAGCTACAGGGTTCACGCTTGGCGTGTACCTGTCGCGCGTCACCGCCGCTGCATCGGGGCGTGTGTTCCTTGAGCGGTACGCTGTACCAGAGCTGCAGAAGAATCCAGAGGACCAGGCATTGCGTCGCAAACTGAAGGATCTCTACGCGTTCTCTGATGATGACCTTTCGCGCATGGCCCAAAAAGGCTACAACGTTGATGATGTGAAGCGTGCGATGGTGGCCGCGGCCGACTGGACGACTGGAAGCGGTCGCCCATCCGAATTGCCTCCCGTTGTTCGCTATGTTGAAGACCACCCCATCAGCAAGCACTTCAATTCTCTGATGCGCTTGACTTGGCAGTTGAAGACGTTCGAGTTTAAGACGGCAAATCTGGTCAACCGCACCGTGTTCGAAGGCTTGAAAGAGGGTGGCATTAAGGGTTGGAGCAACAAGGAATACAAGGCAGTAGGCCGCTGGCTGGTGAGCTTCGGAGCCGCTGGTCTAGGTCTTCGCATGATGCAGGTTGGCGTTCAGTCGATCGCAAATCCGGAAGCGGCAGAAGAAGAAAAGCGGAGACTGCGCGATTCACTGCATGATCCCAAGTCAGCTCTCTTCATGGAGCTTGGCAATGTCTCTTACGGCATGGGCATCTACCCGCTCAAGGTGCTCTTTGACCGCTTGGGCACGAACGATCCGAAAGACTTGAAGAAGATGCAGCAGCAGCACCGCCTGCAGAACGCTGTGGAACGTTCTACGGGTGGAATTCTGGCTGAAGACTTTGACCATGCCGTGCGTGGCTTGATTGATTGGGTTGAGACGTTCGGCGACGATGGCGTGAAGCACCAGAAGAGCGGAAGCGAACGCCGCAGCGACATCATCAAGAGAGTGATGCAGCAAGAGTTCGCACCATTGAGATTGCTGAAGGGGGCTGCGAATGCGGTATCGGGTAGTGATAAGCCGGTGGGCGGTACCGACGGACTCGTGCTAAAGCGGCGGGCACGCAAACCAAGGCAGACAGTCTTGCGGTAGGAGGGGGATATGCCATTCAAGAGCGAGGCGCAAAGGCGCTTCATGTACGCCGCAGAGAAGCGGGGAGACGTGAAGAAAGGCACCGCGAAGCGATGGCAGCGGCATACCCCAAAGGGACGCAAACTTCCCAAACGTGTGAAGCGGCGCAAGGGCGGCCGCAGCACAAATCGTAAGCGGTAGAACGCATCACAATTCACAGCGAGGTCTCACATGCTCATCGTCGTCATTCTCATTCTGTTGCTTTTTGGTGGTGGTCCAGCGTGGTACGGCAATCGTGCCGGCTGGGGATATGGTGCCAGCTTTGGTCCGATTGGCTTCCTACTCCTTTTACTGCTGGTGCTGTATATTTTCGGCGGTCTTCGTTTTTAGCTTGACGCCAACTCTGGTCTGGAGATAGATTCATCACATGAAGTTGTTACTCAGTTCGTCACTCTATCTGTCCTCGTATAGCGGGGCGTGGGATCGTGCGCGACTGAGTTAGCTCTTGACCAGTGACAGCGGTACGAAACCCTCGCCTAACCGGCGGGGGTTTTTGCTTTGCGGCTGTAGGCAAATTGGCAAAGCCGCTTCCCTTAAAGCGAAGTGTGTGTGGGTTCGACGCCCACCGGCCGCACCAGTTCTTTGAATGTTTGATATGTGGGGGCGTGGTGAAATGGCAGACACGCTTGTCTTAGGAACAAGTGCCTTGTGCGTGAGAGTTCGAGTCTCTCCGCCCCCACCAAAGTTTAGCCGGCCTGGCGGAATCAGGCAGACGCGCTGCATTCAAAACGCAGTGTCCTCGGACGTGCGGGTTCGATCCCCGCGGCCGGCACCAAGATAGTGAGTTGGGGGAGATGGATTAACCCAGCGTCCTGCTAAGACGCCATGCCTGC